CTATTTTAGCTCGTTTTACCCTATTTTTTACGCAATCCTTATCCCGAACTCGCGTAGATAAAATCCGTTTTCTGGGTCCATTCTCAATGCCATCTCTTCACTCTTGCGCAGCAGATTAATGGAGTATTCTATTTTTTCGTCTAATGTCATTTCTTTTAAATATTCAGTCCCGCGCCGGGGAGTCGAACCCCTAAAATGTGAATTTGTCAAAACTTTTAAACTAAACATTATGGAAAACGTGCGCCAACGCACTTCACGCGGGAGCCATTTTATTCAACTTGGCTATTTAGAACTAATTACTTTTTCTTCACCAGGATTGCTCTGAAACCATATCTGAATACCCAGGAACTTCGCCACCCTGAACTCGATTCTTGCTCCACGGCTTGACTTCCAGCTCTGCTGCAGGTAGATGTGACCGCAACGGGAAAGCAGCAGAATGTCCCACACCATGTGCATCCAGTACGGGCGCGATGGTTTCAGTCCGAGAATGATAGGATTTACGGGAGTGAAACCCATCGCGGCAATCTCCTGATCTGCATTCTCAAAGTTCTTGTATGCCTGGAGGTAGGAAAGACCGCCTATTTTACCGGAGTTATAGCATTTTATGTTTTTCTTTGCCATGTATTTCAGGTTTTACAAAGGGCTCCGCACGGATGCGGAACCCTGAATTTACAAATACCTTTTATCACCCAACATGTCATTGTATGACATGGCAAATGTAACAATTTTCAACCGAAATCGCATTAAAATTGTTGCTAAATTTCATAAAACCTCCGATTTTATATGTATTCTTGCTGATGTAACAGATGCAATGCGCTGAATCAGTGATAGATAAATGCCATCTTTGTCTTTTATGGTAAAAACGACGCTTCGTTCTACTCCTTTTTTGGCATTCCGGATAGATATTTCGGGCTCTTTTCCTGCTTCAATCCACTCCATGAGTGCAGCCGCTGTGTACGACTGTTCGAAGCATAGAACGTAGGTCCGATTGGCGAGTGTGAGCATAGAGTAAGGTTTACCAGTTCAGCAATGAAAAACGTCTGGAATGTTTGGGATGCAACATTTCCATTTTCCGCAGTCGTTCGTCGTCAATCACCACATTCTGCACATCGCACGAGTCGCAGGATGGTTTCATCACACGCACAATACCGAGCGCGACGGCCATCACCAGAAGGCGCTCGGCTGAATCGAGCGTGGCACCTTCGTATCGGCTTCCGCGGCCGCGTGCCAGAATCCATGGAGCACCTTCCGGACGATTGCTGTAACGCATCACGCGAGGAAGTCCCTTCACAGCCGAAAGCACAAACATATATTTTTCTTCCAGCCGGCTACGGCAAAAGGTATGCGCACCTTCCGTAAGTCCTGGAACGGTTACGGTTTCTCCGCAACGCTCGTTTGTGCGGTAGGTGGCATACTGGTATATGTGGTTTATTGTGTCGGTGGTGACGTTCATAATCCTATCTTACTACAAGATTATTCTTTTCAACCAGATGCACATAGTTTATCTGAGCCAGACAGTCGGCCATCGGAGTGTGTCTGTCCGCTACCTTCGGAGGGAGGAGACCTGCACTATCCAGAGCATCCATGTTGTAAAAACTATTCAAATTATTAAAATCTATTCTGTTTTTTGCATAAGTCACGCAACCCTGAAAGGACTGCTGTACCTTATCGGACGCAACAACCGCCCGCTACCGGTTATCTGACTGATACAATCAGAATCACCGACTACTTTTCTTAAAATGTTTACTGCTCCATTTACATCGGCATTGATGTATCTGCCTGTAGAAGAACGGAACAGTCCACGTTTTACTCTCTTTCCGATATACGACTCATGTTTCCCGATTTCTTCCTTTGCAAGCGCATCACACTTTGATGTATAGGATTCTTCATTTTCCACGAACCGTATTCCAGCCATTCTACATTTATATTTCAGATAGGAAGCCAGTCTCGCAAACGGAATCTGCACAAACTTCTGATTGTTGCGCTTTCCGATGTTTACCGACTGCTTCCAGCCGGTGTTGTAGCCTACAACTAAGTTTCCTATTCTGTTTTCTATAAGATGATTGACTATCATGCGGCTGTATTTATGAAATGCGTCCTCAAAGTATCTGTCACGCTTTTCATAAAGATTTTGCATTCGCTTTGTAGCTTTCTTTATTCCCTGCTTGTCCTTTATGCTTTTCAGCTTTGCAAGCTGACGGTTAAAGTTCCCGTTGTAAGACTTCAGGAACTTGCCGCTGTAAAGAAAGCTGCCTTTATCCGTTACCATCGTAGCCAGATTATCGATGCCTAAATCTATTGAAGCGTATTTGGACTTGTCTAAATCTGCATCTTTAACCTCTTGACGGTAAACTATTTCAACTTTCAGTTTCTTGCCGGAAGGAAGTATTCTTACCTGCTGAAAGTTCTGAATACGTTCCTTGTACTTATCCCATTGAGGAATAAGAATTTCCAAATCTTTTGCAAGTCGGATTTTCCCATTTTTTATAATTGCAGACTGATTCGGATAATACAGGTTGAACAGGCCGCTTCGCTTTCTGAAAGACGGTAGCTGCGGCATAGCCTTATATTTAGCAGGATTTGTTTTGAAATCCTTTATAGCCTTGCAGTATGCTTTTATGTTCTTGTCTAACACCTTTAGTATTTGTTGCGATACCTGAGCTTTCAGGAGCCTGTAATTTATCTCTCCCTCAAGGTTAGGCGTATTCTTCATCAGCTTATCCATATCGGCATACCACAGCCATTTGTTCTCATTCTTGAGAGTCTGACGGAACAGGTATAAAGCCTGATTGTAGAGGTTATTTGAAACCTTGCACAAGTTTACAAGATGTTCTGTTTGCGGTATGTAAAAGCTATAAATCAAGTTCATTTTTCAAGTCCTCCTTTATCAGTTCCATTTTCTTTTTCCGTCTTCTTGAATACATCTTCTTCGTTGTAGTCATATAGCAACCAGAAAAATATTAAACGGATTCATTATTTCTTTTGTATATAGGTTTTTCACGAAGCACATCCAGCGCCATGTCGGCCTTTCGCACCATGGCCAGCGTTTCCGACGCATAGAGGTCGCCGGCAGCCATGCGTGCCAGAAGTATCTCGCGATATTCCGCACGCGAAACTACTTCACCAATTACCGGAGGCTTGCGGAAAAGATTCACCTGGTAGCTCATACTTTCTTCCGTTTTGATTCAAACTCCTGCTGGAGGATGGTTTCGTATTCCTCTCCCAGCGGATAGCGACTGCACAGGTACGCCTTTCCGTTGTAGATAAACCACTGAGGAGTGTGCTGTCGGTTTATGGGAATGCCAAACGCTACCCGGAAATCGTCGGAGGTCACGTCCGGCAGTTCCATGATTTTACGTGCTATCTCCTGCCCTTTCTCGTTCTGCATATTCGGTATATATTCTCCCTTACCGATAAACTGGTAGGCAAAAAGGTTGGGAACTCTATGGAACTTCAGGCTGCCAATGCCTACTCCCGGGAACAGTCGCCCCGGACGATCCGTTCGCGATTCAGCACCCAGACTGGCAGCCAGTTCGTTGGCCGCTTCCACCGCTCTATTCCCTTTCTCAATCAGTTCCTGAATGCAGCGTCCGCGATGCGTGTTCGATAGCGACACCTTGTAGTAATATCTTTTTTCTTCCATGCCGTTTTCAGATAAATTGTTTTATAAGACTAATGATTCCATACAGGCAGAATCCTACTACCAGAACCAGGCCAATCAGTATAAGGCATCCCTGCATGGCCATCTTCTTAAATTCATTCATAATCCACTCCTTTCTCCAGCGTCATGCCGGGAATGTAATACATTCCGCAGGTATTCAGTTTTTCGAGCGCCGTCTGGATGCTCTTCTGTGAATTGTTCACGTAGTTCACCAGATATGCTTTCTTCCCGTTGTACATAGCAGGAATGAATACCGGCATCACCTGGTTCCACGGCAGCACACCTCGCGGTACATTACGCATCAGGCAGTCGTCTGTGGGAATTTCCTCGGCATCCTTTGGCAGATGTTCAAGAAAAATGTGTGAGTCGCCTTCCTCGGCGAGCGTAGTAATAAGGGGATTTTGCAGTTTAGAAAACAGAGCTTTGTTAAGCTCCCTGCGTCGTTGGTTAGTGTAAATCATTTGCCCTGCTTTAATGGTTAATTCATTGCTTTTCTTTCGCATGGCAAATGTAACAATTTTAAGCAAGAATCGCATTAAAATTGTATCTAAAATTCAAAAAACCACCGGTTCACGACTGAACCGGTGCTGAATATCAATTAATTAAAGTGTATGTTTTTTATCTTCTGTTTTCCTCTTCAATGTTGGCAATCATTTCCTCGTAAACTTGCGGAGTCGTTGCCGGGTCCTCGGTGTCGGTCGTACCTATTTGCCGTATCACCACTTCACATCCCAGAAAGTGAGCCATGCGCAGGAAGTTCACTATGTGCGTGTCTTTCCCCCGAGAGATGTCGCGGATAGCTTCGTAGGAAACTCCTGTATCTTTGTCGGCCGTCATGAAGTGAACTCCGCAAATCTCCGCACGGGTAAACAGGAATTTACCTATTTCCTTGGCCGATTTAATGGCGCTGTCCGGATAACGCGGAGGATTTTTCGGCAGATTCAGTGCACGATGAATGTTATAACGACGGTAGCGTACTACCAGATAGCCTGCGAAAAGCAGGACGCAGATAACTGAGAAAATTGTTGTTCCGTCCATAATTTTACTCTATTTCATTTAAACTTTCAATTGATTCTTCAATGCTTGAGAGAGCTTCTTCCATGTATTCTATGTACTCTTGCATCCGCTCTCCTTTTTCTGATTCCTGGAAAGACTCAGGGAGGTTATCAAAGGCTTCCTGTTCTTCGTCTTTGAGTTCTTCAAGTTCCTCATATACTTTTCTCAACGACTCTCTTACGTCTTCGATTTCTTTTCTTCTTTTCTTATTCATACGTTTATAATTTAAAAATGAAGAAGGCCGGCGGAGTATTACTCTCCGTCGGACTTTGATCTGACTTAAAACTTCGCTTCACAGCGGCAGGAATTATGATAAATATTTTTGGATATAAATTAACCATCACCAACGCCACAGTCATAAACTTCAGTAATCTTGCACCCTTCATGCGATAAACCCGAAGACAACAGTTTTTCTTTAACGTATCTACGAAAGCCTTCATTCGACTGTACGCCTGAATACCTCGATGCTATACCGTAAAAGCGTTTAGGAATAGATATTTTATATCCTAATTTTTTCTTCTTTATATCGTCATAATCAAGATGAAAAAACCTTTCATTATCTTTTTCAGTAAAGTAAGAAAAATCAATTTCTATATTATTCTCCACGCAGAACTTATAAGTTTTTTCGCATTCCTGTTTATATCTTTCATAAGCCAATGCTCTTTGCTTATCCTTGCGCTCTTGTTCTGCTTTCCATAATTCCTCTCTTTCTCTTTTACACTTCAGCACATACTTTAACACAGTTCCTTTAAGTGATACAAACTCACCATTCATTCCACCGCGAGGGGCGTCGTTCCCTATTTCATGGCTTATGCCATGCTCTGTAAGAAGTTTATCCAGTTCTTCGGTATAACTCTTTTTATAATAGTAACCTCCACTATACCGGCTCCGTACAGTATATGCTTTCCCATTGCGTAATAAATCATCTACATATTGATTCATTACTACACTTTTCTTTTTGTCTGAAAGCTCTCTAAGTTTTTCTATTTGTGTTTTCATTGATTTTACTTTTAAAATAATAATTCAGTTATAAAACAGATATAGGAATTATGATGATTTTTTTTGATATAAGATATAAATACTATCTTTGTGCCGTCAAGGGATTGTCCCTTGTGGATTAAAACGAAAATCTACTATCAGTAGGTTTTCATTTGTGAATTGCTTCACACTTTTAGTATCTTAGCGCGGCGTACTCCGTCGCGCTTTTTATTTTATTTCTATAAACCAGACTACATCATGATACTTCCTCTGTTGCTTAGAGGATACATATTAATCGAGCTTTGTCCTGATTTCTTCTATTATCCGATTGCACTCCTCTTTGGATATTTTTCCTGAATACGTTTCTTCTACTTCCTTTTCAAATTCTTCCATGTTCCCACGAAAATCTTCACAAGTAATTTCCACTTCATTTTTTTTAGTCCGGTAGGCATGTATGTGGCTAATGAATGGGCCTGAAAGATTGAACCCACAATGGCTTTCATTGTCCTTTATCTCGGCATTACCACGTATCCATGTAGGGCAGTGTACTAATTCGTTGTCATCTATCTCAGCATCATATACGTGGGCATTCTCGCATATTATAGTCTTGCCACATACAGAGGAACAGCCATACACCTGTGCATTGCCATATATATCAACATTACCATATATATGAGCATTGCCATATACGTGGGCGTTCTCATATATACTAACATATCCATATACCCAGGCTTCACCATATATGTTGGCATCGCCATACACTTCAGTATTACAATGTATGTTAGCGGTATCGTAAACCTTAGCGTACCCATATATTTGAGCTTCTTCATGCACCTCGGCATCACCATAGACTTGAGAATTACCATATATTTGTGCTCCGCCATACACTTCGGCATATCCATACACTTGAGCATTACCATATATTTGTGCTCCGTCATACACATAGGCACTGTCATACACTTGAGCATTACCATATATTTGTGCTCTGTCATACACCTTGGCATATCCATGCACTTGAGCATTACCATATATTTGTGCTCTGTCATACACCTTGGCATATCCATACACTTGGGCGTTACAATACATTTGGGCTTTATCATACACCTCGGCATATCCATACACCCGGACGTTCCCATGCAACTTTGCATCACCATACACCTCTGCGTCATCATATACCTTTGCGTTATCATATACCTGGGCATTGCCGTACACCTGAGCATCACCGAACACCAGAGCATCGTCATGCACCCAGGCATCACCTTCATGGCTAAGGTTGCTTTCTTTTTCAACATAACCTCCCAAGTCACCTTCTTTGGCGTACTTAAATGATTTTATGCATTTGATTTGAAACAATTTTTTCCCACTTGCGAGTTTTATGAATTTGTCAGTCAAAATAAATTTCTTTTCCATATTCTATACAGTTTTTACCGTGTGCCTCACGTTTTAGATTAAAAATTTGTAGCCTAACGAAGTATTACTATCCGTCAGGCTTTTTCCTAACTTAAAATTCCGCTTCACAGCGGCAGGAAATTATGAATTATTTTATTTGTAAATTTTTGCGTTTTAGAATAATGTTTTATACATTTGCATTGTCCTTCAATGGAATTGAAACAATTTCTACTATTTGTAGATTATAAAAAGTAAGCTTACTCTTTTAATCGTACCAGAAGGATTTTAAAAGGCTACCATGTGGTAGCCTTTTTTTATTCTTCGTCATCAAACAGACTTCTTTCAGAAACTTCACATATACAGAAGTTTTTATTTTCGTACTGAGAGAATCTAAAATAATATTTTTCTCCTTTTACTTCGGCAATACCTCGTTTGTATTCTGGTCTTTCTAATGTATAGAACTCATTCAGTATTTCCTTTTCAAGTTCACTATCTTCATATTCATATTCTGCACCTACTTCTTCACCACCGATAATAGCAGAACGATTGTTGTGACCGTCCCAATATTGAATGGCTTCGCATTCTATATAGTTGGCTTCGTCCTCCTCAAATTTACTGATGAAATCGTTGATTTCTTTCTCTTTAAGGCCTATCTCTTCTGCATTGTCAATGGTAAGGTCGTTTTTGTCATATTCCATATCAGAGAATGAATCACCAAATATCTCAATACCTTTCGCTTTCATTTCATTCTCCATGCTGTCACAATAGCAGTTCTTCAGTGAATAGTCACCGGCTGCTTCCGCGTCAAGTTGCTGGCCGTACTGATCATAGCAGTCATGCAGATTTACTTTTTTTACATCATCGGCAGCAATGATATACATTTCGTTGTTATCCCATTTGGAAACAATCACTTTAAGCTTTTTATCTTCAAACATAATTATATACAGCTTTTTACGTGTGCCTCACGTTTCAGATTAAACATTGCTGGCTGGCGGAGTATCACTCTCCGTCGGCCTTTGCTCTAACTTAAAACTTCCGCTTCATAGCTGTAGGAAATTATGATTACTTTCATTTCAAGAAAAATAATCCGTAACGGAATCCTTTTTTATCTTCCGGAACTTCATATTCTAGCAGGTATTCCGCAAAGAAATCTTTCGCTTCCTCTTCAGTTCCGTTTACATCTTCACAAGCGCTGTCGTCTAAAATTATTTTTCCGTCACATACAAGACGGTAGTATCCGCTTATAGACTGTTTGCATTCAAAATTTTTTCCTGTTGCTTTTACTACATCCTCAAAACTAGCTTTCATGACTCTAAACAGTTTTTCCCGTGTGCCTCACGATTTGATTAAACATTTGTAGTCCGAAAGAGTATCACCTCCGCCGGACTTGTTCTAACTTAAAACTAACTTGTTGAATTATTTTGTTAACGGTTTATATGTATTTCCCATAATTCTAAAAGTTTGACGTTGTAAATATAGTTATTTTTCACAAGTAGCCGAAGGAAAATCACTTTTCCTACGGCTGATTTACTAACTTAAAAACTAACGCTTCACAGCGTGACCGATGGAATTATAGTATCCAATCAATTTTTTCTAATTCTTCTTTCTCTTTTGGAGTTAATGAACACAGAAAATCACAATTACTATAGTATTCACCATTTTCTTCCGGATCTGAAAATGCACTTTCAGAAGCACTAACTATTTTCTGTATGGCATAATATAATTCTAAACTTATACCAGTTATGCTTACCGTCCCGTTCTTATTAAATTTTGTTCTGCTCATAATTCTTTTTATTTTATAGTTACACATCGGTTCCGGACCAGGATGCAAACCTGAATCCGGAAGTAGGTTAGATGCGCATCATTTCAAGACATTGTTTCATAAGTATAAGTTCGTCACCAAAGCATTGTTGCAGGAAATTGTAAGACAGCTTAAAATTTCCTTTTACGCTTCTTATTTTAAATATCTTACTTTCACACAATGACCTGAGATTTTCATCGTCATTAAGCATCCAGAATAGTTTTTCTAAGGAGTATTTTGGAAGCATCCCAGATATTTGCAATTTACCTACAGGGTGAACTTCTTTAGGAACATCCATTACTGTTACTTCGGCAGCAAAAATAGGAAAATCAATTATACAATCTTGTAAATCGTTTAGATTGTTATCGTCACCTTCATATAGGAAAGCATATTTTCTGAATCTGCTCCATATCCCGGGTTTAAGAATACCTTTGGCTATTTCTACTGGTTCACCTTTCATGAATGTTTCACCATTAGCTACTTTCTCGATTAAATTCTTTTCTACTTTCATAATTCCAAAATTTTAGTTAGACAATGCAACCGGAAAGAAATCACTTTCTATTCCGGTTATGATTTTATTATACAGCCAATCTTACTGATTTTTTTGCTTTTTGAATCACTTTATATGATTCCCAAGCTTTTGGCATGGTTGAAAGAGCGTATTTACGGTCGGATTCTGTACTGAAAACTGCACTTTTCATGATTTCTTTGGCTTCTTCCGGGAAATTGATGTACATTCTGTTTTCAAACCATTGCCTACCTTTTCCTGAATTTACCATTTCAATGTAGTAAGGTATTACCTTCTTAAACTTATATAGAAATGCGAGTATGTTTTGGCTGGCAGGTACCGGGAATTTTTCTGTGGGTTTACGGCTCATACTTTTTGCATATTTCAATGTAGCGGAAATTCCACTTACCGGAAGTTTGCATTTGAATGTTCCGTATTGTATGGTGGTCATACATTCATGACCATAAACGGTATCTTTTGTTTCGGTTTTAATAACTTTACCGTTGTTGAACACTTCTTTCATCATGTTTTCTAATGATACTCTTTTCATAATTCTTCTTGTTTTTAAGTTAGACGATAGTACCGGGCTAAGATTGTATGCTTAGACCGGTTAGTAGCTAATTTGATTTACGAGGTTTTATTTTTCTAAACTTACCTTCATAATCAGCATTTACATGTCCTGATTGAGAAAGGGTTATATTCCTACTTCTTCGATACATTTTATATTCTCCCCACCAATATGCGTTATATTTCTTACGCATATACTTGAGCAGATTTATAACTTCGTCTGGCTTTTCCCTTGAATATTCAAGCCATTCTGAAATGCCACCTTTCCCATCATTATCAAATACAACTACTAATAGACCTGATTTTTGATTTCCCATAATTCTTTATTTTAAGTTAGACAATGTATCCGGAGGGAGTATCACTCTCCATCCGGATTTTCTTAGCTGGGAAAATCATCTTCCGTGAAATTAATGCCTGAATATACCTCTTGTATTACTTTGTCAGAAATAATACTATCTGCTCTGGCAAGTTCATCATAAGAAGTGCCTTCTCCCGTTTCTTCATTTTGTTGTATCAGATAACTCTGCTTGAGTTCTATCAACTGCTCTCTGTTTAATTCTGATATATACATGACTATAGGTTTTAATTTTCAAAAAGAAATAATTCATTATTACCAGGTATATATACGTTACCGTTTTCTAAGCATAAGAATAAATCTGACTGACTATTTCCTGATGCTTTATAGAAAGCTTCGTAATTGTATTTTTCTCCTTTACTCCATTCGTAGGTACTCATACCTAATTCCCTGTCAGAACTAATTCTTCTGCAAGCTGCCTCGAAAGACATGTTTTTATCACCTAATGGACGAAATGTATATCCATTGTATTTAAAATCTTTTCCCATAATTCAAATTTTTAAAAGTTAGACAATAGCAGCCGGAGGAGTATCACTCTCCGTCCGGCATTCGGTTAACTCATGGGAATGTAAACGTCTTTTGCATTTGGATTCGGGCGATAGATAGTCAGCGTTTTGCCATCGTTATGAGCAAAGCATCTTACTTTGCTACCGTTGCACATGTCTTCTACAGGCTTGCATCCTTCAGGAAGTTCTTCAAGCTTCCAGAAATATGCGCTTTTTAGAAACTGATTTGCATAATACTGACCTGAATCATCTTTTCTGTAAGTAAGTCCTACATATCCAGCCCATTCTTTAAATGCCTTGATAGTATAGAACTCTTTAAATATGTACATGAAATCCTGCATAATTACTACCTTTGAATGTCTTTCTCTCATGTAGTGCGGACTGTTGAAATATATTTCGTGCATAGGCACAAGCTTCATTTCTTTTTGGCGGAACTTTTTCACTTTTATAGTGAAGTAAATACCTTGTTGGGCACCTGCTCCATAACAACCCCAGGTCCAGAATACGCGGTCTTCATATCCAACAAACTCAAAGTTTGAAGAATGAATATGAGTAAATGCACCACCGGAAGTTGAGAATGATTTACCGTTTGTCCATGAGCTTCCGCTTTCACATACATACATCAATCCGAATTTATCTACACTCTCAACCAGCGCATGATTGTAAAAGCTATTGTAATTTACAAACTCTATCATATCTCCTTTCTGCGGCTGCATAAGTGATTTATCATAGTGTGTAAAAAACTCTTTTTCCACATCATTTGCTATCTGATAGTTGCTGTTCCATTCTTTTTCGGTAGTGTAATATCCGTTACCATTCCAACACATGTTTGACTTTTTAAAATCTTCTAATGTCATCATAATTCCAATAGTTTAAGTTAGATAATAAGTAAGGCAGTCGGAATCACTTCCGGCTGCCCTCTACATTACAGAGAGAAAGCTGCTCTCAGTTCTTGTTCACGTTTCTTTGAGAAAACCCAACCGGCACCGCATTTCAGTTTACCGTTGAATCGTCCGCCAAGCTCCTTGAACTTCGCTACATAGTCACGGGTGTTACCGATGATGGCCACGGCCTTTTCGCTGTAATCTACAATCTGCAAATCAGATTTATTTTCTACGTCTTTTGCTGTAGAACTTACAGGTTTTTCCTCCGATTTTTGATAAAAATCTATATCACTCAGATAACCTCGTAAACAACTTGAAGCAGAAGTGTACTGGTTAGATTCCACAAACTCTGAATAAGACTTTGGGAGAAACTGATTTGTTTCAGTTATTCCGATAGCCTCGGGATGTTTCGCATAGAATTTTTCTTTTGTTTCATTCCAGATTTTATCAGAATAGCTGCGTTCCAAATCCGGCATATAACCGATTCCACCATATAAGGAAGTAAACTCGCTTTTGATGTGTTCTTCAATGTCCTCGTATCCGTTAAATGTCGTATCTACAAACTTAGAACAGATTTTAGCAACCATCTTTTCGGTCGGACCGTCCGTCCATCTTACGTTGTAGCTGTTTGAACCATTCTTTTTGGAATAGAACTTTACACCTGGAAAAGCACGTTTCAAAAGCACAAGCATGTTTTGTTTGGCCGTCTTGTCGTCATAGCTATTACACTCAGTCAGTATCGAGCCATACTCTTTTCGGAGCTGCTCGGTACGCTTCCGGCTTGCTATCTGTTTGTTTCTCTCCAGACGCTCGTTCCATGCCTGCTGTACTTCGCACTGGTGAACCAGTTTGGCTATTTCCTGCTCGGGCATACGGTAGTCGGGCTCTTTGTCGTCCCAATAGTAACCAATACCGAACTTCTTTGATAACGGCTGGTCGTCCTGGCCTACTCTCCAATATGCGAAACGGTGCGGTTTACCGATTTCTGCCATTTTCTGCCGTCCGTGAATGTCAGGAGCAGAAGTCACGATAAACTTACCGCTTTCGCTTCCTCCATAACCTAAGAATCCATAAACGCGCTGGCCTACTTCGAGAACCTTTTTACCGATTTCTACCATCTGAAAACCATTTGACCAATCCATTCTGTACATTTTTCCTGATTCCATAATTCTATTAATTTTAAGTTAGACAATAGACCCCGGCAGATTCTCAAAAACCTGCCGGAATGTTTAAGCTACACAGAAGTAGAAATCACCCTGATGGCGGTATCCGCTGGTAAGCAATGTCCTGGAGTATGCTTCGTAGTCGAAATACTGACCAAACTCAGTTTGAAGTTCTTCAGGCCATTTCATTTCCGCCATATAGGTGGCAAACGCTTCCTCAGAATCAAATTGCCCTGCGTATTTATCTCTGAACTTTTCTACGAGCTCTTCACCGTCTTTGATATAGGAATAATCAACAAAGTACATATCGAGAAACGTAAAGAATGCTTCTGTCTCTGTGTCATCCATATCTTTTGCACACTGAATGATACCAAATATTCGCGGGTCGATATAGCTTTCGTTTATCATACCGTCCGGTATGTTTGAGTAGTCCTGATACATAAACTCCGGTTCTTCTTCGTCACTGTGTAAATCTTTGCAGGCATCCAGAAATTCTTCCTTAGATTGATAGTCTGCCAGATTCATCCATTGTCCGAACAATGAACCGTTGTTATATTCCTTGTATGTTCCTACATAAACACGTGCTTTCAACAATTTTGATTTTTCCATAATTCCTTTGTTTTAAGTTAGACATGGCAGCCGATACAGTTATAACACCGTATCGGCTAATATTATGCAGCTTTGTAGCCATCCTTTGTTTCAATTATCACACCCTGACTGATTGCATAGCTTACAGCCTGCGATGTAACAATACCGAAAACGTCACAATCTTTTTTGATGTCATCCATGTACATGTCATTCCAATCTACCTGAACGTCATCATCTTTCACCCACACGTCAATCCATTCGCCCCACCAACCGTCAGGAAGCTGTACATACACCGCACAACTGCCCGGACCGTCAATCTCAATTTTTGTGGCTACGGCTTCATTCTTGCATATTCTTCTTACTATTTTCTTATGATCGGGACGATGATTCATTTGTGAATACATAGCTTTTGTAAGTCTTTCCCAATCCTGGGCTGTCAATGATTTTGTCATAATTCCTTTGTTTTAGTTAGATAATAGCATCCGGAACCGCTGCAAGGCGGGACCGGGTAATAGTCAGGAAAGCGCACGATTCAGACGTTTCCGGATTTGTGGAACCGTATAAAAATCCCCATAATAATTTCCTCCGAATACATCTTCATAAGTGTATGATGAAAGAATATCCGATAAAAAGTATTGTGGTTTATCTTTCACACTATATAGCCATTCTGCACCATCACTTTCAAAACAGCATGAAGCTATTTGGTTTGCGTCCGGATATTGATTCTTATTCATGGTCCTGACAAGGTCTTTTTCCCATTCTTTCGGATTGAACCATCCGTATGCGTATAAAGGTTTGTCTCCTTCATAGCCTGCAAGATATATCACCTGATATTCATCATTTCCATGGTAACGCATAAGAAAACCGTAATCAAATAACGATGATTCATTGTTGGCATCTACGCCAAACCAATTTCTGTTTTTATCCATAATTCCCGAGTTTTAAGTTAGTAATAAGAAAGCCCATGCAGCTACATACCGCACAGGCTTTTTGTTACGATGCTATACGCAAAGGGAACAGACTATACTCATAACCGCTTCCACCTCGATACGCTATACAGTTGTGAGTATCGAAATATTCCCATGGGGCATCAAATTCCCATCTTTCTTTATGCAGGCGCTTTTTATAAAAGTCCCTTAATATGCTTCCTACCCTGGAGCCCCATTCATCGAAATAATAGAATATGGTATCGGTTTTAATATGATACCAGAAATAGCCTACCTGATCATTTATATGTATCATATCAGGATCTCCTTCAAAGAAAGCCAATACATCAAAGTCTTCATACTCACAGTCGGTCCATCCATTATCTTTACATATTTCGTAAAATTCTGTGCTGTCTTCTGTGATAAGGTTTATTGTTCTCATAATTCCATAATTTAATTTAGACAAGGCCGGCCGTTTCGGAATAAACCGGAACGGCCGTAAATCAGGAAGCTTTAATCTGGTTTATAGGGTTGTTAGCCTTTCCATAAATAGCTTCACCATTAGAGAATATACCCAAACATAGAAGTCTTTCAGAGTATTTTTCATATACAGATTCAAGTTCTTCAGTTTGTTCAGATACGGCTTTTTCTACATTTTTTACAAGGTTCTTAGCTTGCATCTTACAGAATCCTGGATTTTCACTATATTCATAGCTTGACTCAAGCTGTTCAAGAGCTTCGGATTCATCATAGCATTCAAGGTCGTATTCTGTGCCGTCTATCTCTATATCCCAATCCAGATTTGCATCTGAAAAATAACCGGATCTGATGATAGCTCTTACAGTAACATCAACCCAAAATTTACCGATACTCGCTTTTTTAGTTTTCTCTGAAAACACGCATCCAGGATAGCTCCTTTCTCCGTCATATTTTCTCACAGAATCCCATCCAAGTTCTTCTAGTTCATACGATACATTATCTTTTGTATCCTGATAAGAAAAATCATCTTCGCATGATACCATAAAGATATTGCTAGCATTTGCATTGTAAAAATTAGGTGCACTCATAATTCCTATAGTTTTTAAGTTAGATAATGTTACCGCTATCCGGATAATAGGATAGCGGTATCATTCACAGAGCAAGCTTTAACTGTACATATTGCGGTACATGTTTTTGCTCATAGGTAACAGGCTCCTGTTGTTTGTATTCCATATCTGCAATAGCTTTCATAAACTCTTTTCTGGAGATCTCATTTCCTCCCTGGCAATACTCTGTATGCGAAGCATTATAATGCCGCATGTAGTATTCACCAGACCGATAAGTGTAACCGTTGTAAGTATATTCCTTGTATCTCCATAAACTTCGCCACCAGTCCATGCCCCATGAACGAGACCATGCTTCTGCAGCTTTTTCTGTGTTGTCATACGTTTTTCCGTAGCGTTGAGCCATTCTTTTAAATTCCTGTAATGTCATAATTCCTATAGTTTTAAGTTAGTGATGGCTGGCCGGGAAGTGGTAAAGAATCCCGGCCACAGTTTAAGCAGCTGCAGTGCTGATAGAATCTTTTATACGAATTTCTGTCATAGTGTTTAGGTCAAAGATAGCCAGCTGGTCATTTTCTATTCCTAACTGAATGGCTTTTTCAAGGTCATTTACTACCAGTGTAGCGTCATAGTAATACAATCCAGACTGATCATCATACCATCCGCCGATAGCATTTGCTTTACCTGCTTTTACGGCTTTTAATACGTTTGCTATACCAGCATTCCCAAACGAGTTTTGCGTATCACGTATGGCAACGGCATAGCCAGATGTAACCGGCTGCAAAGTTTCTGCATTAATAGTAAATCCGGCAGCATTCATAGCTGCAATAGCTGCAATAAGTTTAATACTTGCGTTCATAATTCCTATAGTTTTAAGTTAGTAATCGTGTCTGGAAGTACAGTAAAGTACCTCCAGCATGGAATTAATACCCCATAGCGTCGTAGTACGATTTGTTTTTTACGTACTCTTTTGCTATTTCGTAGTCACTGCAATCTTCGCCGAGCTTTGCGCTAATACTTTCGTATGCGCTTTTTGGCATTACATAGATAACCTGTTCGCTCCAGTCGGAACGACCTGCAAAACACAAAGCCACGAATAAAAACACGCAGCACAGAATGACTTTAATTTGCTTTTTCATAACTCAAACTTTTTAAGAAGTGTGCAGGCTGCATACCGGCAAAGGTGTGCAGCCTGATAGAGTCATAATCTGATAGCATTCTGGCAAGCAAAATCTGTAGATAGAATATGTAAAGCTTGCGTTTCTGATATTTCTTTATATCGTGCATTCCGGCTTAAATAGTCCATACAAACTGCTTTTGCGTGATTTAGAATGTTTGTTACGCATAGATTCCCTATTTTACCTTTGAATGTAGTATAGGTTATCAAATAAAATTTTTCCATAATCCAAATTTTACATAGTTATACATACAAGAAGTGCCATGCACCCGAAAGCGCATAGCACTACATAGGTAGGGGTTTTCCGTACCACCCCCGAAGCTGGTTTTCGTTGCGTTGACGCATACCCGCCTATATGCACCATGATACACTATTTGCATAGCGTTCACGGATACACTTTTCGCATAGACGACCTTTGCAGGCGCACCGCCATACAGACACACGTGTCCGCATGGTACGTTGATTCCATAGGCCCGGATAACTCCCAGCCCGTTCCATACATACGCTAAAACAGTATGGATCTTTTCCGGTTAACTACTCCGGCATACACCCAAGATTGAACAGGGCATAGCACACCCGTACATGAATCCATACGGACACGGTGCACCCTGACTGACCGTTCAACACGTTGCAGGACACACCGCACCCATACGGGTACAGTTATGCCATAGAATTATGAATTATGATTTTCGCGGCCCTGGATACCGTCAGACTCTTGGCCTGGATGACTATAGGCGCATGGACACACCGATCCGCACAACACATAGTAAACCCGTGTTGTGTTTCAAGACGGCCCACAGTGCAGCCTTATGCAGCTGGAGTGTATAGTCCCAAATACTACATATAGATACCCTTTTCGCCGGCCGTATGAGATAGAATATATTTTTTGTGGGTGTCCGGGAATCGGACCCGGACTAATACCATACACCCTAAAGATTAAGCCGCGTCTACAATACGTTCTGCAATTTGTAGCAACATATCTTCAGAAGCGTCTAAGAATTCTACTTTTAAAGCTTGCAATGTAGCGTTTATCTTAGATTCACGTTTTTCTGCTTTTTTAGTTTCTATCTTTGCTGCTTTCTCCTTTGCTGCTTTTTCCCGTTTTTCCTTTGCCTGATTTATTTGTAGCAAACTTTCTAAGCTTGCAAAAAAATCGTCTTCATCGAATCTTATTGGAACGTATTCAAAATATTTTTTCCCTATCTGGACTACTTTTAATTCGTTCCCGTCCAATGTTTCAATATCTGATAATCTTTTCAATTTACAGAAAACAGGCAAACCGTCTCCAAGCTCGAAGCTTAGCAACATAGAAAGATCAACTTTCTTTATACCGTAAAAATCTAAGTATCTTTTGATTTTTTCCTGATCACGGTTTTTGTTTATTGTATTCATAACGCCAAACGGTGATCTATTAAGCTTTTTAGTTTCTTTTTTAGCTTCGCGTCTCAATACTGATTTAGATACATTTGTCTTCATAATTCCATAATTTTAAGTTAGTAATATAGTAGTAACGGGTATCGACTATGCACGACCCGGGAGAACATAGTTCACCCGTTAGGCTACCTTTCGGCTCCTTTCCCGTTATCAATATATAACTATCTCATACGGATTATTTGTTACAGACTAACCGCGCCGCGTGTACTTTGTTCCGTTTGCTTTCGTGTGTGGCTTGCAAACTATGCAAGCCGGGAAAGTATCAAACTATGATAGTGAACAGGATCACCATACGGAACGCAGCTTACGTTTATACGGTTTTTTTTCAAAGAACATTTTTTCTTTCTGGATAATTTCAGGAGCGGAAAGAAAAACGTATCTTTGTTTTGCAACAAACAGAAGAAAGTTTTATCTTTCTTTTTCCCTGGCGGGTATTCCTGTAATACCCGCTTTTTTTATACCTGGAAAGAACGTTGTATCAGTTTTGGCAAGCCTGATTTACTTGTGTAACCTTTTGTTTTTCGATTACACTACGAAGGTACACAATTTTCTCTATTGCGCAATAGGTATACACATTTTTCTCTATTATTTTAACCGTTATTTAATATTCAGTCCAAAATGAAAGGTTTATTCACATTTTCGCGCGCTTTCTGGTGGCGTTCCTCACCATGTAGGAACGCCACCAGCGGACACCAGCGGACACCAGCGGACACCAGCGGACACCAGCGGACACCAGCGGACACCAGCGGACACCAGCGGACACCAGCGGACACCAGCAGCCACCAGCAGCCACCAGCGGACACCAGCGGACAGCAGCAGCCACCAGCGGACACCAGCAGCCACCAGCAGCCACCAGCAGCCACCAGCGGACACCAGCGGACGCGGCCACCGCCAGGGCATATATCACAGCCGGACGGGGTCCCAGGGGGACACGTCCCACGTAGCGAGGCGCGGGGTTTTCATCGCGAATCGGGCAAAAATCTTTTGTTTCAACTCCAAATTATCAGATTGTTATTCAGTTTTGAAGGGAATACAAAAAAGGCAACCGGATTCCGTCCGATTGCCTTTATATACTTTATGTATTGTCCTTTCTACATACGTTTCCTTTTACTATCTTTGCTAAAAATAAAAAATCTATGAAGAAAAGAAAATTGATTTGCACCATTGTAGGAATAATTTTAGGAGCTCCTTTAGGTTTGGTGATAGGGTATATATTAAGGAAGTACATACTGCTGTTACTGCAATAGTCAGTATGGTATGACTGTCTTTTATTATTGAAAGGATTTTTGATATGACTTCAAGTCTTTTCATCTTAATGTCTAACCGTTGGTTAGAGTGTATCTTTCTGATATAGTTACTTATTCCTAAATTTATAGCTACCTCACCATTGGAAGACAAGCATATCCATGATTTTGAGCGATAAATAAGCTTATAGTCTTCTATCATTCGGCTTATCACAAAAGTACTTTCTAATTGATTGAAAGAATTATCTACACTCTCAAGTTTATCAAGAAGGTCACTTTCCCTTATATGTCCATTTGATTCTTTTAATACTAAAAGTATTTTTTCTGCTATGATGTTTTGCTTCTCATTCATATCTTAAAAAAAATCACATCTTCATGCCGTGCGCCCACAGAGAACCACTCTGAATCCGATTTTACGGATTACACGGCATGAAGATGTGACTTATAGTTCTTTATGGGCATTACAAATATACAATTTCTTTTTTATGATAATCTGTTTTGTGTGAAATTTAATTTTTCACAGAGTTAATTCAATAGATAGAAGCTTGTTCCCTATTTCAATGAGTGAAAGATTTATCATATTGATGTCTTCCTGTTTAAATGATGCTTTTGTAGAATTTTTTCGCATCCTGTTAAGGTACCATGAGGTGCTTTTCTTCATCTTGCCAATATATATATAGGGCATTGAAACCATATCTGATACAGACTGAATCTGCCCAATTATTTCCTGCCTTACTGAAAGTGAATCTTTATTCTCTACCGTTGGGATATAAATCCTTGTACTGACAAGCTTTTTCCCCATTTCATTAAACAATTCGTTTAATGTATTCACATCGGATTGATTAAATCCTTTTGATGTAGTTATTATCTTGTCACTATTTAATTTAGTATATATCCATCCGCTTGATTTTCCCAGTGCGTCGGTTACATACTTTAGCTTCACCATTTCTGCTATCATAGGTAAAGCTTGCTTTACGGGTACTTTGATTTTTTCTGTTTCCATTGCGCTATCTTTCTTTTTCCAATGCAAAAGTACATAATATTCTTTATTTACACAAGCATTTTCACAAAAAAAAGAGGCACCCTCACGGACACCCCTCTCTCAACAAAAAAAGAAGACTGAAAGATTTTATGTAAATCCGCCACCTCCCTCGTCAGGGTCTGTTCCTCCCTGCTCGGTTCCTCCACCCGGTTCAGGTTCCTGTCCGGCTGTCTCCTCTTCGTCGTAATCTTCCATCGTAGTGACAGACATTCCTTCAAGCATCTGCTTGAAACGCTTTCCGGGATAGAAAAGGATTTTCTTTCGGGTGACGTTTTCGGAAGTCACATCGTCGGCAGTGGCTCCCGTCTTTGAGTTGAAGGTAGGCTTGAAAGAACCGAAGTCGCCCAGCTTTACGGGCATGCCGTAGTTCATGAACACAATCATACGGTCGATAAGCGCTTCGAGCACCGCTTTTGTCTGCGAACGGTTCACACCGCATGAGTTACTCACTTCATTAAGAAGGTCGTCGAAAGTGACGGGTTGCTGACGTACCGGCTTGATGCGGTAAACCTCCGGCTTGTCTTTCTTGAAGCCGAGGGTGATTTTCTGTTTTTCGTAAACGATTGCCATAGTTTAATCGTGTTTTTAAGGTTTGTACTACTTGTCTTTCGACAACTCTAAATTACCTCCCAGACCGACCGTTTTTGAAGGACAAAAAAACACTTCTGAAACTGGCTTTTGAATCGTGCGCCAGCAACCTCTAGAGTGGTTTGCGGCAAACCTCTCGAGCGATATGCAGCAAACCTCTCAAGTGGTTTGCTGCATTTGTTTTGGCAGGCCCTACAGGCTATTGTGGAGGGGGTGCGCAGAAACGTAGTTTCCCATCATCATAAGAAGGGTTTTCTGGCCGCTCGTGTCGGACGAAAGAAAGTCCACAATCTCCTTGAAAAGTGAGCGCGAGCACTCGCGTTTCACACTGACCAGATAACCGCTGCCGAGCAGACTTTCCAGCTCACGGCGCACGGTGTGTTCGGGCATGAAGTCCTCGTATTCCACATAGGCCAGCACGCCATGGCGTGTGACGGTAAACATAATGCTGTGTCTTATTTCCCCGAAATAGCCGTTTATGGCCTTTCTTGCTTCGCGCTTGTTCATAGGTAGCCTCCTTTCTGCATGATGATGCGTGAAAAGAACTCGTATCCCTCGCGTGTGATGTAAGGTGTGTAGTATTTCACTCCGGAACCGGTGGCGCTGGAGTGTGCGGCCAGTATCAGTCCGCGCTTTGTGCTTTCTTCGGAAGGAGCGTTGTAACATTCGGGTGTGGAAAGCAGCCATCCTTCACGGCGAAGGAAGTCGAAAAGGCGTGCCGTGCGTACCACTATCCCGTTTTCACGGCTCATGGTGCGGGCCATCTGACGCACAAGCATGGCATCGCGGAAGCGGGTGCGTATTTCACTGACGGTGTAGCATGGGATGTCTTTTTTTGCGTAGAACGGATGTGTGGTAGTTTCGGGATTCTTGTTTACAGGCGTGACGGAACCGTTGTCGCCTGAAAGATAATTCTGTATCATCTGTTCAAGCCTTGATATGCGCTGCTCAAACTGGCTTTGTGCAGTTCCTGCCGACAAGGTTTCTTCACGCTCAAGCCGGTATTTAAGGTAAGAAATACGGTCTTTCTTGTGCTGAAGCATGGAAATGGATTCGGAAAGCTCTTCTTCTATTTCTGTGAGGAGTCCGGAAAGATTGTCTACACTTCCATGAGTGTTTTCATTGCATGTGTAGTCGGTTTGCGTGGTTCCCGTGCTGACGGTTCCTTTCATCAGCAGTTCTTTAATACGGTCGTTGCACCAGATGGCAAATGCAGGACTTAGCCAGCGTGCAAATTCAAGGGCTACATCTTCGTGCATCCAAGTGCCACCGTTATTCCCGTATGTAACTTTCACTAAATCAGACGAGAGGATTTTCTTCACCTCGCTAAGTGCTTCTATAAAACGTTTGGATTGTTCTGTTTTAAGAAAGTCTTTAGGAGATTTGTTAAATGGTTTTGCCATTTGTGTAGCATTTACCATCAGATTGTCGCCTTTGTGGAACGAAATGGGATTCCCATGGTACTGAAAAATTTGATTTGCTGTCATATATAACGATTTTGACATTATAGAACAGAAAAACGGCTGTTCATGGCCCGCCGTTACACATACCAAAGGCAGTTGGGAGTGCATTAACATCTCCACACGGGATTAAACAGCCGCTATATTTTAATGTATAGCTATATAAGCAAACATAAAAAATGCCTGCTATTTGCAGACATCCGTCTGCCTTTGATTATGTGTAACACTGCAAATATACAACAAATCTCACAAAAGCAAGCGGAAAGGGAGAAATAATCATTCCTCCCTTTTAATTTCTCGGCAAATGTAACAATTATAATTTGATTATCGCATTAAAATCGTACTTTTTCATAATCTATTGTTGTCATAAATATAGTGCATACGCTTCATGATGGTTTCATTCGGGCTTTCTACTTGCATTTCATCCATAAATTCTTCAGGAGTTCCACTGAATCCCTGACGGCGCATCCTTATATATATAGCCAGCATTTTATTCTCTATTTCTATAAGGTCGAGAAGCGGTTGGTTACTTACATCTATTTCTTTCCAGCTTGTCCCGTAAACCGACAAGTCGAGAGGTACGCTCATTTTAAATTTTTTGTTTGTAGGATTCTCTACGGTAGCCTTCTTCATCCTTTCTTCCCACTCCTGCGCCAAACGGTCCTGATACATTAGTTCAAGCTGCGATAATCTGTCAAAATCCATGCTCAGTTCATCGGGAGAGAATATTCCTTCTTCGGTGCTGTCGGGTATCCCACCCCAGCGGAGATAAAGATAATTTGCCTTGCATAATTCAAACGGTGTGTATTGGCAGAACAGCTTCATGAGATAAAGAGAAACAGATGTGCTGACGGTTATTTCTATCTTTGCGCTGCCGGCCATGAAATCCATGTAAAACAAACTGACTTTAAAATCAGGCTCTTCCATAAGGCTTTTTATCATCGCTGTTTCTTCACGTGCTATGTATCCGCATTTTACTCCGTAGGCTGTATAGGCTGCAATGGCGTTTCCGTCAAACTGGTTTTCGGGTTCGGGAATCAGTCTGACAGATTCTCTTCTGAACACCGTATTTTCAAACTCTTCATATTGTTTTTCGTCCAGACAGTGTTTTATCCCGGTTATACGGCTCTGATAGTGTACGGTCTGAGGTACTGATGGTGAAGGCTCATACGTGAGTTGTGGAGATAAAGGCTCCACTGGTATTTTTCTTGTATCCATAACTGTTAAGTTTAAAGTTTACGGCGAAAATAACTTTATTTTCCATTTTTGTCAAATAAATACAAAAAAATCCCCTTCGCAAAACCATGCGGAGTGGACGGGAAACGTCAGGCTTCGTATTCAGACATCACAGTGCAGAGCTCAAGCTGGCTCATGGATGGGCCGTAACGCTGCTGTATTTCCTGGAAAAGCCGCTCGGAACAGTTTCGCTTGATACTGAGAAGAACGCTGGTGCCCAATAATCGTCGAAGGGCTTCCGTTACATGGTGTTCGCTCAGATAATCTTCGTATTCAATGTAAATTAATGTATTGCCATGAACGCTGAATGTGCGGATGCTGTGTGGCACGCTTTCAAAATACAAGTCTATCACATGCTTGTACGTTTTAGTTTGAGGTTTCATTTTTATCCTCCTTTTTTGTTTTAAATAGTTGGTTTATTCGTGTTCTTCCTTCGTGCGTATAAAGGCAGAGCGGCTGCATTTGCAAATTTATCAAATTTAAACAGATGTGCCCGACTTCGCAGCCGGGCACATCTGTCAATGCTTAAAAGCATACATTCCTGAAAACTCACTTCTTACCTTGTTCGAAAACATCGTAAACTACGGTGCCCGACTGGCAGAATCCTACCAGCCACGGTATGTATTCCACCCGGGGCTCGTCGTAAAACTCTTCATTCTCCAGGTCGAAGCGTATTTCACGGCGGAAGTTCACGCAGAAGTTGATGCGCTCTTCCGGCTGAAGCATGGGAAGGTCCATATATCCGCGATGATAGTTGATGAAAGCGCGGAGGGTGTCGAAGAATGCGGCATACTTCCGGTCTTCATCCTTGTAGAGCAGATGCACGGAGAGGTCGAGGGCCACGTAACACTCTTTCACGTCAATCCCAATCAGTTTCTCACGTATCATTTTATCTATGGTGTCAAACCGTGACAGGTATATGGCTGCGGCATTTTTCTTTTTCCTGCTGAAAAGTGCCTTGATAAGTCTGCGCATTTTCATGGCGTAATATATTAAAATTGTTGCATCACACGCAAAATTAGCTAAAATTCGGTGGAAAATATAAAATCATTGACAATTATAAATTATTTTCCTTATATTTGCATTGTGTTTTAAAACTCTCACTTCACCCCTGTCCGTCTTTCCCTGAAGCGGGCGGGGGTCATCGTTTCTATCAGGGCTATTCTTCTTCGCCCCATTCATCTTCTTCCTCTTCATCCTCGTCTGCCGGACGCTCCATCATACGGCGGGCAATGAGGGCTTTCATGCTCACCAGTCCGGTGCGCACTTCGGCTTCCTTGTCGTGCGTTTCTTCAGCAGTGCAAATTTCCTCGTCCACCTGCCAGCGCACGCAGAACAGGGCGGGGTGTCCGTCGTAGGCCGTCTGCATGGCGAATCCCCGGCGCTCCAGTTCCACCAGGTACGGAGGAAGAGGGTCGGGCATCTTCGGAATGGGCCATGCCTGAAAGTATTCACGGATGCGGCGCACGGTAAACACTTCGTCGGCATATTCCTCCCGCTCCACCGGCTTGTAGGTGTCGGTAAAGGCATCCACCAGCTGCATCAGCGCTTTGGGCGGCTGCAGGGCCGGGTCCTGATTTTTCAGCTTCTTCTTACTCATTACTAATTCTTAATTCTTAATTCTTCATTAAGCCGACATCGGCATACCCACACCTATCATGCGGCCCGATCCGTAATAGCGCACACCGATTACCAGCGTGTCGAATGCGTCGCTCAGGTCGGTACGTGTACTCAATTCTGCCTCGATGTCGTCTACTTCCTTCGACACTCGTGCCTTTTCCTGACTCTTGTCTTTCTCAAAACCGTTACGCCCTTCCTTCACACGCGCGTTCTCCATGGAGGCAATCAGATACTCGTTGTTCTCCTTGTTGATGCGAAGGAACGGGCGCTGCGTGCCGGCAAAACAACCGTTCAGGAACTCATACTTCTTGTTGTGGCTCATGGGCCGTCCCATAGGCACTTCGATGACGTTCCATCCGTGACTGCGAAGCACTTTCTTTACGATGTTGTAGAAACGGGTTTCTTCGTGGCGCTCGCTGGCGTAGGCGGCTCCCTGCTTGGCGGTGTCGTCGTAGTAGAAAATCACGTCGCGGCAGGTCAGGCGGTGCGGCTCGTAATACTTGCAGAACATCTTGCAAAGTCCCTCGATACGGGTGTTCTTTACGTTGGTCATGCTGTTGAGTATGCGCAGCACGCCGGTGTTGCTCCGGCTGTCGGTCTGCCCTATCACCAGACAGTTGATGTGGGCGTTGTAGTCGAAGGCGATGCGCAGCGGTTCGCCGGGCTTTATGTCGGTGTCCAGACAGCAGTCCTGTGCCTTGGAAAGCTCGTTCAAGTCGATGCTTTCCGACTCCACACGCAGGGTACGCCCGCCGCTGTATATCTGCGTAATGGTGCGTTTGCTGTACTTTTGTGCGGCTTCCAGCTGCTCTTCGTCGTTACTGAGGTAACAGTGCACGTCGGGGTCGAAGTTTGCATAATAGCCGTCGTTGATTTCTTCCTTCTCGACGTTGCGGATGGAGATGTCGAACATGGTGGGGGTAAGTTCTTTCTGCATGGTGCGGATGAACTGTTCGCCCAGAATGTCGATGTTTTCCACGGTGGAAAAAGAGAAGTAGATGCTGGCCTGGCAGCGCAGCTTGTTCAGCTCACGCTGGTATTTGGGGAACTGCACGATTTCCGGGCAGATCTGTGCCTCACGTATCATCTCCGCAATCTTCCGGTTTATTTCCGGTGTCTGCTCGTCACGGCGCTTCCGGAGCCATGCCTGACGCTTGGTGAGCGGGGCATCGCTTACAAAGAATATACTCTTGTAGTACGGATTCAGGTTTTCATCGAATCCGGGATGATTGGTGTTGATACCACGAAGCGTAGGAAGAATTTCGGCCTTAATCAGTCCCTCCGGCATAAAACGGCACTCGTCGCCGATAATGGAGCACGAGTCCATACCGTTGGCAGCAGCCTTCACTCCGGTAGAAATCATGTAGTACACGAATCCGTTCCAGAAGTGGATGCAGTTTTCCCATACCTTCGGCTTTACGATGGGTTCCTTGAAATTGCATTTGGCCGGAGCATGTCCACGAAAGAAATGGACTCCCTCCTTCAGTCCGGTCATTCGCTCCAGCGAGTAAAGCGTTTTAGGTACGGTCTTTGTGAATAGCTGCTTGATACTGTTACCTAAGAAAAGTCCGGTTCCGCGCGGCATGGACTGGATGCAACCGGCCATTTCGGGCGTAATCAGTCCGTCGGTCTTACCTGTACCACGACCGGCTTCCACAGTGGTGATACGACATCGGTAGTTGTATACCGCACGTTGGGCCGGATTCATGTAGATGTAGTTGGCCGCAGTTTCCTGCTCCTCCGCTTCCTGCATGCCCGACAATGCCGAGGCGTGACGCTGTGCCCGTCGGAGTGATTCCTCGCGGGCAGATTCATATTCGTTTCTCCGTGCCATGGTTTATTCCTCCTCTTCCGGTTGTGTAAAACCGTCCCGGTTTACTTCATCGTATTCCTCGTCCGGAGCGTTTTGTCCCTCGTTTACATATACGCCGCCGTCGTCTTCCACCATCTCCTGCCACTGGTCGAGCTTCACGCCGTATTTCTTTCTCAGGCGGCGCATTTCATCGCTGTCGTGCCCGGTTTTGTTCGGGAATTTCTTCTTCACATCCGAGGTAATGACTACCGGCATGCGTATCAGTTCGTCGCCCAGTTCCTCGGGTGTTTCCGGCTGATCCAGGCGGTCAATCTTGGTGAGCAGGCTTGCTCCGTTGTACACCGCTTTCATGTCGCCCGTATCGGCTCCGTTGCGCATCATCAGGTCGGCGGCGTGGCGCACCTTCATCGAGGAAATGTTTCGCTGTCCCTTGGCGTAGAACGACGAAATGAAGTCTATCACCTTCAGGTCGCCTCCCAACTGGCTGTACGTGCGTTTCCACCGGTTGATGATGTACTGACGCAGATTCATGAACGGGTCCTCCTCAAAGCGCTTGTACGCATCCAGGCAGACTTCCACCCGCTTTTTCTGCTCGTCGGTAAAGGCCATGTTCTGCCACGGCACACCCGTTTCAAAGTGCTTCCGCAGCAGGTCGTAGAATCGTTGTGCTATTTCGCTTGCCATAGTTTGTGTTTGTCGTATCTTATTCTCGTTTGGTCACGAAACAATTTTCATGACCAAACGAAGTGCTATTTCATAATGCTTTTCGTATGCTCCTTCATCCGAAACATCTCCGCCACATTCTCATACTCTTCCGGCGAAGTGGTAAGTGTGAACATCTGCATGGCGTTACTGCGCTGGGTGTTCAGGCTTCCCTGGATAACCAGGCTGTGCGATTTGCTTTTCACCGTGACGCAGCGGAAACCCACATTGTCCTCACAAACCACCAGCCGGCCCGACTGTATAAACTCGCCCAACTGCGTGCGAATCTCCTGTCGCTGGTTGAAGGTGGCTCCTGTGGATGCAGGCTGCGAAATGAGTATCATTTTGCTGACATCAGCAATATGGTCCGACGGATTTGTAGGATCGGGCTTCACACGCGAAAGAATGCGACGGATGGTTTGAATGAGCTTTACATCGAGCCGCACCATGACAATGCCCATTTCACCTCCGGAACAGTAGCCGGACAGCGTGCCCAGCAGGTCGCACATATCCCAGTCAGAAAAACTGAAGAAGTTGGCAGCCGTGTGCTTTTTGCTGCACTCGTCAATCATGCCTTCCAGCTGCTTGTGGTAGCAGCAGGGTTCAATTATTCTCATAACGCACCTCCTTTCATCTGTCCTTCGGTCACACTCTCAGTAGGGTCTACTTTCTTGCGCGGAGTTTCTGTAGCTTTTTTCGGTTCTTCTGCCGATTTTTGGCGGTTTTCCGTGGATTCGGCACGTTTTTCCTCATTTACGGTACTATTTTCGGCCTTTTCGGCTTTCTTTTCTGCCTTTACTTCCGTTTCTTTCGGTTCCGCTTTATCGGTGGAAGCTGGCTTTGCTTCTGTCTGTACGGATGCAGCCGGAGCGTTTACACCGGGGATGGAGATGCCTGCTGCAGTAGCTACTTCTGCCGTTTTCTTAGGCAGGTTTTCTCCCCACTCCATCAGCTCCTCTATACGAAGGCGAAGCTGTTCCTTGTATTCCTCGGTAATCTTCACGTCGCTGCGGTTAATGTATTTCTTGTTTCCCTCCACGCGGGCCTTTCGGCATACTTCCTGCTGGCGTACATCCTTCATGGCCTCTATCTCGGCACGGGTAAAGTCTCCAGGGCGTTTCATGCTGTCAGCTGTGTAAGTTTCCGGCTCGGTGTAGGTACCGTTAAGGGCTGCATCCACATTGGTCCAGAATGCCCGGATTTTCTGCTCCGATGCGATGGCTTTCTGTGCCATGTCGGCACGTGCTTCGTCGCTTACGTTGGGGTTTTCGGCCATTACCTCCAGCGTGCCTCGATACTCTGCCAGTTCCAGGTACATAGCGGAAAGTTCTTTTTCTCCCTTGTCGCGGAGAGATTTCGGCAGCTTGTCTTTATAGAGGGCAAATTCTTTTGGTCTGCGACCGTCCACTTCCTGCTCTTCGTACTGGCGTGCGGTCATGTTTCCTTCTTCATCGGGCGCACCGTCATCAGGAACAATCGCTTTGTAACGAACGGTTCCAACCGGACCGCGAGTGGCTTTCTTGGCCAGTCCGGATTTCTTCCGTACTTCCTGCAGGAACAGGTTCATCTTGTTGAGTGCACGGCGGGCTTCATAGCGCTGTACGTCGCGAAGAAAGTCTTTTGCCCGCACAATGGCCGACACCAGACGGCATCCTTCGTCGAAATCCTTCACGGGCACTTTCATCCAGCATTCGGCCAGCGCCAGCAGTTCCGGAAAAGTTTCATCTGTCCATCGTTTCACCCGGTCCAGATAATCTTTCTTTTCTTCCTCGTTCATGGTTCTGTAGTCTTTTAAGTATTCTTTTTCTGTAATCATAACCTTTGTTTTTCAATTACTTTACCCCAAAAGTAGGGAAAACGGATGTCCCGTTGAAGGACACAAAAAAGTCCGGCACCGATTAGCAAGTGCCGGACTTTCATCCACTTTTTCGTTTGTTAGAATATGCAAATCAAACGGTTATCCTCCATCTCCTGAACTTGCCTCTGATTTCAGCGTCAATGTACCCGACCAGGTAGTCAGGGAGTAGCGGTTCGGGTTGCTGGTCACTGTTACCGCATGACCGCTGTCAGAATCCGGAGTAGTACCACTGTCGTAGTTGTTGTTCACTTCCGTACCAAAAGTAGGATCGTACACTACGTAATAACCTCCTGACGGGTTTTCTGCAAAGAAAATAGCGTCTCCACGGTTCTTCAGGATACGGAGCACATGGGCTGCGTTTTCCACGTCCTTGTCGATGGTAAATATCAGCTGTACGTTATAGCCCTTTGCACCTTCGTTACCAGTTGAAGAAATCTGACCGCTCTGTTTCTTGATACGGAACTTCCACGCTCCCTTACCAGGAGAAAAAGCAAAAGAAGCTTCAGTAAATGCAGCTTTAGATGCTTCATATACAGGCTTTGCCGTAAGGTCTTCCGGATAAGCGACATAAATCTGATTACCGATACCGGCAAACTGTTCATCGCAACCGGCAGCAGCCTGACCAATATCCATTAAGTCACATGATAATTCTGCCATAATTGTCTTATTTTGAAGTTTGTATAATCGTTATCCCAGTCCCGATTTGATAGTCAGAGTTCCGTCCCAGGTAGTCAGGGAGTATCTGTTCGGGTTGCTGGTAACAGTTACTGCATGACCGCTATCAGAATCCGGAGTAGTACCACTGTCGTAGTTGTTGTTAACTTCCGTACCGAAAGTAGGGTCGTACACTACGTAATAACCTCCTGACGGGTTTTCTGCAAAGAAAATAGCGTCACCACGGTTTTTCAGGATGCGGAGCACATGAGCTGCGTTTTCCACGTCCTTGTCTATGGTAAACATCAGCTGTACGTTGTATCCTTTCGCCCCTTCGTTACCAGTTGAAGAAATCTGTCCGCTCTGTTTCTTAATACGGAACTTCCAGGCTCCTTTACTGGCCTTAAAAGTAAATGCTCCTGAAGCAAAAGCCGCTTTACTCTCATCGTATGTGGGAGGTGCTTTCAAATCTTCCGGATAGGCTACATATATCTGATTACCGATACCGGCAAACTGTTCTTCGCAACCGGCAGCAGCCTGACCAATATCCATTAAGTCGCATGATAATTCTGCCATAATTGTCTAGTTTTAAAAGTTTGTGTTTGTGTAGTGAAGGCTGCCAAACTTGGCAGCCTGTTTTATCTCAGCGAGCGGGTTATTATTCGCCGTCCTGTTCGAAGATGGCCTGAAGGTAGGTCGGGTATCCGTTGTAAACGATGTCACGCGGAGAGATTGTTGCACCGTCGCTCCATGCCTTGAACCTGTATCCAGATTCAGCAGCAGGAGTCAGTTTCACGGTTTCGTCTTTCGTATATACATCCTTTTGCGGAGACAGCGTTACCTTACCCCATTCTTCGTTGTTTGAAGTAACGGTCAGGGTATTCTTCTGGTAGTCACCGTTCAGCTGTTCAATCTGTTCGATAGTACCGTCGCTCACACAGAACTTGGATGGTGCGATGTCCAGAATACGTGCGCCTACGGTAGACTGTACCTGGAAAATCAGCACGTTCAAGTCGTTCGGATCGTGACTCATCATCACCGAGTTCCAGTCGCTTGCACGGTCAAGACCGAACTGCAGGTTTTCAGGGAGAGTAGCAATCATACGATTACCCTTACCAATAATACCGTCGGTTACAATCTTGATGTTTTCCATTCCCACGAATGAGAATCCTTCACCGCCTGCACTTGTAGTCTGCAATCCGGTAAACTTACGCATGTAGCTGTGAGTAATGAGTCGCTTCTGCTTCGGCGACATGTAAACGATTACTTCCTGAGCGTTACGCAACAACGGATGCCATCCTTCCACCCATTCTACAAATGCGTCGAAGTGTTCTCCATCCTGAGTTTCAGGACCTTCGTTAATCGGGTCGCAAGCCACAAGGTTTCCTTCCTTGGAAGAAATCTTACCCTGATTAATAAGGTTGTTAATGATAGTCCAGTAACCGTTGTACAGACTGAGCGGGTCGTCTTCTCCCAATTCAATGTTACCGAAGAACAGGTTGCTCAGGTTATCACCGGCAAACTGCTTACCAATCTGACGAAGGATAAATTCTGTGACCGGTGCATTGTAGGTTCCGTTTGAACCCAGGATGCTGAACGGCTGTTTTTCGCGGAAGTTCTGAAGGTTTTCGTAGTAACGTGACCAAATCTGGTTCATCACCAGTTTGCTTTCGTCCATGAAACCAAGGGTTGACTTCAGCGTAGAACCTTCCTTGTAACGGCGGGCTTCACCACCCTTACGACGGAAAATGATTTGAGTCTGTGCGTATTCAATATCTTCGATAACCTTGATGCGAAGTTTGTCGAACACTGCCATGTTATCGAGAATCGGGCTTTCGATGATGTCCGGAGCAAGAATGTCTTTTACGTGCGATACATTCTCTTCACTGAGTGCGTATAACTTTGTAGCCATATTGTTTGTGTCTGGTTTAGTTTTTGTGTCGTGTTCTTATCTCTTATCGCGCTTTGCTAATTTCAGCATCACGCTTGCGGCGGGCTTCAGCTTTTTCGGCCCAGCTCATGTTTTCACCGCATACGCTCTGCACATGGAACTGTCCGCTTTCCTGACCTCCGTTGTTGTCTTTCGGCGGGTCCTGCGGAGTAGGTGCCTGCTGTGCCGTTTCGCTCAGTTCCTTGATTTCCGCATCCTTCTGTTCGATGCTCTTCTGAGCTTCATTCAGCTTCGCTGTCAGGCCTTCCGATTCCTTCTTATGAGCGTCCTTCAATGAAGAAACCTCTTTTTCGTGTTCCGCTTTCAGGTTGACCAGTGCTTCCGCATGGTCTTTCTTCATCTGTTCGATGGTTGCGTTAAGCTGTTCTACTTCCGTGAGTTTTGCAGCCAGCGTAGATTCCGTCTGTTTAGCTTTCATGACGAACTCTTCTACATTGTCCGCCATGGTTTCCACCATGTAGAAACCGCCGTTTTCTTCGACTACCAGGGAGTTTACCTTTGCAGCCGACTGAATAAAGGGATAGCTTTTTGCCATAGTTGCTTGTTTTTGAGTTTGTGATTCTGTTTTATCTGATGCCGGCTGCTCCACAGAAGCCTGTTCCTGTGTTCCCGGCTGCTTTTCTTCCTTGATTCCTGCCGATTTGCTGTCTTCGCGTGAGGCTCCGGGCGAATTTCCTTTCTGACTCTGACTCACTCCGGCCAGCTGCTGCACGCGGTTCACGCAGAACTTGAAGTCACCCTGACCGTCGACCATGGTACCCACCACATCGCCCGCATCGAAAGTTTTTCCGGTCAGCTGGTCGTCCGTCACTCTTGGACGGCGCTCGCGTACCATCTGCTGAAAATCGGCGCAAAGCCTGTTCAGCTCTTCCTTGATGCCTTCGTAGTTTCCCTCGGCCGCGTCGCGGTACTCCTTGTTCTTATAAGGAGATCCGTCGGCGTAAATCTCGGCGTACCGTTCCTGCGTCACGGTGTTCACATCGCCGTCCTTGTTAGTGAGCATCGCGCACATGGTACCGATACATCCCACCGTGTCGTGCGGATTGGTGAAATACACTTCGTCGCACAGAGCCATCAGCGCATAACCGGCACTGCAGGCCATCCCGTCGATGTGACCCACAATCTTCTTTCCTTTTGATCGGGCGTAGTTGAGGGCCATCTCATAGTCGTACTTCGCCATGCTGCTACCGCCCGGGCTGTCCATCTCGATAATAAATCCGATGGTATGCGCATCGTCAGAAGCACGCATGATGATGTCCTTGTGTTCCTTGCTCCCGTAGGAACACAGGTCGCCATTACGAAGAATGGGGCCCTGTACGTCGATAACCGAAATGATGCGGTCGTCTTCTTCCAAATCGTACCAGTAGGTTATGCGGTCGTAATTACCCACGTAGGTTTTCTCCGTAAACCCGTCGCGCGAAGAAAGGAAGTAAGGTCGGTCGGTCCGCTCGTCCGGCTTCTCGTAAGGACGGTGTGAGGCAATGTTGTCAAGAATCGTTCTCCGGTAAGCATGCAGAGACTCCGGGTAAAAGTCCCAGAATCGCGTAGACATGATTTCGTGAAATGCTCTTGTTGCCATTTTCGTTTGATAATTAATTGATTACATCACGAAATTACGCACGCGAAATGCGGTAATGAAGGACACAAAAAATGACTAAATGCGTGAATTACAGAAATATGCGGATGCTCAAACGGATTTTCTCTGCAAATAAAACCTGCTAAGAATGAGCATGTTGTAAAACACACGGAGTTTGTGCGAAAAAAAGAAATTTGCGGCGGACGCAAAGAAATTGAAGAATGTCACAAAGACGATAATGAAGATTTACCTGCATGACGAAAGAAAAAAGCGCACAAAAAGAAAGTCCCAAAGAAAAAATGCCGCCCCACACACGTATGCAGGAACGGCATTCCAACGGAAAGAAAAAAGCAATATATATATAATAAGGTGTAGATGTCAGACCACACGCTGTGCGCCGGTCACGTTGCGGATGGTGAGTGTGCACGAAATCACGCCGTCGCCTTCCTCATACTGAAATTCATAACCGTCGCTCACGGCACGCACAAACATTTCACCGTCGCCAAATGTTCTTACAATCAAATGGTTAGTGCTGTTTTTCAGCGTTTCAAGCTGTAAATAGGTTTCTTGCGTCACCCTCTCTACCTCCCAACTCACCGTCACTTCGTAAGAATCGCCGGCCACGCTGGTTTCCGCGCTCTCCTTCAGGCTCCCTGATTTCGGTTTCATCTGAATGGAAATCTGACGGTCGCCCGACACAGAAAAATCAGGTTTGTCACTTTTCTTCTCAATATTGAACGGGCGGGAAAACGTAACCGCGTCGTCCGGATAAGCTTCAATGCTGCCTATCAACTCGTAATAATTCTCGCTGCAATTCATGATTTATGTGTTGTTTTGTGGTTGAAAATGACGACTGACAAAGTTACTGACAAATCGCACCAACTTTCTTCGTTTCTTTAACTTTTATTTATTGCTATTCATGTATAAATTTATGGCGTGTATATACAGATTCTCCCGGTTCTCGACTCAAGCTCTTCTTTTCTCACTTTTATGTCAGACTTCATTCTGGATTTGATTCTCCACCAATATCGCATCATGCTCTCAAATCTTTTCATGTCTATATCGTACAAAACAATGAAATCAGACATGACATCTTCGGAAGTAACATGTTCGCCCATTCTATTTGCCCGGAAAATACAGTCATCATGAAATCTGGCGAAATCATACCAGAACTCACGTTTCAATTCATTCCTTATCTTCTTACTTCCGTTGATATTCAGGTGAAAAAACTTATCCACTTTCACCTCACCGCTAAATTTGCAGACGCTTTCAGGCATTTCCAACTCCAGGTAATCTTCTTTCTCTTTTTCAGTCAACATTTTAAACTGAGCGGTAAATAATGATTTCTGAGGTTTCAAATGAAAGGCTACTTCATTATAGGAAAAATCTGTTATACCCGAAAAATCTGCATCTCTGAACAAGTGAGTCTTCATATATACACCCAGAAGGCTGTTCTGAGGAAACCTGACCGGAGTTCCATACTTTATTTCGAAGTATTTCTTATAATAATCACTCACTTTAAGGAAGCATGAGTGACGCTGCTCATTCATTGAATTTTTTGGCATAGTAGTAAGATAAAGTCTGTAAATCAATTAATCAACAGCAAGTTACGGACGATTCAACACCAATCGGAATTTCATTCAACAAAAAAAGGTTAAGCGACTGGGGCCTTATTTTGCGTGTTTTTCACTATTTTGCAAAGCTGTGCAATTTTCTTGCAAAACACTTCTCAATACTTATTTATTTAATTATCAATTATTTATAGTGTATAATAAATAATAAATAAATAGTTATTGCCGATTGTTCATTGATTTTGAAGTGAAGAAAACGTATTTTTTCGGTAAAGAACAGATTTCAGGCTGTCCGGCTTTTTCTCTTATGTCCATTGCGTAGCTCTCTCTGTTACACGGTGAAGTTGGATATAAAGGAAGTAGAACGAAATGGGAAAGGCGAGCTTTGTCGTCCCGCGTTCCGCAGGCCGACCTTTCCCCCCTTTCGTTCTTTCAGGTTTCCCTTCGGATTCCTTCCCCATTCGGACGCTCACAGGAAGAAATGATTCGACTGATGTACACCCTTCTCTACCCTACGAAAAATTTTTATTTTAAAGATTTTGTAAACTCGTTTTTTGTGAAAAATCGGCAAAATATCAAAAAGTACAATACTTTTAATTGATTATCAGATAGTTATTCATTGCAAAAATTTCGCCAACGCTTCGCAACCTTTGCAAAATTGCTTACAAATGATACTTAACTAACTGATTATCAAATTGCAAAATGTTTTGCAAAGGGTGTGTAAAACTTGTAATATTTGATACTGAATTGATTTTATAAGCGATTTTCTCTTTGTGCCGGAATGATTTTCTGAAAGTCTCGTGCCCACGCCACTCAAATGGCGTAACTACGCGACAAAAGTGTCTATTAAGCGCGGCCGCAGTGGCGATACTACGCCAGTTTGGAATTTATGTGACGAAATACGGCTTTTGTTGACAGAAAAAAGGCGTAAAAGTGCTATTACATACACTTCTACGCCTCCTTAAAAATGAATCAGAAAGTGATTAATTGAAACCTCCTCCTCCCTGGTCCTCTCCTTCCTCACCCGGCTCGGTTGTTCCTGGTGTGCTGTTTCCTTCTTCATACATCCTGTTGAGCGACATCTTGTCTATCTGTGCCTTGAAATCCTTACTCGGCTGGAACAGCACTCTTTTACGGATAATCTTTTCTTCTCCGCTTACCTCGGAACTCTTACAGGTAATGGCTGGCTTCAGGTATCCCATGTTTCCCAGGCTTACACCATGACCTTCGAGCATCCAGGTACAAGCCGATTCCACCATGGTCTCTACCACGGCGCGGCAGGTTGCCTTACTGATTCCGGAACGGAGGGAAATCTGTTCAATTACTTTTTCAAAACTTACGGTTCCACCACGAACCGCTTCGGCCACATACTTTTCTGTGCCATCCTTGTCAAATCCAAAGGTCTTCTTTACGACCTTATAGTTCAAGCCTCCCATAGTTGTATTTGTATTTAAAAATTCGACGGATAGAAGCGCTTCGTGCGATTCCACCCGTCGATAAATCTAATTTTGCAACCCTCGTTTATGAAGGACTAAAAATCATCCTTCTTTCGTGTCTCCTTTCTTCTGGTTATGTTCTTTGTTCAGGAAGTCTTCATAAAGCTTTTTCTCCGCTTCCTCCATGCGATGCTTCATCTCCTTCAATACGGTAGCTTGTACCAGCTGACGGTTTCTCTTTACCAACTCAGCCATTTCGTATTTTTCTTCTTTTACAAACTGTTCGATTAGCCTGTTCTGCACGTCGATGTAAACGGAGTCAATGGTGTGCGTGCTGTATTTTATGTAGTCGTCAATTTTGAGAACGGCGTGCTCCAGGTTGTCTATTTTCTTCTCGTTTCGTGTCATCCATCGCGAGATTGCCCGGTAGATCAGGAATAGCGCGGTGGAGTTAATGCAAACAAAAACGATGCTGATTATTAAGTCTGCGGTATTCATAATTAAAATTTGTTGTTCCCGTGCATGCGTGGACGGGTGCGGTTATACTTCATTTTTTGTTCGATGTGCCAGAGGAGGTCGAATCCTTTGATTTTGGACATGATAAATACTTCTTGTAATATGTCTACAAAGAATTGAAGAGTGGTAATATGACACACATTATACGATGCGATAAATCTTGTCAGATTGTAGCACCACTCTGTAAAAGTATTCTGGCTTTTATCTTTGTATGTCTCTTCCTTTATCTCAAGCGGGAATTTTACCCCTAAGAAACTAACTCCCAGCAAACCTGCCAGGTCAAGCATACGGATGCAGACATCAGAAAGTTCGTCTTCCACACTATCTTTTATATACGCTTCAAAATCTTCCTGAAATCTTCTTACTCGGGTTTCTTCGCTAAATGGGATATTATTTCCTTGCCATTCATTAAACTTTGCCACATCGGACCGTTTACCTTTTCTTTCGGCCTGCACAGATTCCATCAGCTCGCTAATGACCAGGCAAAGGAAATGCTCGTCGCTTAAACCCTCGTCGTGCCATCCGTGTTCTACGGCGTTCTGGTAGGCTTCATCTCTCAGTTTGTTCAGGTTTATCGTTTTAATCGTTTCCATCTATTACGTCTCCTTTCTTTAGTTTTCTTGCTTCTTTTTCATTTCTATAATACAGCGTGATAACACATGGCCGGCCATTCTTTTCGGCCACAGCCTGCACCTCGTATTTATTGGTTCGTGCCCGGTAAAGTACGCTCACTATTCGTTTGATTGTGGTTGGCATAGGCTATTCTCTCCGCTAATTATTTTAATTGCTTCCTCTAAAGTAATTTTACCAAAAATGTAATCCATTTTTACCTCTTTTAATTTCTCCTCTAATGTCTTTTCATAGGTTATACATTTATTTTTTTCTATATCTGTTACCTCCCAAGATATTTCTCTGGCTTTATGCAATAAGTAATTCTCCGATTCTAACCGTTGAAGTTCTGTTTCTTTATCGGAAAGGAACTTTTCTTCCACCATCCGGATGGCAGAAATCGCATCCTCCAGAGTGACGTATGCTGTATGGTTTTCGCGCCTGTGCAGCCTGCCTTTGTCATCCGTGAAATCTCCACTGGGGAGAAGGTAAAGATTTTCTCTCTCCCATCTTACCCGGTTTCTGCACCATACTTTCATGCGTCCCTTTAAAAATCGTATTGCGTCCATAAACTTTACTTTTTATTTTTTTTCGACGTTAGCATTTGGCATGATTCTATCAGGTATTTGTCAATTTCAAACCGGAGATAAAAAAACACAGTCCAACCCAAACGGTCTATATGCTCGGCGTATTTTACATCCTGGAATCCTTTTATCTTCAGGTATCTTTTGAATATCTTGAATCCAGCTGACATTTCCTTGTATTCTATATTATAGTCATCTGGCCTCCATGGTGCGCACTGACTGAGTAACATCTCTCTAGCTTCTTTGGGACATTTCTTTATCTCTCTTATGGTTCCTTCCAGCAGTCGTTTTGCCACGATGTTGGTCTTTTTAATGCGAATAGATTTGAAATCTTCTGGTATGAATATCATGGCTCTTCCTCCTTTTTGCTGAAATGTTCAATTAGTTCCTGGACGGTGGCTTTGTGTGTGTTGAGATAAAGACTGTCGTAAAAAAACATATCCTCAATTTTATCTTCATTGCAGATAAGCCATTCATATACACGAAATCTTTCTATTACAGCGTCCATGCTATCATATATAAACCATTGTCCTTTATCTGTATCGTCACGTAATGATGCTATTGCCAGAAACAGGTCTTCGTTAGTACCGCAGTCAATGTCGTTCGGATGAAGATGCTGAAATCCATCTTGTACGGAAATATACATTCCGTAATTAGCCGCCAACCATTCTCCCTTAAAATCGTCAAGAGTATTGGCTCTTTGCCCCAGTTCCTGAAGCTTTTTCCGCAGTTCCGGTGTATTCTTCCTAATAAAACAAGGTTGTGTAAACATAGTCTGATTCTTATAAGTAGTTTAATGACTCTTTTATTCCGTCGTTCAAAGCTTTCTCGAATGTGTCGGCATATCCGTCCATCTGCGATATGAGAGACAAATCCTCTGTGTCGTACAGGCGGTAGTACCATCTGTGTTTGTTGAGCTCGACAACGATGTGGATCTTTCCTTTTGTGCGTACCCATTTTTGCGCAGCGTATAGCGTTGGAGCCAGGTATTCGTACTGGGACCCGTTTTCACCCCTTATCAGGTCGCCAAACTTTCTTGAGGTAAATAACAATACAACCAGTTTTGATATACCAGTTTCAGCCGATATGTAAACGGCCCGGCAGTTTTCTCTATATCCTTTGTCCTGAAGAAGTTTGGATACTTCAAAAGTGACAAAATCTTCATTTATCATATTATGTTCCGCTGACATGGTGCTATGCTTTTAATGGTTTTAAAAAGTTTCTTGTAAAGCCTAAATCCAGTCCTCTATCGTGGTAGAATTTCAATACTGCATCGTGGCTGTGCCGTGTATAGAAACCTATATTGACGAGGATATTGAATATCTCCAAAGCCGTATATTTCCGGTAATCTTCAATGGTAAAGTAAGTATTTGGAGAGTATTTGGAACCACCGGAAAACTTAAAGTGAAGGCTACCTTCATGCTCCTGTACCTGAACTACAGGCCAACGGTAACTGTCCTTAAATTTAGGAATATCCTTCCATTTAAGTTTTGACTTCCGGCTTTCGTGGATTCTAATTTTATTTTCCAAGACAAGTTATATTAAAATTGTTACCATTTGAACAATAACTGCACATTGATGTGAACGGAGAATAAACCCTTCCGCACTTTGGACATATCCAACCTTGCTGTCCAAATATCCCCGAATTTAATTTTGTTGAATTTTCCTTTTCCTCCCTTGCCATTTCTATAGCTTTTAAGGCAGTTTCTTCCGATACAATGTAACAAAGTTGTCCTCCAGGATAATCTTCACGTCTTTTTGATTTTATGTATTCTTCCGGTGTCATAATTATTGTATGTTAAGTAAAACCCATATTAAGCAGACAAACATAATGAAGGCGACAATCCCTGCACAAATGGCCGGGGTTAGCATTCTCTTCCACAATATATCTGCCTTGTGGCATCGTTCGTTGATATAATTGATTTTTGAAATGTGCTCACCAAACTGAAGTTCCATCATGTGACGTGCCCAACCGGTAAGCATCTTATCAAATCTTTGTCTGGCTTCTTCTTTGATAGTGAACTTACCTGAAGGGTTTAGCAGGTATGAATCTGTCCTGAACTCAAACTCTTCTGAATCCAGAATATCACGTCCACCGCTACTTCGTATCTCCATGGAGACTTTAAGCCATGGAATTGCTTTTGTTTCCCACATTTCGAGGGCACGTTTCTCTATCTCTTCTGCGTTGGCGTTGGCCAGCTCTTTCATCTTTTCGTACTCGTCTTTCGGTACGAATACGACTGCTTTCTTATCGTCGATATACATGGTTATAAATCTTTTTTTAATACATCGTTTATTGCTCGGAATAGGTCTGTCCATAATGTAATTGGCAACTCGCTAGTCTGTAGCTTGCTGACAAATACCTTACCATCCCTTAGAGTGAAATCTCCTTCAAAGTGAAGATGAACAGTTTTCTCTTTTTTCTCTGGCGAAGGAGTATTCTCTTTTACATCAGGTAATGCTTTCTTCATAGTCGTATGTTTTTAGAATCCAATTTTACGTCCCCATCCAACCGTGAATTTATAAATAGGGTTGTCCATGCTAAAATACTCGGTTCCAGTAAACAACCATTTGATAGGTTGGATAACAAGTCTGACAAAAACAGCCCATATTATGTAGAATAATATTGTCATTCTGTATAATATGTTTGATTTGCTCTTCTTCCTATCCCTTGGAGCATACAGAAATGTTCTCCCGCGATTAACAAGTATTCTATACTGGTCTTCCGTCAATTCAACTCCAAGCTGTGATAATTGCTTTTTTAACTGATGTGGGTATAATTCATCAAGATATTCTGTTTTCATGAGTCCCTAGTTTTAGATTATTCTTTACTTTCCTGACTTTCTTCAATCATACGTTCCACTTCCTGAATGTCGCAGGTGAATTTGTTATAAAAACCATCATACTGGGAACATTCTTCGTCGACATACTCTATCCATGCCGTTTTGGTCTCAAGGTTGATAATTATCATCGGCCTTTTGCAGGAATCATCTTTCCCTAGCACTCTGTTTTTCAGCTGCTGAATGTCGAAGTCGCAAAATATACGATGTAACTCCCCGTTATAATAATCGAATATCGGACCGGTGTAGATAATGTTTTTCGTTTTCATACCTGGGTATTTAAGTTCAACCATTGGTTTATGGTATAATATCGGCCGTTTTATTTCGCTCCATGCGATTGGCCTTACATTGTAGGCCCATGTGCCGTCTGACATGATGAAGGAATTGGTGTATCTTCCGCCTTCCAGCATGACGTTCACGCATTGTCCTTTCGGAGGGAGTGAAGCTTGTACGCTTTTCCATTGTGAAAAAACCGACGCATCCCACGCTTGCCACATTGCTTCGGTTATATCGCCGATGTAGAAATGTACATTTTCATTGCTGCCTGAGTCCTTATTACGGTCGTTAAACAGCTGCGTGGCGTATCGGTGTATATATTCTTCCTTATCCATGGTTTACTTCATTTAGTTTTGGTTTCGGGAACCACTGGTCACATTCATAATCTCCGTAGTCTTCAAAATGAAAATCGGGAGAAGTTGCTACTTTATATTTCCCGTCTTCCTGGTAGATATATCCGCTTACGAATGCTCCGTTTGACACCATACGGCAGATAACCTCCTCGTTCGGGTCGGGTTGACGTTCTTTTACGTTTGTCAGAAGGCCGACCATCAATGCGTCAAAGGCATCCTGCATATCAACGTGCTCTCTTTGTTTTTCTTCTTTCTCCATTTCTTTCATGCTTTTTTCTTCTTTGTTTTGAGTTTTGTGTACTCGGTCATTTCTTTGTCGAAGACAGACAGAAGTTCGGGCTTCTTTTCTTCCGGAATGTAGCCAGTATCAATCAGCTGCTGAATCAGTCTATCTGTTACCTCTCTGCTCTTACTGACAGTCTTTTGCAGGCTTGACAGCGCCACTACCGACGAGGACGGGTGCATCTGGTCTGCTCTGTATAGCTTAATCATGTTGATTCCATATTCGTCTGTTTTTAATCAGTTCACATGACTCACGGATTCCTTCATTCAGCACTTTTTCATAACTTTGATATACCTTAGTTTCTCTGTATTCCTTTGAATTTAAAGAGTGAATATCACAGATAAAATCAGATTTTCTTGTAGGAGCGTGGAAACAAATAATCTTTATGTCTAAATGAATATCATAATTTTCACGTAACCATCTCTGAGCTTCATATAAAGTTGGTCTGGAACAACAACAATCAACCGATTCATTGAAGTTTTCGGGTTCCTGGCATACCCATGCTGTCCCTGTCTTAGTATATTGGGAATGCACAGGTTCATTAAACCCTATTTCTTTCAAAAGCAATCCTACATCGTGTGTTACATAATCTTCCGGTCTAAACATGGCTATTTTTATTTATAAGGGTTATTATCCAATACTAAAGCAGAAACGGCCAGCCCTTGTGCGATCAGGTTACAGTAGTCGATGTGACACTGATGCAGCACGTGAAAGACTTGCTGGAAATGACGAAGGCCCAATTGAGTGCTGTTATGCTTCCCTTCTTCCGGTGTAATAAAGAAGCTCTGCAAACTCATTTCGCACACCTTACATCCCCAGGCGAAGAACTCCACGCATTCTCTTTCTTCGTCGAAATTCCAGGTGGTATAAAGGCCCATATACCCGTCGAAATCGAATGCTTCTGCAAGATACTTCATCGGGCATATTCCCGAGCCGTTCACAAAAATTTCTTCTGTGATTGAAGACAGCGGATAGAGTATCGGTTTTATATCTTCTAATTTAAACCCTTTTCCGATACATCTTTCACCTTTTAATGTTTCGGCATTCAGGCCAATTTCGTTACCATTCTTGTCTTTTTTCTTATAAGCCCATACCTTATATCTGTCGGCTAAGTTTATAACGTCCATTTCAATCATTCCTTGTTTAGTGATAAACGCCAAGCCAAACGGTAATCTGGCTGAAATATCTTCCAGTAACAGTAGTTTTTCTTCTTCTTTCATGATGTTATTCTTTATTTTTACAAAACTCTTCAAATTCAGATAAAGCATTTTTTATGGAATCAGCTAATAATCTCGAATACGAGTCTCCACATTTTGCGGAAGAAGGAATGGTCGTTTTCATCCAAATCCGGTCGCATGTTTTTTGATCATCCATGAAAAATGTAATTGTATGCGTTTCGTAGTTATCCATATTTATTTGGATCTCTACTGCCTTACCATGTATTTTCTTTGCTGCATAAAGTACCATCTGATTAGGAATCGTACTTTCAAGCACTCTATTGACAATCCCGACGTATTCTAATGGACGTATGTACTGTTCCAAAAATTCGTTTTCTCTTTCACTTCTAAGATTCGACAAGTAATCTTTATTCTGGAACTTATTACATATATTTAGTCTTCTTACCGATTCGCCAGAAAGCCTACAATAAAAGGTAGTACATACTATTCCTTTCTTGTCTAAATTGAGGTTCCAAGCAAAGTGTCTACAAGTAACACAAGCTTGAATTGTCCCCCATTCTGATTCGGATGCTCTTATTTGGTCCGACATCTCACGCAGTTTTTTCTTTACTTCTTCTGAAATCATTGTCCTTCTAATTTAGTGATAACATAATCGGCTTTATTCCATCCTGTATAAAAGGAGACAGCCGCAATCCTGGCTTTTAAAACCTTTTCCGGGAACTCTTCATTTAACAGCTTCCCTTTCCGGTAGTGTGCAACGAGTGAAGTCGCATCTACGACGAAGGGACCGCTAATAGCCGGGTACTTTTTCAGGGTTTCTTCGATGAACTCTTCGACAGTGTATTGCCTGTCAAAATCCACATATCCTCCAACATAGGGAGAAGCATGAGTGGGGAAGACTCTAATTAGTTCAAACATAGGCTATGTACTTCGATTTATGGTTTTATTCAACTATCAAGTGATTATGAATTTCCATAATTTTCAGAATCCGAACTTCACATCTCATAATCCCTAAATCTTTTGCGATGGCTCCTTTTGCAGCCTGATGAAGGGTTGAATGATCGGTATGCTCTTCTTCTGTACGGACCGGAAGAAGGTATTCTTCACGGAATCTAACCGGTGGTGTCCCGGCTTCAAAAACCACAGAAAAGTTCTTTTTTATTAGCATTTGTCATTCTCCAATTTTATTTTCCATGCAGTTCCGAAAAGCTTTTCCATCCAAGCTCCGTAAATTTTGTAGAATATACTTCTCCACGAGGCATTATCGGATTCCAGTTTACATCACAGAATAGCCGGTAGTGGAATACTCCAGCTTGCTTCCCCTCTTCTGAATATGGAGGCTCACACCACAGCATACGCTTATTATATCCGAATATCCTGTCAAGAATATATTCCGCTTTCTTCCTGTTCCATCCCCCAGGAAATGAAATTGACAGGTGGTAACATCTTTCGTAATCCGGATTTTTCCACCATCCGCAGGTATGGGCTCCTTCATCACGTGTAAATATGATTATACAATCGTATCGTTCCAAAAACCATCGGCACTTATCAAGGTAATCCATTGTGGCCGAAGTGCCTCCAAAAATTCCATTCTTAGCCGTTTTTACAATACGCTGGAATGTTTCTGTATCGCTTGCGTTATAAAGTATTCGTCTCATTTCACTTTATTCAATTTCTTCATCTCCTTCACTATTTTCAAAGCTTCTCCCAGTGTCTTACCAGATTGTACCAGCTCAAAGGTTTTCTTCCTTCCTAATGCCTTGTAGACTGGAATCCACTCATTCTGTACCAGGTCGGCCGGTTCTCCGGGTGGAATGGCCATACCTCCTTTTACGTAGTGTGGGCTGTCAGGGTCGCTTAACTCAAGTAGCTTAATTCCATCCTTGTTTACGATGAAGTATTCTTTCCTCCTGAATACAATTCCACCATAATATCGGGCAATAGAAAGTGTACTATTTGCCCAATATGCTTCTTCCATGATTATAGGAACTTCCATTATTGCCACTCCTCCTTTCCTAACCTCTTACTCTCCTCTTTCAAAGCCTGAAGCTTCGCAAAAAGTCCGTTTGTTTTAGTTTTCTTTTCTTTGGAAGTAATTTTCTTGTAGGCCATACCGATGGCAATCATTGAAATACCTGTTTTTATCTGCTGGATGTCGCCATCCATGGTTTCTAAATCTTGAAGCGTATCTTCATTGATAACCACATTGTCGAGCTCATTCATAGCTTCTTCAGCGTCCTTCATACTGATTCCTGAAACAAGCATCACGGCTTTGATAAATTCTTTTTCCACTTCAAAAGTGATACTCACTTTTTCATTCTGATTGTTTTCCATATATCCCACTATTTTAAAGTCCTATACCCAGCATAATCGGAACAGAAGTGTCCACAAACAAATGTCCTACAAACGAACCGTTGAAAAGTATAAAGGTGCCTATATACAACATAAAAGGGTCGAGATTTAATTCTTCACCGGTTACAACCATACGGAACTTTACTCCCCGTTTTGGTCTCGATTCATCCTCCAGTGCCCAGATATATGCTTTCTCGTTTACCACATCAAGTTTCAGCAGCTTGCTTCCCTCATAAAGCGGAAGCTTGAACTCTGACGCTGCCGGGATTTCATGTTTTAAAATTCTTGCCATATTCTTTTCTTTTTAAGGTTATTAATCATCTTCAAAACGCTTCTTTTCCTCCCACTCTTCGTCGGTTTCCGGGCAGGAAAGTATCTCCTTGGAGTCTTTGGGTTCCTCACCCAACTTGTAGAAGAAGCACACACGGGTAAATTTTCGGGTGCGTTCCTCACGACGGATCGTGTCGTTCATAAACTCCTGCTCCCAGGCGTAGTGACGGGGATATTTGGAGCCTTTGTCCGAGCGGTAGACGATGGAAGGGTTCATGGTGTACTGCATATTGAAGCAGTAAGCCTGCATCTTTTCTATCATTTCGTTCTTCACGGATTTCACGCTCTGCAATGTCACCGCGTCGCCCCGGTGTTCCAGGTAGCTGATGGCCATTTCACTGATAGATACCGGACGGCACCAGTGCCACTGGTTCGCAAAGAAATGGTTGGCCCAGTCAATGAATACCTGGTCCTTGATGGCGGAGTAAAGGATTCGCATCTGACCGTCCTGCGACATGGGCGGTATCAGGCTTTCCTGCAGGCCGAGGTAAAACTGACAGCTTTGCAGCATCATGTACACCGCTTCGTCACGTTCTTCTTCGGTGGCTTCCAGGAATATGTCTTTCCCGAACTTAGTCTGCGGCGTGCGTTTCTTGAACTGGCCGGCGTAGTCCTCGTCGTGGTAGTAATCGCTCTGCATGGCCAGGAAGATACGGCGCGAGGTGCTTCCTTCGGTCATGTCGAACGGCATCTTGTTCATGGTAATGAATATCTTCGGGGTTGCCTCGCGCGGCAGTGTCATTTCATCGTGATACAGGGTCTTTACCGTAATGTTGTCCGTAATGTTGTAGAACTCGCTTCCCATCATGTCGGGGCGAAGGTCGTCTATCAGACACATGCTGTCTACGGTATAATGGAACTTGTCGAAGTTCTTGGCCATATTCTCTTTCTTCTTCAAGGTCTGACCGGGGATGTAGCACACCTTCCGCACCAGTTCGAAGAAAGAACGGAAGAAACTTTTTCCGGTACCTCCGCTGTTCTTTCCTTCGTCGGCCACGGTGTAATCCGTCACGACTCCCATCTTCTGCATGGTGCCTGTACGATAGCGCGAAAGCATGTAGCCCATGAGCGCTACCTTGCAAATGAAGTGCATGTCCTGTCGCTGCTTTTCCAGCTCGGTAAGCGGATAGCCTTCGGCTTCCTTTCGCCAGTGTATGCGGCTGGTGTCATACAGCCACTGCACGCAGACAGGCATCTGGTCAATGTCTTTCGGCATTCTCAGCAGGAAACGGTACAGACGCTGGTAGGCGATGAACTCTGCATCCTCACGGCGGCGCTCGTTCTCGTTCATCCATTTGTCGGCCATGCGCTGCCTGTTCAGCTCCTTACGTGCGGCATATTCCGGATTCTCCTCGATGGTAAACAGCGGGGACTTGAGCGGATGGTAATCGGCGTCAATAATCGCCTTCCGGTTGACATGGAAAGGAAGGTCCACGTAGTCTACCGGCTCGATGCTGTCGGCCGTCACCTTCACGGCGCAGTTGCGGAAGAAGAAATAATCGAAATCCTTCCCCCACGACATGAAGTTCAGGTCTACTTTCTTGATGCCGGACATGGTGTCGCGTCCGATTTTCTTCTGGGTACTGATGGCGTTGCTCAGTTCCTCGGAGTAATACTGTGAGTTGTATATCAGGAAGTCTTTCATGATTTCCTTGGCTTCGCTCAGTGCCTGGCTCTCTTCCACCACATCGACAATGTTGTTGCTGATATGCACAAACTTGGTCGTGTCCGCTTCGTCGGTGTATTTGTAGAATCCGTTGGCCGAAAGGAACTGGGCCATATTGTCGAAGTTCAGGGTGTATTTCCGGACCACTACCTTACTTTCGTCTTCCTGCTTTTTGGTCTGGTACTGAACGTCCCAAAACCGCATCCGGCGGGCGGTCTTTAGCAGATCGTCGAAGTAGCGGTTTACGTTGGTGTGCATGAGTTTTTCATTGCGGCGCATCACTGCCGGGTAGAAGTTGAAGAACTCTTCGGCATCCTTGCACGTTTTCCCGCTGCGGGGATTGTACTGGGTGGAGAGGTCTTCGGGCAGATAGAGCACTTTCAGTTCCACGTGTTTCAGGGCCAGCCGGTTCATGGCGCGTATGCCGGTGCGGTCGATATCATACAGCACAAACACTTCCATGGAGTTGTCCAGCAGGCGACGGATCGTTTCCGACGAAATCTCCACACTCTCGGAGTGGGGAAACACCACATGAGCGTCGCTATGAAAGTACACATTGATGGCATCGCGCGGGCCGGAACAGATCACAATCCGGCGGAACACGTCGGTAAAAGCACGGGTACGCCGCCCCTGCTCGTCCACCCGGGTTTTCTCTATATTGATAATGGGATGTCCTTCCTTGTCGGAGGTTTCCACACGTCCGGTCTGCAGGGCACGCATCACGTCAGCGTCGCCGTAGATTTCCTTGTGGAATCCTTCCGGACGGCTTCCTCCCTGGTACCACCAGGTAAACTTGTAGTTGGGCTGGCGGCGACCGTCCGAATCGGTCGTCTCGCGGAAATAGGGCTCATATTTCCGTGCCCACCAGCCGTTCTCGTCTTCGTAGCGGAAAAGGAATACCGGGTAAGAAGGTGTGGACTTCACTTCGTAGCTGGTCAGAACGCCGTCGGCATCGGCCTTCTCGGGTGTGACATAGCTTTCCAGCGGATAGAGGTTGAACATGGTGCGGAGCTGGGTGCTGTCGAAGGGAGCGGGTGTGTTTCCCCGGTAGAAATCGGGATTGAACGAACAGCGCAACAGGTTGTTTCCGTCGGCATCGGTCACGGCTGTCTGCTCGGGGCCTTCGCTTGTGTTTTTCCCGGCGCGGAACACGGGGAGCACCTGGCAGCCCAGCGCACGGAGCTCGGCGGGTGTAAACTCGCCCTTACGGATGCGGAAATCCACTTCCGGCTGCGGGGCGGTCTTGCGTGCCCGGTGGAGGAATCCGTTTTTGTAATCTCCTTCAATAATCAGGTTGAAGTCTTTGGCCAGCCGGTTCACCGCGTCCGGAAAGTCGTGTTTCTCTCCTGCGCGTTCCAGAAGGCGCTGCTGCAGCATGATGGCCCCTACCCCTTTGCTCCGGTTCTGCTCGCCGCATACGAAGCAATTGAAGGCGGCATAGCGTTCGCCCTTTGGGGGGAACTTGCTCACACAGAAACTTCCGTTCTTCTCGTCGTGAAACGGGCAGCGGTAGAATACGCTGCGTGCGGTCTGCGATGCGGGAAGGTATCCGTTGTTGCGCATCACGTCGGGAAGCGGGAGCGCATTGAGTTTATCAACTGTCTTGTCAGAAATCATTTCAGGGAATTTTAAAAGAGGAATGTCACCTCGTAGTTCATGCTTTCCATTTTTGCTTGTATCATTTCTTTCAGGCTATCTGGCAGGCACATCATAGGGTCTGGCTCATGCAGGTAAATCGTATTTTCCTGCACGCTTCCTGTGGAAGAATATCCGTCGTACACCAGCTCGTTCATAAGCTTCTGCATGCACGACTTCGACAGGTTGCTGCAAGCTATGCTCACGCTACCTTCGGGATAGCCTATCGCTATTTCCGTGTAACGCACATGGAAACGCTGTTCATATACCGCTCTGCTTCGTTTCATACCAGCCGCTTTCCTTTTAGCGTTAACATAAGCTCAGGACGTGTAGCCACACCCAACTTCGCAAAAATACGTTTCCGCATGTTGTCTATATTGGAATAGCTGCATCCCATTTCGTCGGCAATCTCTTCGTAGGTGAGCGAAGTATTTACCAGCATGTTCGCCACAGCAGCCTGAGTGGGAGTCAGTCCGCACTCGTACATCGGATTGCAGCACACATCCTTTTTATCCTTGAAGGCGGGGTTGAATCCGTTGAACGGACAGTTATATCGCATAGGGCAGTGCGTGTTCTCGGTATTGAAGTCTTCCGGACCTTCATGGTCGGGAATATCGTCCTCGCGTCCGAAACAACAGTTCAGGCTTACCAGCGCAAGCTCTGACAGATAGCGGCTGCGAAGGTTCCGTATGGTCTTATAAGAACGTCCAAGTCGCATCTGCAGAAGCTGGTCGGCTGCCACCAGGTGTGAGGGATAGTTTTTCTTCATCTCGTCGAGGTATTCCTCTACGAAGTCAATTCCCGTCTTTCCGTCGTTCTTTACCGTGATTTCCTCTCCGTCTTCAAAAACAATTCTTGAGAATCCGTCCTGAATGCGTGTGTGCGCTTCCCATTGTCTTTCCAACATATATCCCATCACATTTCCTCCATTTGTTTCTTGTACTCCTTATAAATAGATTCCAGCCCGCGAAGTTCTACTTCCGTGAAATCGAAGTTACGGAAATGCGCACGCAGCGCATGTTCGCCCATACCTCGTTCTTTCATGAACTCGATAAATTCTCCCTTCTTTCTCACACCGGAAAAGAAGTCTTTCAGTTCCCCTTCGTAGTCAGGATCAAAATCTCTCAGGCATTTTTCCACGCCTTCCGCCTCCCACCGGCGCACGCGGTTCAACCTGATCTTCTGGTACGCCGTGCTCATGCTCATTCCGTAATGTTCCACCAGGTAGCGGCTAAATCCCAGCCGCATGGGGCTCAACTTTTTTTCGGATAATGCTTCAATGATGCTCATTTTCATACTTCTGATATATATTGTCGTTTCTCGCTTTTGCGGTTTCGGTCGTTTTTTGTTATTTTTACCATACAAAGTAACAATTTTAATTTGACAATCGCATTATAATTGTTACTGAAATAACAATTTTAAACTGATTTTTTATGTACTATTTCAATTCTTTCCTGTTCAATAATCTTCCCAAGCTCTTCGGCCTGAGCGAAAAAGGCGTGTCGGAGAAGGTGTACGGAAAATCATACATGTATAAAAGAAAGGTTGATAATCAAGACAATATACTCGTGCATGACATCGTAATGGTGTGCAACACATTCCACATAAGCCTGTCAAACTTCATTATGTCGGCTCCTCCTGAAAATTTACTCGGTAATCGCTTCAAATATGTCATACCGGATGAAGATTTTAAAGAGGTGAGATTCATACCCGAAAACTTGCGCTGGCTCTACGGTCCGCAGGGACTTACCAAAATTCCTTCGCTTGCTGAATTCTCGCGTCAGATCGGAATATCAGTCACAAGCATCGTTAGATGGCAGAATCCGAAGATAGGCGGGTGCACGGTTAACTGGCTTATCGGGATATGCAACCGTTTCGGCATCGACATAGACGTATTCATGGAAGATAAAAACGAGAAACTTCAAAAATATGAAGCCACAGAAATAGGTATTTCTCCACGAGTTTGGCAGGAAATCTCAGATTTAAAAGAAACTATCAGAGAATACAGGCAAGAAAGGACCTCTCTTTTGGAAGAAAATCGTAAATTAAAAATACGAATTAAAGAAGCGGAACTTTTATCAGAAGAAAACGCGGAATATATATATGCAGGTAATAAAATAAGAGAATGGAAAGCCAACTGGAATCTCCTTGAAAACTTTCATATCGTTGTGGGAGTAGCAAGACAAAAAGTAATTCAGGTTGCTGGTATGCAATACTTTAGCGAGCTGTTTATAGAAGGTAACATGCAGATTACCTCACTGATAAAACTATGCAATAAATACCACATCAGCACAAGGCATATATTTTATCGGGACAATGGGATTGAACCAAAGATAAACGTGTACGACTATTACCGGTCGGAAAATTGGAAAACAATAGTATTCCACCCTGAATATATAAATGATTTCTTTGGGAAAGATAGTGTGACGGGGAAAAACCGTTCGGAACTAATTAAAACAATGGATCTTAGCGAATGGAAAATACGCTCTTGGAGGAAAGAAAAAAGCACCATGCGCATAAAAGACATGCTTGATATATGTAATAGACTTGAAGTGACACCTTACTGCCTGATTACAGACTTAAACCGTATGGACCTTTCCAGCGGGATGACCAGTGCGGAAATCCTGCTGGAAGAGAACCGTATGCTCCGCCAGCAGGTTATCCGGTTGAAAGAAAAACTACAGAAGAAAAACGGAGAAGGATTCCTTCCGTTAGACGAATGAGTTCATAGTACTTCCTGAGAATCCATACCGCACACTGAAATTCACGGAAATAAGACCTGGTTTAGCGCGGTCATAAAGTTTGTTCGTCTCTTCTGGTATGATGGCGACGGGTATGTATGTGCCGTTATCGTACATCCATGCCTTTCGCGTCACCACAAATTCCGTGAGCCACCATTCGGCCCACTCTCTGTTTACAAATCCGCTGCTCATGGAAAAAGTTCCTGAAGGCGTCTGTGCATAGCTGGCAGTGCGCGTGGTAGCACGGTAGGAAATGTCAGCAGGCAGCGTGTAGAGCTCACTCTGTATGTCATACTCCAGCGAATCGCGCGTAAAAGCGACTACACTTTCCATCAAACCGAACCCGTTCAGGAATATGAAGTGGCGCATGAGCGGGTTTGCCTTTACCGCATAGCGCTTCTTCCCGGTTTCAAATCCGGTGTTCACTGTAAGCTCACCTTCCTTCAACGATGATGTGATTATTTGCAATGAATCCGGGACCAGCGCACCACGTGTGTATTCGGAATATTCTTTCGATTCTTCTCCCTGCACTACGCTGTAGGTAATGGTGTCCGATCGGGTACTTACTGCAGGAATACACAGTATCCATCCCAATGGGACAATATCTCCCTCCGGTTTACGGCTCAAGATGCGTCCCTCACCTAAAATCTCTGTGGTATCTACATTGGATGTGGTAAGGCGTTCAAACTCCGTGAGCCTTCCGGGTATGGCATTGTACTGCTCGGAAGTGGTTTCATCTTCTTCTATCTCTACCATCCCGTCCAGATACGATTCTTTGTAAGTAATGGTGTATCGTGCGGCGTATGTCATCTGTGAAAGGCTCTGCGTACCGTTCACATCAAACGTCATCTTTCTTGACAGCGCAGTTTTTATGGTCTCTCCGATGTTGAAAACGGCTATCCCGTCGGAACCAACCTCAAAGGAATAGCTTTCAGAATAAGGAAACTCTTCCGATGCGGCAAATGCGGTGGAATTGACCGTAATCTTTATGCGGAGAAAAGTTTTTCCGCTCAGCGTGGTTTTTGCCTTAACCACTATGGGGTCGCCTGCAAATGCTATCTGTGGCGGCTGCTGTAATACCTGTATTGCCATGTTTTATTTCTTCATTAAATGGTATATAGTTCGATTGTTACCTCCGTAATCCCGCTACGGTCAATGCTGTAGGATAACTTATTGATGAATCCCACATAGTTACCTATCTGGTAGCGCTTGAGCATGTCCAGTCCTGCAATCTGCGATATGGTCATTCTTACTGTCAGTATCACGGTCTTCCGGTTGTAAAGGAAGTAAAGATACTCCGAAAGGAATTTTGACACCAGTCCACGGTCCTGGTATGCCTGAGAAGCGGGATACTTGTCTTTCCCGGCCACCAGCTTGAGCGAGAATCGCCCGGACTGGTCTACTCCACCCTGCTCCGTGCCGTTGTAATCAAAGAAACGGCCAAAGTTATCGCAGCTGTCGGCTGTAAAAGCACTGTTGGCTACCGTCTGTACCCACGAATCGTTCCCTTCACCGTCGTAGTTTTCGGTGTAGTCTATCCCTGATTCACTGCCAGGCCCGCGCATGATTCCAAGACAAAATCCGGCATCGTAAGTACGCATGGGTGATTCTTCTGCTGATTCTTTGTCATAATTTTCATCGGAAAGATAGCTCAGCGTTATCTCATGCTTGTATCTCATCATGTGAGAAGGTGCTACGCCCAATATCCCGGGAATAAGACTGAAACTTGCATTCCTTTCCGACAGAAGTTCCTGATCGGCAAATACAGCCAGAATCTGCTGACCTTCTTTACCAGACATAGCCTCTGAAACTACTGTCTGACCGTTTACATCATTTATCATCACCGGAGCAAAGTTGATAGATATTTCATCTTCCTCTTCTTCCGTCGATGTGCCTCCGATTAAATAATCACGGAATCCACCAACCTCAAACAACGAAGGATTTCCTCCAGTATTCTCGTCCACTTTTATACGATAGGAGTTCCCTGTAAGTTTATCCTGATAGCATGTAGTGTCATTGGATGCTTGTCCCTGCTGAAGAATCTCCATGTAATTATTCTTTTCCTTCACATTGGAATAATCATCATAATTGAATGCAGTATCATCTTCCTGGCCGTATGTAAGGCGTATGGTCTTTTCTTTTGATTTTTTCAACTGCATCCCCACTATTTCCACATCAAGAATGGATGTTTCATCCGATTTCAGAATGTCTTTTATATATATGACATCCATCGTATTTTTTGCACTGTCGTACAAGAACCGGATACCAAAAGCATTTTGCAGGTCTTCAATCAAATCTTCCATTTCTACATCCGGGAAATTCTGATTGGTAGCAAAAACATTCACCGCGCTATAAGAAAAGTTCTGGGTAAGAAATGTCGCAATTTTTCTGTATGAATTAGCACCTGGAATTACATTATACTTTAAGTCATAATGAAGAGAAAATGATGAACCCATAAAATTATTCATCATAATATCTGTCCATGATACAGAAAATGAATCTCCCTTTTCTTCCGTATGACACTGCGTGCTGAAAAATGCCAGACGGCACATGTCTTCCATTGTGGACAAATCGTTCTTTTGTACGCCGATATTCAGATATTTGAAGAAACAATCAAGAAGATACATTACGTAGAAGCATACACCGCTGTACGGTCTTCTGGGTTCCAATATATTATAGCTTCCTGCATCGTTTGGTGTACATACCCTTACATTGCAATATGGCTTTATAGGATAAGGGTCCGATTCGTTGCTCTCGGTGTAATTCATCACTCCATCGTTAAGGTATATGGTTATAAATAAATTATCATCCGTATTGGAATATTGTGTGGAAGCTGATTTTACCCTATACCCCAGCTTTATCTCCCTGTCGAGAGGAATATCCCTTGCATTCATTCCCTCTATACGGTCCATGAAATCGCTGTTACCGGAAATGAATGTGACGGGAAGTGTATCTTCGAACTCCACTTCATCGTCGGTCTCTATCACACCACGGTATATCATCACGCCGTCCACCCAAAGCTCTGCGGGCATACGGTCAATGTCCTTCAGGCTAATGTCTCCCCAAGGATCGGCAATGTTCTTGAAAATCTCGCGGTTTGGTTCCAGCGGAATTTCGAAAGGGAACGAGAATGTTCCCTGGTCATTGAAAAGTGGGTTCGACTGCTCCAATATAATGGAAAAATCTTCCGACAGCTTTACCCACTGGCTGTTAATCTTTATCTGTAGTCCTTTCATCGTGTCATTATTTTATCAGTCCGCGTTTGGTCATAAAATTGCTGGCTTTGTTCAACTGGTTTACCGCTCCCTTGCTCCCGTATGGGTCTACGGTGGCGCTAATCGGCTTGCTCAGACGCTCGTTCAGTGTGGAAAGCGCTTCGGCCACACTTCCGAGCATTTGTGTCATCTGCTCGTTCTGCATGGTCATGTCCGTAGCTCCGGATGCAACCTGGGTAATCTGTGCCGGCATGGAAGGATAGCTTCCGCTGGCAAATGTCGGCATGGCTGCCGATTTTAGCTGTCCGTGACGCGCAATGGTGAGGATGCTTTCATAGATGTGGGGATAGTTCAGAATAAGTTTCTGTGTGGTATCGCCGTCCACAATCATTTCAGGCTTCTTTTCAGAGAAAATACCGAAATGCGCACCTCCGCCGTACACACCCGTTTTAAGCTCCTTCTGGTAGCGTGCGTTGTATATCTGTCCGTCGTTCCCCAGTACCGGATAGTCACCCTCTGCGTAGGTAAGCATTCCGGCTGCTACACGGCCCTTGCTGCTGCTTACTCCGGTAGCAGCTGCCACATCCTGCTTTGCCTTGTTTAGCTTACCCATTGCAAGGCCCATCAGGGCGGAAAGCGCCGCACTGATAACTGCAATCAATGGGATACCCCACCATCCTAGGTCTCCGATTGTTTTTGCTGATCCCCTCGCAATACCAGAAGTTACATCTCCTTCAGTCTTTGCCCCTTCTACTGTCATATCAGTAATGGCCTGTGACCCATGAATAGCTGTAACAGTAGCACTTGTAGCCGCTTCCTGTGCTACTTCCTGGTCTCCAAGAGTCTTCTTCATCAACAACTCGGTTATTTTTTGCATAATCAAGTCTTTGGTGAGTTTCATCGCTGTTTGGAGCAACATTTTTGCAGCTTGCTTACGGTCGTCCACTTCGGCAAATGCAGCTTCTCCCATCTGCTCACTGAAATCCACGACTGCATCGGTGTAGTTCTTTAGTGTGCTTAGTTTGCTCTCCGTGATTTCAAGTTCTTTTGAGGATTGTTCTTCCCTTGCAGCTATGTAGTTGTCGTAAGCCTCCTTCTGCGCCATGAGGAAAGATTCTTCTGCCTGCTGTTGCGTAGCGCCGGAAGCAATTGCCTGCTGTATCAGTTCTTTCTTACGGCTTTCAAACTGCTCATAATACTGCGCCGCCGCTTCCAATTTTATCCGCAAGGCTTCGAGCTCTGCATTATCCGTTTCGGAAGTACCAAGGAAGGAACTTTGTGTGGATGCCAGTCCAAGATTACCTGCAGCACCCATAAGTTCAGTTCGTTCGTCCGTACCTTTTATACGGTCTTCCCAAAGTTTCTGGTTTCCGCTGGTTTCCCACTGCACGTCTATCATTTCCTTGATGTCCTTTGCATACTTCTCGGCAGCGGCCTTTGAGTCCTGGTAGAAATCACGCAGCTTTTTCAGCATGAGCGACATCTGCTCCGGGCTCATGCTTTCGGCCCATACCGCGTCAATGTTGCTAAGATAAGTCCGCAACTGGTCTTCGTTCAGACTGTAAGCATCTTCCGACAGAGAAACAAGGGCATTAATTCTTTCCTTCACTGCACTCTCGTCAATCACTCCGCTAAATCCTAAACTCATACGGAACTCTTTCTCCGCATCGGTATTCAGCAGACGAAGCTTGTCAAGCGACTCCTCAAACTGGTTGACAAGGCTTTCAAATGGGTTGTATTTAAGCAGTTCCTTCTCGATAGTCTGACGGTATTTCACTGCCATGTTCTGTACTTCGAGCAGGTCTTTTTCAAGATTCTTACGTAATCCGTCAGTCTGACGTTCGCCCAGCTTCTTAATCAATGCAGCAGTAGATTCCAGGTTCTTACCTTCCATTCCGTATAAATTCTGATTGAAGGTGTTCTCCTCACCCAACAGCTTTTTACGAAGCTCCACACGTGCCAGCAGATGCTCTTCCTCGGTCGCGTCAATCTGGCGGTTCATCTCCTCAGTAGTTATCTGTTCATCGAGATATGCCTGACGGATAGCCTGCTGACGGCGGAGGAAGTAAGCTTCGAGCGCAGACATGGCCGCACTGATTTCATCATTCATTTCCTTCTGCTCACCACGTGTGCCTGACTTACGTACTTTGAGCCAGTTACCACTTGTGTCGCGACCCCATTTCTCAGCCAGCACCTTGGCCACATCCTGCTCCATCTTTTTCAGCGCCTCGTATTCTTCCTTGGCCGACTTGAATCCGCGGGCAGCGAAGGTGTCTGCATAGTCCTTGTCCTCATTAATGCTCTTCATCATGGCCTCCAGCTTTTTGTAGGTAGCTACCAGCTTGTCTACTCCGGCTGTTTCCAGCGATACCCCCTGTCCCCATACAGACTCCAGTCCGATGGCCTTAATACGTTTTTCCACCTGATCTATGTTGTACTGATATGCACCTAACAGGCGGTTCTTCTCTTTCAGTTCCTTCAGTTCTGAATCGGTAAGATTCTCTCCCTTCCTACGCTTATCGTTCAATTCTTCCAGTCTGGATTCCTCGAGCTTATTCAGCATTATCCCTTTTTCTTTCCTTTCATTCAGCCTTTCAAGCTCTGCAGTTTCAAGCTCAGTCAATTTCTTTCCTTTCTCACGTTTTGCATTCAAATATTCAACATCTGAACGCAGACGTTGCACGTAGGTAGTCGCCTGCTGCAAATAGGTATTCAGTTCAGGCAGGTCGGACGAAGAAAGAATGTCCTGGTTGGACTTACGGAGGTCTTGCAACATAAGCTCTTCGGTCTTTCTCTCGGCAGCACGCTGCGTACTTTCAAGGAAAGTCTGAGTCTGCCCTGCTTCCTTACGGATATTTTTCAGTATGTTCATCAGTTTTAAAGCGTCGGAACTGAACGGGAGTTGCTTTATGTTCTTGTCATATTTCTCCATAAAGCCATCCAGCGCGTCGTACAGATTACCTCCTTCTTCTACTACCTTATTCATCCCGTCCATGATAAGGGCCATGGCATCGCCGGCATTGGTTTCTCCCACATTCTGCATTTTATTCAGCGAAGCAATAATCTTCGACTGAAGTTCCTGAATCTGGTCGGTGTATTTGTCGGCAATGTTTTCCATCATCTTGTCGCGCATCTTCAGCGCCAGCGTTTCACGAAGACGGGCATTAATCAGGCTGTAAATGTATTCCTGCTTCTCGGCATAGTTGTTTTCAGTGACCATAAATCCAAGGTATGCCCCATACTTGTCATTCAGCTGCTTAATCAGTGCCGCACGCTCTCCGTTCGATACATTTGCCTTGTCAATCGCATATTTCAGATTGGAAAGCTCAAATGTTTCCTTCTGTATGGCTGCTTCAAATCCAGCTTGTGCCTTTGTTGCCTCGTCTACTGATTTCTTGAAATAAGTAACAGCCGAAGTCAGCGCAGTAATGCCCAAAACAACCCATCCGATCGGATTCATACTCATGGCAAATGTAAGGGCCTGCCAGGCTATTTTGAATATATTCACAGATGCTGTTCCTGCTTTTACCATTTTCGTAAACAGCACAATGTTTGCACTAGCCTTCTGCACCGCCGAAGACGTGGCTATCATTACTCCCACCAGCACCTGAAGCGCAACTGCCATCAGACGTATGAAAGTCTCTCCGCGTTCAAACCGGTTGGGAATGCTCGAAATATAGCGAAGCACATCAGTTAGCCATTCCACAAATCCGCTGTTGATAAACGATTCCTTGATGGCGTTCCCCATACGCTGCATGATGGCCATGGCGTTTTCGTTCTTGATGTTGTATTCATCCGTCACGCTGGTAGCTTCCTTAAACGCACGGGAAGAAGTAAATACCTGTGCCTTCAGTTCGTCTACGCCGGAAGAAAGGGTAACGAGCACCTGCTTGATACGCTCGCCATCGCTACCGAGGTCTTTCATAATCGGAGCCAGCACATCCAGTCCGCCCATGGCGTTCATCTTCTCGAATACAGCGATTACGGCCTGAATGGTTTTACCCTGTTCAATCAGGTTTTTCAAGTAATCATCGCTCAGACCCACAGCCTGCGCCACCTCGGTGGTGTTACTGGTAAGTGTAGAGATAAAGGTGTTCAAAGCCGTACCACCCATTTCGGCGTGCTGACCAAGCGCGTCGAGTGTGCCGGCCAGCGCAATCAGATCGGACATGGAAAGTCCTGCCGCTTCTCCGATAGCTCCGATACGGTTTACTACATCGACAATCGGACCGGCAGAAGCACGGCTGGTCTGGGATATTTCGTTGATAGCAGAACCGGTGGCGAGCAAGGCTTTTTCCACTCCGAGCTTCTGTGTCTCACCCAGAATGGCATTTACCTTCATCAGCTGACGTACCGCTTCAGCACCTCCCAAATCTTCTCCCAATGCTACGAGCAACTGATTACCTGCCTTCACGAATCCCAACACATCTTCTTTGGCAGAAATACCTAACTTACCGGCTTCGTATGCCAGGTCGTGAAGTTCCTGCTGTGCGGTACGGGTGTCGATACTGTCAATTTCACGGCTCAGCTCGGCTACTGACTCAGTGGAAAGCCCGGTGGTCTTCTCGATGTCGGCCAGACTGTCACTCAACTGCAAGTTAGCCTGATACAACTGCTTGATACGTCCTACCACCTCATTGAATCCGGCATATACCAGCACATAACTTGTCAAACGCTTGATGGTAGCTACAATCTGGTTATCGTGTTCCTGCCAGCTTCGCTTCACTTCATTAATCTGCTCGTTTACCCGGCGCAGGTCCATTGATTTTTCGACATACTTCTTTGCGTCACGTCCGGTTTTCGAAAGTTCTTCCTGAAGCTGTGCAGCGGCCTTTTGTAAATCTTCAAGAGAAGCCGTTTTCAGAGAAAGAAGGACTTTATCAAGTTCCTTTGCGCTTAACACAGAATTTTTCTGTTTTTTCTCAATCGTGCTCAGCGCATCTTCAATTTTTTTCAAGCCTTTTGTATCGCTTACTTCAAGCTTCTTTTTATACTCTTCTAGCGATTTTTTCAGCTTTTCAAGGTCTTCGTATGTACCGTCGAACGTACCTTGACCAACCGTTTCAGCTTTATCAAGCGCATCTTTCAGTGAAGTAAATTCGGCAGATGATTGTTTCAGTTTCTCGTTAAGTGAATTGATGGCCGACTCTACCTCCTTTACTCCCTTTGTGTCGCTTGTCTTTAGCTGCTGCTTGTATTGTTCAAGCAACTTGATGGCTTCTTTTGTCTGGGCTATTGTGCCATCGAATGTGCCGGTCTGGACTTTCCCGAGTGTGGTTTGCGCACGATTGGAAATTCGGTTCTGCTCTTCCTTGATAACCGCTTCCAAGTTTTGCTGATATTGCTGTAGTTTCTGTGAAGAAAGTTCTGCCCCATCCACCTGCTCCTGCCAGAACTTTTTCAGTTCAGCCAGTGAGGATGTGCTGGCATTCCCAATATTCTTCATGCGCTCTGCAATAGCCGCATTTTTACTTGTATTCTCAAAATCAGAAAGATACTTCTTAGCTCGCTCAATGTACTGATTATATATATCCCACTGCTTTGAACCAAGTTCTGTTGCATCACGAAGTTGGGTTGTTGCCTTAATTGCATCCTGAATCTCAGTAAGGCTACTTCCACTTAAATTACTGAATACACTGACTGCACTTTTAGCCGATCGTTTCTTCTCTTCATCCAAAACCTGTTTAAGCTTTGATTCGTATTCAGCAAGTTCCTGACTTCCACGCTGCGCACCGTTTACCTGCTCCTGCCAGTATTTTTTCAGCTCGGCCAGGGATGATTCACTGGCTTTCCCCAATTCTTTCATCCTATCGGACATGGCAATCTGCTTTGTCAGGTTGTTGTAATCCGACAAATACTTCTGCGCACGCTGTATTTCATCATTGTAAATCTCCCACTCCTGTCCACCAAGCTTCTGAGCGTCACGAAGCTTTGTTGTCACATTAATGGCTTCCTGAATTTCCGCCACACTACTTCCATCCAGATTATCCATTACACGACCAGCCTTTGAACTGATACGACGTTGTTCCTCGTCCTCCACCTTTTTCAGCTGTTCACGGTAAGTCTGAATCTCTTTTGTATTTTTCTGAGTGGTAGAAATAAGTTCCTGCAAGCGCTGTTTAGCCATGCCAAGCGACTTGTCGCTCACATTGCCTATGTCGCCTATGATGTCGGAAAACTCTACAAGGTTCCCTTTCCGGCGCTGTGCTTCATCGGCTATCTGTTTGATGTAATCGCGAACTGTATTAAGCGTTTGAAGGTCTTTCGGGTTTACCCCAAGCAACATCTGTTTCAAACCCTTCTGAGCGTTATTTAGATTACGTAGAGTCTGTCCGGAAATATCTGTAAGGTATTTCTGCACAGTATTAATATTCCGTTCAGATTCAGTTATTGACTTCTGAAGTTGTTTTTGCTGCTTTAAAGCATCTTCATATATCTTTTTATTCTTGTCGTAAGCAACCGTATCCACAGTAGCCTGCATGTTTTTCTGGGCTTCCTGTGCCTGTTTACCAAGCTTCTTCCATTCTTCACGCATCTCTTCAACCTGCTTACGAGCCTGTTCCGCCCCGCCTATAAGCACGTCGATTCTAGCCAGTCTGGTACCTAAACTATTTGCCATGTCTTTGTGTTTGTTTTCCTCAAAGTTAGGCAGCCGGAAGGTGGAAATGAAGGACAAAAAACGGTGTCCTTCAATTCAACGGACACCGTTTTAAAACTATTCGCCAGCAACCTCTAAAGTGGTTTGCGGCAAACCTCTCGAGCGATATGCAGCAAACCTCTCAAGTGGTTTGCTGCATTTGTTTTGACAGGCCCTACAGGCTATTGTGGAGGGGTGTTATTTTTTAATTTAAACTGGTAAAATAAAGGATAATTTCCCTCTATATATTGCAATTTTAATTTACATCACGTTTAAAATTGTTTTATTTTTTCATTTTTCCTCCGAAAATCAGCACTTTTAAAATTTTCATTTCATAATCATATTTTTATTTTATGCTTATAGTTACATTTGCTTGAAATAAAAATATGATTTTCATGAAAAAAATGTATTAATAAAAAGATTTGGTATAACATTGCTTATACTAATTATTATTCCTGAATCCATTTTTCCCAGGAATTTAAGCGACATTGAAGTTACGTCCTTATTCCTGGAATTTATTTTTGGTATTCTTTGCATCATCCTTTTCTTCAAAATATGGAGTATGACAAATGATGTCAGCCAAATCAAGAATTTGATTGAAAAATCTCTTTCCAAAAAAGAACAGGAAGAGAATGAAGAAAATCTTTTTGACGGGAAAGAAATTGATTCCGACGAAAAAAAAATGAGGAATGAAAACCCATCTGAAATTGGCGAATGGTCAGAAAACATCAGTTGGAAAGAAAAGAAAAATGCAGCTCCTATTATTGAGTTTCTAAAGAAAGACCAAATAATTATATCTCAGAACGGAGAAATGATGATTTGTGATGAAAAAGAACTTTCTTCAATAAAAGGAGAGTATAAAGTTGTCTTTCGTAAAATTAAATAATTTATTTACAGAAATACTATATTCTGATTTATGATAAGACAAATTCTATTTTTATTATTCCTATGTTGTTTTATTTCGGCGCATTCACAGATAAAATCCCAAATAGGTGTATATAAGGCTTATTTTTTTAAAGAGGGACAAGATTTGTCAAAGCCTTTGGAATCATTAGACTATAGCATGATCAAAAAAGGGAAAGAAGTAGAAATTATAAGCGTAGACACCTCTGATGTTTATCATTCAATTGTCAGATACAAAGGGAAAAATGGGATTATACATAATTCTGTCCTTTCTGATAGAAGAATTCTTATCCCATTATTTACAAATCTACGGGAAGAATATCTTGATGATATTGCAAACGGAATACTAAAAGAGGGTATGAATGAATCTGAAGTAGGATTCATCATCGGAATACAGCCTAAGATTCAACAGAAAGGAGAAAATATTGTAAGATGGTATTATCCGAATCTTATTGACAAAGCTCCAGATTTTCTTTTTTATAAAGGTAAATTGTGTAGTGCGGAAATGTACCGTAAAGTTGTATTCAGATATTATACAACATTCAACTTTTCCCTAAAGTCCGTTGAACTTAACGGTGAAAAAAAATCCGTATCCAAAAACAATAATAACGAATATGAAGATGAATACATAAAAATTAACTGGGAAATATTACAAAGTTCTTTGTCTTTTAATATTCTAAACAAAACTAATAGATCTCTCAAAATTTTGTGGAATAATATGTCTTTTACAGATGTTTCAAATAATTCCAGAAGAGTAGTAAGCGGTGAGACAAGAGTAATCCATGCGAATCTTGAAATACCTTCTTCCGTTATATCAAAAGGAAGTAGTTTATCTGATATTGCTGTTCCATATCCTAGAAAAAGTTTTATTGTAAACTACTATAACTGCCCGCAAGAACTGGAAGACATGGGAAAGCCGGAAATAGGAAAAGAAATTAGAATACTTTTCCCAATTGAATACGATGGGAACGTAAAAGAATACATATTCACATTCCATGTCAATGAAATTACATTGTCAAGAAAATCTTCTTTATAAACATTGATATTTACAATTAAAAAACAATGCAGCCGGGGAAGAAACGACAAAACCCGGCTGCATTTTCATTCATATAGGTGGAAAGACAAACTACATCATCTTTTTCTCATAATTATATCGCCCACCACATTTGCCAGCACATTAGAGCCAAATCCTCTTATCCCGTCAAGTTGAGCTACCATCCGGATAAGGAGGTCCAGCTTTTCTTCTATGCGGCTGTTACATGGCTGCCGGCTCTCCGTACATGCGCTTCTTGAAGTAACGGCGCACCTGAAAGTTCTTGTCCTTGTCTTTCAGGTAGGACACAGCTTTCTTGTAGCATGAAAGGGCCATCTTTTCGTTCGGCACTTCGGCAGGTGTCTTGTATCCCATGTCTTCAGCGATGCTGTATGCCATGTCGCTGTAAATCATGTTGGCTGTGACACAAAGTGCATACGAGTTGTACGAAGGTTTTTCTTCGGGAACTCCTCCAAGTTGTTTCACGGCAGCCACGAAAGTGTCATGCCCCCAGTGGAATCCTTTCAACCCATCTTCGTTGACCATGGTCTTACCGATATTCACGGCCTCTGTTTCCGACAAAAAATTATCCCAGCACATTGCTTCGAGGTGGCTCAGCCAGCTCATAGCCATTTCCGGATGCATCTTTGCCATTTCCTTGAAATAATAGGTAGCAGCTTCGCCGAATATTTTCATATTCTTCACGTCCTTGCTGTCCTTCATCTTATCATACAGCTCCTCGTAACGGGAGATCATTTGTTCTCTATCCATATCTCGATATTTTTAAATTAGTTTCTTCAAAAACTTCCCGCCCTCGCGGACGGGAAGCCACTCAAACATTTTTCCTTTTCCTTCGCTTTTTTACGGGTTCATCGGCAGATGCCAGACTGAAAGCGCTAAACGCGGCTGCCTGAACTTCGTTAAGCGGGAAAGGTAGCAGTAATCGTGACCGGGACTGCAATCAGTGCGCCGCAAGCAGAGCAACCGCAACCGTTCTCATTGTAAGAGAATACCTGCGGAACTAAAGCTGTAGCTACCACACTGGTAGGGGCTGTATTTGCCGCACCGATGAAGGTTACTGTAAACTGTTCGGTCCACTGAATAGTCTTTGCTGCACATCCGTTTTTCGGAGTGTAGGTCAGAGTTACAGCTGCGTTGATAAGCGCAATGTTCTGCGTGTTGTTGTTTGTGACGCTTGCTACACTGAATACGACGGTAGCAGTAGGTTGAACGCCGTTGTTCACGCAATAAGCCTGACGCAGTTTCTTAGTGATGTTTACCGTCAGTGGCTGAGCGGTAGCTGTCGGAACTCCAGACAAAGTAATTGACTGAATCATAGTTGTGTTGTGTTTGTGTTATATATCTTTTACAGGACACCAGGCCGCCTGTATTCGGCACTTATTTCTCTTCTTTTTCTCGTGTTTCATTCTTTGGTGCAGGCTGCGGTTGTGGGTGCGACGGCTGTGCGGGCTGCTGCGGAACCTTCACCACATATTCCTCGGGTTTCTGATACGGAAGGTTGCAGTCCAGGTATTTCTTCAGTTCCACCAGGTCATTGCGGTCGAAGGTGAAAAATCCGTCGATTATGGAAAGCTTTCCCTGCTGGATGGCAGAGTCAACATATCCGTGAGCCAGTTCCGGGATCATGTCGTCCGGAATGCGGGATACAAATCGTTCAAGGAACGGACGGATCATTTTTGTCCCTCCTAAAGATGCCAGCGAATTGATTTCATTGGAAATCTGCCATCCGGGGCCTGCGAGTCCGATTGACTTGAATAACTTCTCCACCGGAAGCATACCGGCAGAAATACCGTTGAGCGTATTGCCCATCATAACCGGAATGACCGGCTCACCCCATTTCAGGATGACAGCGGTCAGAATCTGTGCGTTTGTCATTGTGCTGCGTGTTTGAGTTTTTTCTACAGTGCTTGAAAATCAAAAGGAAGGGGAAGACCGGACGGTCCTCCCCCGGGGCCAGTTTGGGGTTACTGGGCAGACGGACATCCGCAGCATCCATCCTGACATACGTTGCTTGACGGAATGTATGTCTTGGTGATAGCCTGCAAAGCGGCGATGCTGTTCTGCATGCACTGCAGAGCAGCGGTGTTGGTACCGTTGTAAACGGCCTGCTGCATGTTGACAGCGGTCTGAGCGTCCTTGTTGGAGCGAACTTCCACTGAAAGTTCCTTGATCTGACCCTGCAAGTCCTTATAGGCTTCCACGATCTTCTGGTCAGTGTACTTGTCAGCCTTCAGCAAAGCGATTTCTGAATCCTTTGCGTTCAGTTGTTCCACCATGTTCAACTCATAACGGCTTACGGGCATGTTGTCTGAACATACGCCTTCTGCGTTCCATCCCCAGCCATTGCGACCCAGGATGTTACCACCGTTGATACCCAAAAATGATGCGATACCTGCTGCTGCACCCACAGTGTTGAAATTACCTTGTCCCTGGCCGGTTACGTTGTAACTCTGGCCATCCATACCTTTGATTGTCATACTGTTTTGTGTTTGTGTTGTGTCGTGAACTATTTCCCGACATGACAAAGGTACGGACGAAGCATTACTCTGGGAATGAGTTATTTCCTAACCTCTTCCTGATTCTTTCGCAACTTATTCTGAATATTTTCTGTGTGCTGAGACGCTGGTCGAAATTGGTATGAATCTGGTTGACGGCACGCTCCGTCTTTCCGATTCGTGCAGCGATATACGACGGATTCAATCCGCTCTGAAAAAGGAAATGCACGAGCAGATAGCGTGCATCTACCGTTTCTGTGTCCTTCCTTCCGGAAAGGATCTGTGCAGACGGTATTTCCGTTTCCTCCGATACCATGCGGAGGATGGTGCTAAAAATCTCACTCTTACTCATCGTTTCTTTGTTTATCGGGCACGTCTGCCCTGTGTTTTTCTCTTGTGTTTAAAGAAACAACCTGCCGCTACCATTGCAGCAGGTTGTAATTAAGCGTAACGCCCAGAAACGGTTCTGTCTTCCCTGAAAGCCCTATTCCGTATCCGGCGCTCAGTCCTATTCCCCACCTCTTTTTTTTAGGTGCCGGTGCATTTACCACCCCCGTCTGTGTGCGTCGGTAAAACTCTGCCGACACCAGTTGCGGGCGGTACCCTGAAATGACTATCCGGTAGTCGTCCGTGCGGTATTCCTTCTCTGTGAGAGGAATAATCACGTCTACGCTGTCTGTTCCTGTAGAAAGCGAATCAGAAACAACCGTAACCGTGTCCGCTATGCTGTCCGGAATGGAAGCTGGCCCGGACGGTTTCTGCGGACGATATACCGGAAGGCGTGCGGTGTCTGTTCCTGCGGAACGCTCTGACACGGGAGGAGCAACTGCGGTGTCGCGTATCGTATCTACCCTGACGGGAAGCCATACGGTATCACCCTGACCAGACTGCGGCGACGCGCATCCACGGAAGAAAAGCGAAAAGAGGAGCGCGGCCGACAGCAAGCCTACCAGTATCCACGGAAGCTGTTTCATACGCCCAGGTATTTACAGATTCCCTGCACATGCAGCGTGACAATCTTCTGGAGTCCTTCATCCGACAGAAGGAAGTCCACATCTTCGCGATTGTCTTGGAAAAGGTTTTCCGTCAGCACGGCCGGGCATACGGTGTGCTTCAGAATATAGAAACCGCTTTCCTTGTCGCTGTCTCCGTCGGTGGTGTCCTTACGAATCTTCATGCCTTTCAGCACCTGCTCCGCACTCTGATACAGACATTCGGACAGTTTGTCGGCCCTGGTCTGACCTACGCTGGTCCATGCTTCCCATCCGCGTGCGGTCATCCACTGCGTGCCGCTTCCGGCAGCGTTGCAATGAACGGATACCAGGATGCTGTCTTTCACCCGGTTGGCGCGTGCGCACCGTTCCTGAAGCGAAATGTCTTCCTCTTCCGGAACGAGCAGCTGCGCGTCCAGCCCTTTCTTCTTTAGCGCATCCACCACGCGGCGTGCAATGTCGCGTGCATAGACATATTCGCGCAACCGTCCGTCGGGCGACTGCTTCCCATTGGTTCCTGCACCATGACCGTTATCAATCCAGATTTTCATGCCGTGTCTAGTTTAGTTTTTGTGTTGTGACTGTGGTTATGCAGAAGCCAGAACCCCGGCCTTTTCAAGCTCGTCAATCAGCTTGTTCAGTACGGTATGTGCATCTTCCGAACCTGTAGCATCTGTTACATGGGCACCCTGTTTTACCAAACCTGGTGTTCCTGATGTGGCATTTGTATAAGTTGTATCGGTCCAGTTTACTGTTACATAGGCTTTCCCGCTGCCATCTACTCTTACAGCATAATTCTTGCCGCTTTCAGAATAGCCGGTCTGGATTCCTCCCAAAGCAGAGTCGCTGGCTTTCGGGAGCACATAGCTTTCACCACCTCCTCCACCGCCGGCTGCTGCGGTATCCTTGATGACCAATGCCTTTACTTTTTTCACCTCCACATCGCTCAGAAGCCGTACCTTCATGCCGGCAGGTACATTGATTTCAATTACTGAATTTGTGAAATTCACCGTATCCATTGCGACGGGTTCCATGGTGTCAATAAACTGGGAGATTGAAAGCCTTCCGCTTTTCACACCCTGAATCTGCACCATTGTACGTCCTTCGGAAGTATATTCGGCCACATATCCTTCCGCTGCCTTCTTAAAACTGATTTCGTCCATTGTTTGTGTTGTGTTTTTGGTTTGTAACTCTATTTATAGGGATTCTCCCGGTATTCCGGAAGAATGAACTGTATGTTCACCGCTGCATCGTGCAGCACCTTGTGGGCTTGTTCCTCACTTACCTCCATTTCGTCGGTAAACTCGCAGAAGATGTTTCCTACCCAGTCGGAAGCGCTGTTCAGCCTCTTTATGGCTACGGCGCGACAGCCATTGGTTATAAACAGGGATTTGGCCATCTTGTCCTTCACTTGAGAGTCTATATCCGTATAGCAGAGAAAAAGGTTTTCGGCCAGTCCTCTGCTGAATACTGCCATTTCGCTCATAGGGAGCCGCTGCACGTTGTCCTTCATGCCCGACACCCCCTTGCGTTTCACTTCGAAATAGATGGAAAGGAAGGCTGAGTTACCCAGCGGGTGCGGCTGTACGATGTACACCCTGTCGGCCTTTGTCTCGTAGAGCACCTTCCACAGTTCGCCGAATACCTTTGCCGTGTTCTCGCTTCGCTTGAAGCTAAGACGTTCGGTTTCCTGCTTGTACCGTTCCAACTTCATATCGTTCATCTTGTCACGATACTTCTGCGTCATTTTGTTGTACTGAGTAAAAATCAAGGTACCCACGGAAACTACAGCTGCGCTTATGGCCGTCACCATTTCTGCGTCCATCCTGTGCCTCCTTCCGATTTCCCGTTATTCCATCTCTTCCGTATTATCCTTAAAAAGAGCGGCAATAGCTTTTACCACATCGTAGAAACCGCATCCGCTAAGGCCGGCAGCCAGTCCGTAAATAAGCGTTCCCCACCATTGGTATCCTTCGAGCAGTGGAGTAAGCTGAAGTGCCCATGCCAGCACGCACACCACCATACCTACCGCCACGCTCACACCGATTTTTGCGAGCTTGCTTCCTGAAATGGCAGGAATGACTTTCAGAATCTGCGTCACGATAGCCGAAATAAGTGCTACGATTCCGGTAAACGTGCCCAGGTCGATTACGAATCCTGCAGTAGAAGGTTCAGAGGTTACAGCTTCCTGTGCGAAAACGGTCACTGCAGAGATCAGCATTGCAAACAATAAAATCATCTTTTCCATTTTGTCGTCGTTTTTAGTTAAACATTTGGTTTTTGTTGCAATACAAAGTTACGAAGAACACATTGGAGAATGAAGGACAAAAAAAACGACGGTTTCTCGGAGGACAAAAACAAAAAAGGAGACAATCGCTTGTCTCCTTTCTGTGTTGATAAAACTCTCATCGAAGAAGGGAATCCCTGTTTTCCCTATCACGCCGCTAAATTACAAAAAATATTTATATCCGAATAAAACGGGTATGTTTTTTTGATAATTGAATGCTTATTTGCACTTTAAAACAATAAAAAGAAGGACGGATGTGCAACACTTTGCTCCGCCCTTCAAGCCAATTTTAAATACATGTAAATGTATTCCATTACAAACATAATACTTTTTATTGCCAATCTCAAATATTTTTTCTATTTTAGGGGAGCCAATTTTAAAAATACATGTTATGTTAACCTCTGCCAGTACAAAGCAAAGGTGTCAGGAATTTTCTGACTTCCTTCGAAGTTCCGCGTCCGGTTTTGAGCTGGATTTGTCGGGCTGCTCATTGATTGAATGTATTGAACAAATGATCCGCGTGAAGAATCGTCTTTCTGAAGGATACGGAAAACATTTCTCATGTCTTCTTTTCAACCTGAACTACATCCAGAAACTTTTTGGATGTACAATTTCCCCTTCACAGGTAAATGAACTTTTCTGGACTTATTTTATTTCCTTCCTTACGAAAGAAAGAAAGCTTTCCCTCTCTACCGTAAAAACCGTGTGCAGCCAGCTAAAGACCTCTGTGGAATGGTCGGCCAGACACCGGGCCCGCATATCAGACACCTACGATATGCTGAAAATTCCAAGCTACTGTCATGAGCAGATTGCGCTTACGGCCGATGAAATAAGCCACATATATCATTTTGACGTAAGCACCATTTCAAGGAGAAAGCAATATGTTTCTCACATGCAGCGTGTAAAGGATATGTTTGTGCTTAGTTGCAATCTCGGACAGCGCTTTTCGGATATGGTAAGGATAGAAAGGAAATGTTTTGACAGAAACATTTTCAGACAGATTCAGCAGAAGACCGGAATGATGGCATACGTGGACATAGAGAAAATGTCAATAGACAGGAATACCACTTACCGCATTCTTGAAAAATATGATTATTCAGCCCCGGTAAAGACCGACATATCATGTTATGACAAATACCTGAAACAACTGTTACGACACATAGGAGGAGAGTTCTGTGAGGAAATAAAGAGGGAGACAAAGGTAAACGGACTGATTGAAACGGCATTCTTCCCGAAATGGAAACTTGTATCCTCACACACAAGCAGACGATCGTTTATCACTATAAACGTGCTGCGCGGATTCAGACCACTCGAAATCATGCGTGCTTCAGGTCATAAGAGCTATACCAGCTTTGAAAAATATCTATGTTATTTCGATGATTGAAAAAGAATGAGAGACTGTATATGAAATGCAGTCTCTCATTCTTTTCACGTGTGGGAACTTAATTAAAAAGATACCTTATCCATCCGAAATAACCGGCATTCTCCAGGTAGTTGTCATCATACTGGTTTTCGTAAGCTTCCTTTTCAAAACTGATCCGGTTGTATGCCTCACTGCCAAAAAACATGAGTTTTACGATATATTCCAGCACATAAAGTACGTAAAACATGAGGAAGGAAAGGCAGAACCACCAGGAAGATATTCCGGGAAAAATCACCAGTGCCCAGATGATTACTCCGCTGGCTATCATGCACTCCACCCATTGACGTGCGTGGGTGCATTCATGATTCCTGATTCTCTGTGGCATCTCCTCCTTATTCTTGTATTTCGTACAGACCCATGCGGCCAGCGTAATGGTGTCGTAATCACCCCAGAGGAATGTGCGTGCTATCCAGTTGTCATATAAAATCTTTTTCATCTATGAATACTGTTTTTTTTATAATGCAATCTGAAATCATGATTTTATATTTATAATTAAAATGCTGCAAGGAATTTTTATGCGTTCCTCGATAACGCATCTTACGTGGCTGGTTAAATCCACTTCGGCCTTCTTACAACCGTACCTTGCAGCATATTCAGAACTTACCGAGTTATTCTACTACTTTATAATTTATATTATCAGATTGATTATTATAGGATGATTTATCAAGTATATAATTATCTGCTACATACGCTTCTGTTCCCTTATTATCAGAATAACAAGCATTTCCTACACATAATACATTAACAATTTCACCATTATATGTTTTTTTCATGTTAATCGGAAATCCAATTTTACATTTAAATATATTGTTGATGAGAGAAACATTCTGATTTTCTGCATTATTCCCATTGTGTAATAACATTGCGTCATGGTGAACAGTTGAACTCCAGTCTTCCGAATCATTTCTTATCTCACAATTCCGTATTATTAAAGTTTGATTGCTTTTAGTACCAGCTCCAACAGCTGGAGCTTGTTTTGAAACAAATATACAATTATCATATTCTGCAACCCCTTCGTATTCCCAGTCATGATGTAATGCGTAAGACCTTTGATATGATATGTCATCTTCAGTATATTTTTCATCCCATTTCTCGTGCGTGGATACGACTGTGAGATTTTTAACAACTCCATTACAACCGTATTCTAAAGGAGCATTATTATAGTGACCGTAGTCGTCTCTAATTATAGTATTAACTTTGTCAAGTCCTATTAATGATATATAAGGATTGTGCCCTATGCTTCTTCCATTACACTTTACTGATTCCTCGTATATCCCGGGATATATTACTATGGTAACTGGATTTTCTTGCGAATCAATAGTAGATGCCTTGTTAACAGCTTCTTGTATAGTAGTGTAATCACCATATCCTCTTTTATCAACATAAATTATGTTTGGTGATTTAGTTGGTAACAAGTTAATTCTTTCTCTAATTTCTGATAAAGGAATTACTTGTGTTTGATAAATATAACCTATTGCAAATCTTAAAACAGAATTATCATTCCAAGTCTCAGTGCCATCATTTTTAAAAATAACTCTCTGTCCTTTTTCTGATGTTGTATAACATACATTTCCTTTGATACATATTTCTTCATTTAAAGAAAGCTCAACCGGATTATCAAATATATAAGAATTAAATCCTATTTTTGGTATTATTTCTTCAAGAAGAGACAGTTCTTTGCTAACGATATTAAATTTGTATATCTCTATTTGATTTTCATTGTTTACGGTAAATTCAATACCAGAAATATTGTCTGCAATAGAATATACGTTACACGCATATCCATTAAATGATGTTATGTTATACTCAACATCCTTGTATGTATTCTCTGTTATTGTTCCGCTTAGATTCTCTGACACTGCTTTTATTTCCTCGGTATTTGCTTTTACGTTTTTTTCTACATCTGAAAGATTGGATTTAACCGTGTCCAATGATGCTTTATATTCATATAAGTCAAGTTTGGTTTTTTCATTCAGATTCGAGACGGCAATATAACCATCTTGCTTTAACATCAATAGCGTATTTACATCAAATCCTGTTCCTGATGCTACTATATCGTTCGAGAATGATAAAGTATTAGATGCTTGAATGTTATCAACAATCGCCCAAGCTGCTCCATAAGCTAATCTTCCCTTTATGATGTATAGCGAATCCTTTTTTACTGAATACACATTGACATATCCACTCCCTTCTGTGAATTTTCCTGTGACAGAATTAAGATACCCATTGAGAGTATTTTCAGGATTAATTACATCATTTTTATCATATAATCCAAAGGAAAGAGCTGCAACTTTCTTATTAATATCATCCGATAGCTCGGTAAGTTTGTTATCAAGATTCCCGCTTCCATCACTCATTCCGACACAAGCAGACGAGGTGACAGGATATATTTTCTCACCCGTGGTAGGGTCTTTCAGTTGTGCTTTTTGTGCTGCCATTGTTCTATCGTATTTTAAATGTTTATTTCGTTTGTTTCTCCTGCGTTCTCATAGAGCGGCATTCCGCTCAGTGCTTCCTCATATTTTTTCAGGTTTTCTATAAGCTTGTTCCCTTCTTCCGCTGTAGATGATGCGGACGCTGCTGCCTGTCGGGCTTCTGACGCTGCCGACGACGCGGAAGAAGCCGCGCTTTGGGCCTGCTGTGCTTTCTCGCTGGCGTTTGCTGACGATGTTTCTGCCTGCCTGGCAGCAGATAGAGCTTGTGCGGCGGACTGCTCGGCAGGCTGTTTCATCCAGTTAAGGAAATCCTGCTCTGTCCCTTCATTGCCATTGTCAAGCCAAACCTGATAGGCGGACTTACCTGTTACTCCCATCTGGATGTTTGATGTGGAAAGAACTATTTCCTGCTCCAGCTTTACGTCTGATCCGGTTTGTTCGTCAGATTCCTGACAACTTCTTTCTACCAGTGAAAAAGCATTACAGCAGTCTGTTACCGTCTGACCATCTTTATCTTTGTTAACCCATGCTTCTAACCTATATACTCCTGTTTCTTTCTGTACATCACGATTTACAGGAATAAGCAGCTCGTCACCTTCTGCTGTAAAATCCATCTGTTTCCTTCTCCCTGAAGGATACACAAGTATCACAGTAACAGGTAGCGAGTGTAAATCTGTTCTTTCTCCGTTCACGGTTAGTGTCCACCTTACGGAAAATTCTTTCCCTATTCTTATTTTCTGCATGGTTATATAGTCACTTCATCGGTTTCACCTATATTTTCGTGAAGAAACACGCCTGCAAGTGCTTGCGAGAACTGTTCTTCTGTTCCGGAAAATCCTTGTTCTTTCGCATATTCGTAGGCCGACTTCCCGGGAGCACCATTCTGACCTGGCGCACCATCATTTCCGTCTCTTCCAGGGTCTCCCTTATCGCCTTTAAGAATTGTACCAAGAAGAAGCTCCACACAGCCTGTACCTTTCTCCCCTATCGTGGTTAGAGGACTCTGAAATGTAATTCTTACTTTCATGCTATAGGTCTTTTATGCGGTTATCTACTACTTCTATCTGTTCCTGCTTGGCTATTCGAACCACTTCGCCGACGATAAGCTTTACTTCGATTATGGCAGACACACTCAGCTTCTTTGTCTGATCAGAGGAGAATGTAAACTTTACCTGGCTCCCTTCTATCTGCATATTCTCCTTTGAAAGAAGCACCTGATAATCGTCGTGCCGGTTGCGCAAAAGCATCTTGATTTCTGTCTGCGAGAAATCAGTTACAAGGCTCCCGTCGTCATCGGTAAATACCATTGTTCCTTCAAGGGTTTGTCCTGCGTATATCTTCATGATGGGTATTTCTTTTATTACAAATTTATCGTATCATTCACTGGTAATGAAGGACAAAAAGTCTACACGGTTACTTCGTCTACCTGCCCAAGCGAATCGTATGCCACTACCTCTGACAGAACTGCAGAAGGATTGCCAACTGACGTTCCGGTGCTTGCCCAAGCACCGTTTTTCACCTTATACAGAATGGCCGGAAGTGTAGTACCGACAAGACCCATCTGATCTTCGTAAGTAGGAGGATGCCTTTCATACAGTTCGGATTCAGAACCGCACAAAGGGAGTTTTATCATAGTCTGCGCCTTTGCTTTTTCCACTGCCTGATTCAGACTGGCAAAGTTTCCGTTAATCACGGATACGGCTTCTCCCCAGTTTGTGTCTGATTTTATTTGCGATGTTGCCATGATAATTATGTATTGTGTTATACCTGATACTTCTTATATATTATTCCATTACAAACAAGCCATTCCCAAGTCTTACCTAAAGAGTCTGTAGTTCGGAATGAATCTGTAATTCCCTTCATTACATTATCATACTCATTCTGAAAACTTATTCCGTCAAGACCGAAATAAGCTTGTCTTTCCGCTTTTTCCCCATAAATTATATTTATTCCAGTGACATCTATTGTTGTTTCCATTTGATAATCTGGCATTTTTAGATAAATAACCGGAGTGCTGCCATAAATGTCTGAGAAAGGCTGTATAGCAACTACCATTCTGTCCTCAGAGTCATAAATTCTAAAGTCTGCAAATTCTCTGTCAATCTTTAACGTATATCCTTTTGCCGACACTTCGAAATTAGAGTTCTGATACAGATTCCCTTCCTTGTCCCAATACAAGCTTCCGTTAGCCAAAGAACCGGAACCGTCTTTATTGAGAAGTATCTTTCCGTTCGCTATCTTTACTGTTCCTCCGAACTCTCCGTCGTTAGAATAGATAGTACCACGGAATACACCTCCCAGCGCATAGATGTACCCACGAAGGAATACGTTACCTCCGTGTGTGGCTACAAATTTTGCCATGTCTTTCCAATCTTCGTCGGTGGGCTGCTCACCATTCAGCATTTTTGTTACGGTACGCATGGCCTGCTCGAAGGTACCACCTGCCCAGAATGCCACATCGGTGTCCTCATTGTAGATTCCGCTCACACCGGCATTCACTTTTTCCATTACTCCGTCTACCCACTTACCAAGCTGAATCATAGAGGTAAGATTAAGCCCACCCAACACCTGAGTTTCACCTTTTAGCGCATCCTGTAAATACCAGAGGTTCTTAAACCCGTCGGCCACTGGGTCTGTATCATCGCGTGAAGGGCACCAGTCGGTTGCTATCGTACCTCTTTCGAGCTTGATTTCGCAAATCGTAGCAGAAGGGCCATTTGCTGAGAATAAATTCCCTGAATTATATACTATCTGATGAGTGTAGCGTGCATATTCCGATGTAAGTTCCTGCGCAATCTCCACATCGCCTACACGGAATGTGACGGATGCTCCTTTGGCTTTGTAGCTGAGCATGTAGGTCTCTCCCTCTATGAGAATTATATTCTGATATATGCTGAATGACGCACACGAAAATCCTGATGCAGAATCCGCGTCTTCACTCACCTGGCCTGTACCTTCCCATTCTTTCAAGCTTGGGCTGTACATCTGTGAATCGGACTTTAACGGGGTAGATGTCTGAAGAGATACCGTCTGATAATCTCCACAGAAAGAAGTGTTACGCAACAGATTCTCTCCGCCCACCTTCACTGCGTTTTGTATCTCTTGAGGAAGGTCGTCAAGGTTTGCTGCGCCGGTAGAGCCGGCCTGAATTTGCACTTTCCCCGCCACACTTACACCTTCGTCCTGGTCATTCTTAAAGTAAGATGTGTTCTCCCGATTACCTGTATAACTGTCTCCGTAAGTCACCTCCTTGAATCGACCTGACACTACATCGAAGTATTCGTCCTTTATCACCTTATCTTCCAGGCTGTAGGAATTGATTCCCTGATACATCTTACGGGATGGAGAATCTGGTCCGTAAGCGGAATAAATCTGTGCGTTCTGCCGGGTTACATCCGTGCGGTTCCCGAGTTGAGACACTTGGTCGCCAGCCTGCGGAATGTCACTTCCGGTGTCTGCATCGGTTTTAGAGAATACCACATAATCGTCGCCGGTTTCAATCACAAGTCGCCACCAGTATCGGTTTCCTTTCTGTCCGTTTTGCTGAACTTCCAGATTAAATGTCTGGCATCGGCCCTGATCATCCGGTTCAAACTCATTATAGACAGTTCTTCCTTCACCATCTGTCCGGTTGAAGTAACATTTGTATCCGTCTTCCGTTTCTTCTACACTTGATATAATCATTGCCGCAGGAGAAAGTATCAACGCACCTCCCACGTGCTTTAGTTCCTGCACGGTTATGTCAGTAAACAGGGCTTTCTTGCGTATATTCAGGTAGTCGAACTCTGCATGAGTGTTACCGTTTTCGTCTACAAGTACAGCTCCACCGGAACCAAGCACGCCAGTGGTATAGCTACCCATCTTCACTCCCTTCCTGAATGTCTGTACAAAGTCGGTAGAGTCTTCCTGATCTTTGTTCAGGAAGAAGCTGCGAAGGTATTTCAAATACTTTCCCGTAAGAAGCTTGGTGGTAGGTATCGCTTCGTCATTAGGGGTAAATTCTTCATCATCTCCCTGGCGTGCCACATCCGTAATCTGCTTGTCGTTGATAACCAGTTTCCCGATAATGGAAAGCGTGCCCTGCACAATAAAGGAAGTGAAACGTTTCAGCGGACGGATCAATCCTTCTGCGGTCAGTTCGAACAGTTCCTTCCATCCGGCTGCATCCTGGTCATTACCTGCAGGAGTAGAAAGCTTACCGTAGTCCAGTGTAATTTCACGGTCGAGGGTGGCAGCTTCCAGACTGTCGGTGGCGGTAATGCTTCCGATACGTATGTAATAGAAATCTTTGCTGGGATTCTCTCCGCCGATGCTTCCGTCAGTAGCATAGTCGTTCACGGAAAACAGCACCATGGCATCGTCAGAACCACGTTCCAGACGGGCATAGATGTAGTGTGCCTCCGTGCGGTTCAGACGGGTGTTGTATCCCGTCAGCGTCCAGCTTCGGTATTCTCCGTTGGGCAGATAATCTATGCCGTAGCTTTTCTGCGGAGCCACCATGATGGTACAGCCCGGAACCACACCCACCTGAATCAGGTTGGGGTTTTCCAGTGCATTTTCTATCATGGACACGCCCTGGTAAGAAATTCGGTATGCGTTACTCTGGTAATCGGTTATCATTTCCCTTTTCTGTATTTCTGATTCATTTTCTCAATTTCCTTAGCTTCCTTAGCCATGGCATTCATAATTCCCAGGATGCGGACCGCCTCGCTGTCGTACACTGCGTCGTAGTCACTGAATCCCTGATACTTCATGATGTTGTTAATCATTTCCACCTCTATCTTGATGGGGTTCTGCCGTCCGTTCTTTTTCCCGTTAGGCGTGAACAGTTCCGGATACATGCGTGCGTAGGCTTCCTGCACGCTCTGAAAATACTGCACCATGACGGGGAACATGCGGGCTTCTACCATGCTAAACCAGCGGGCGTTTTTCTGTATCTGCCCGGAGTTAAACGACCACACGCGGCGCTTACACTTACGCAGGTAGCGTCCTTCGCGTATCTCTCCCGTCTCGCGCACAGATTCGTTGAACAGCGTAGCCAGAAACCGGCATCGTGCCTGCTTCATGCGGCGCAACTGCATCCGGATGGCGGCATGGGTCGATTTTCGCCTTACAAGCGTCTGTAGAACCTTCTGTGCATCCCAGTACATGATAAGCAGGTTCTGTGCGGACTGGTACTGCGCAAAGCTGACATCGGACATCACATCTTTCGGCGCTTTCAGACGAAGGGTTCCCATACGAAGGAGGATAATTCCGTAGGGAGTGACGGTGCGTGCAAAAGGATTGTCCAGAAAACCGATCTTCTGGTCTATCCACTGGTCCACCTGCCATGCCCGCATGGGAATGCGCTCAAACAGGTGCCGAATCCCTTTGCGCCGGAAGAGAAACACCGTCTCACCATTTTCATCGGTCACGGTGCGCCGCACGATTTTCAGTCCGAGAAAAAGCATGAAGCACTTCAGCTTGAAAAGTCGGTCGGCACGTTCCTCGTCGCCTGCCGCAGCCATAGCCTCCTTACGCTTGTAAAGTCTGTTCACCTCTTCCAGTTCTTCGGTCGACAGCCGGTTCCAGCTGTCGGGAAGTTCCGGAAGATGTATCTGGTAGTTTGTCGTATCCATTTGTCGTTTCTTTTACCCAAAGTTAGGTATATGACAACTGGGAATGAAGGACAAAAAATCAGTGCCGGGTAAAGGCTTGCGGACGCATGACGAAGATGGCGTTGTCCTGGTTGTCGTAATCGAATATGGGCTGCTTGTCCGGTCCGGTTGTTTCAGTGAGCGGCGGCACATACAGCGGAGAATCCTTGATAAACTCTCCGAAAGAATCCTGATGGTTGGAGATAAATTTGCGGGCCTTTGTCATGGAATAAGCTGCCTCGTTTTCGCTGTACTTGCGCTGTTTTTCCGGACGGCGCGACTCGATGTAGAGTGCCAGCGCCATGCGAAGACAGTCCACCGCCTTCTGCCACACCGCATTTATGGCATCCTTGTCTTCGCCCGTGAAAAGGTCGGACTTTAGCGAGCGCGTGCACCATTTCACCAGCGCATCGGTCAGCTCCTCCCCTATCTCCGGCTCTATGTAAGCGCTCTGGCAATAGCGGATGTCAGGAAGCATGCCAATGAATTTCTCCCGGCTTTCGTTAATATCCAGAAAACGGTTCATCTCGATGGCGGTAGTAAACAGCAAGTCGCCCTGCAGGTAGAAATACCGGCTTTCGCGCCACAAATCGGCAAACACGGGGGCCTGACTGCACGCATCCTCTTCCAGGAATACCAGCAGACGGTCCACTCCGCGACGGCCCTTGAAATACGCATCGCGCTCAAACCGGCTCACGGATTTCTCGTCGGCCTTGTCGTACCCGTCGGTGTACACCTGGTTCAGTCCACCCCCGTCGTTCAGACTCACCGTGAGAATGCCGGTGCTGTTGGCCAGCGACAAGTAGACCACCGGAAGCTGGCAGGCACGTATCAGACGGATTTCGGGTGTAAGGTTTTCTTTTTCCACGTAGGCCGCCGTCACTCCGCCATACTCTTCCATGGCCTTATCGTATTCTTCGCATACCTTTTCGTAGAGTTTCCGCCCAAGTATCGGCACAAGAATGTTCTCTTCTGTCTCTTCCATGATTGTGAGAAGTGACTGGTCGCCGCTGTACACGCTGGTGGGCACGTATGCCCTGATTTCTTCGGTTTTCGTTACTAACATAGTCTTTGTGTTTTTCCTCAAAGTTAGCGGTCTGATTCGGTAGTTTGAAGGACAAAAACGAAAAATCGGAGGTTTTATGAAATTTAGAAACAATTTTAATGCGATTTCGGTTTAAAATTGTTATTTTTGCGGTAGGTAAAATGTAATAAAACGATGAACATGAAATCTAAAAAAGTTATGAAAAAGACTTACGTGCTCATGCTTTCGCAATCTTTCCCGACCAAACATCCCCGGTCGGGAAACCCTACCGGATTCCGTGAGAAATTCCTTTCCGGCGAAAAACGACACACCATCAGGTCCAACTTTCCGATTTGGGCAAAACGCATACACGAGGTGCAGCAAGGTGAAGCGGTTATCTCCGTCCGTCAGTGGGAAGGCCGTCCGTATTTCAGCAGGCAAATAACGATAGGCTGTCTGACTGCGGAATCCGGAACAGGTGTTCAGAAGCTTACCTTCCAGCTGGATCGCGACGGATGTGCCTCTTTCAATTTCTTCGACATCGACGGTAAATATCCGGAACTGAAAGAACTTGCGGCCAACGATGGCCTGTCGGTAGACGACTGGAAAGAGTGGTTCCGCGGTTATGATTTCAGAAAGCCAATGGCAGTAATTCAATTCGGTAAATTCCGGTATTAATGATGAAAGAGTATTTTATTGCTACAGCAATTTTTGTAGGTCTTGTGGCTTTCGTTATGGCAATGAGCTATTTCTCCGGTTTGGATTACGACATCCTTTTTATAGAATTTATGCTTACATACCTAGTGATTAATAAATTATCTGAAATACAAAACGATAAAAAAGAAAAATAATATGGCAGCGTATGACGTAAACGGGCGGTGCGAAGACTGCACATTTGCTGACGCATTTGGAAGAAGTTGCCAGCATGGGATGCTATTCCCTGTCATGGTACTAATTGCGTTTGGAGATGTATATCAGTGTCCGAACTTTCAGAAAAAGAATGCTGAACAGCTTCAGGAACAAATTCGATTAAAGAACAATGAAAATAAATAGGATATGGATTTCAAGAAATTAAAATTACTCACAGAACTGATTGATCAATATGAATGGCAAATGGGCCATGGTCTTGCGGTATGGATAGAATATTCTAATTGCACGACTGTTTTTGATAAGATATTGGAAATAGATACTGAACGATTCCCTAATTGTTTAGCAGAAAGAACAGGTATTTACATTGATCATTTTGAAGATATACTGAGCTTTTATACCAACGATATTGAGAAGTTGTTCCCTAAAGACGAAGATTGAAATATGCCAAAGAAAGAATTTAAAGTCGGAGAAACATTTCAGTGCGGGCTTGTGAAACTGAAATGCGTAAAAGCAGAGGGAACAATATGCGAAGGATGTTTTCTTGATGATATATGTGAATTTTACAGCCAATGCAACGCCCTTATAGGATGTTGTGATGCTAGTAGGGAGGACAAAACCGATGTAATCTTTGTAAAAGTGGAGGAGTAAGATATGGATTTCAAATCACAAATAGGAACAAACATAAACCAGTCACGGAAGCTGTTAGAGCTGGGATTAAAACCAGGCACAGCCGATATGTACCTTGAAAAAAGTAAGACACCTGAATATGGAGAATATCACCTTCATACTATATGTGAAGGTATTGATCCTGAACACTGGTTCTCTGTTCGCATGAACCGAGACATTACTCCTGCGTGGAGTCTTGACCGGCTTCTGGAAATTATGCCAAAGTCAATCACTCAAAGTAACCGCCCAAATGCTGATTTTGCAATGAATAGTGACGGAACCTTCTGGTTTATTTCATACGAAGAACTTGGATATGATATGAAGCACCAGGAAATGAACATTGGTTCTTTTGACACCGCTATTTGCATGATTAGATGGCTTATAGACAATAATCACCTAAACAAAGAATACTTAAAAGCGAAACCATGATTATTGGGATTATATTGCTTACCGTATGGCTTATTCTATCCGGATATTTGCACTATTTAGTTAGAACTGACATTTATCGTTTCCGAAAGGTAAAACAGATTAGTGCGCTTGCTGTGATATGGTTTATCCTACTTATTATTATTTGCATTTTTTGTTTTTAAATTTAAAGAAAGAATATATGAAAATATATGAGACACCTAATCCATTCTTTTTAAGCGACATATTTGTCTTTGCAGAAGTAGAGGAAATCGGGCTATGTTACATAAAAGTGAATTGTTTTAACAGAATCGAAGAAATTGGTTTTGATATTCAACGAAGAATGTGCCGGTCTATCGAAGATATTATGAAATCTGCTAAAAAAGCTGCAAAAATTCGCAGGCATATTTTCAACAATATTGATATTGAATATTGGGGAAAAATCCATGACAATCCGGAACTTCTAAAAAAATCCCAAAACTTCTCCCCCCACCTGCGCAACATGCAACAGTTATGACAACGGGAAATGTACCAATTTCGGGAAGGAAGTAAAAGCGGGAGATTCCTGCAAATACTATCAGTCGGACGTGATTGAATATACCTGCCAGCAGTGTGGACGTAAATACGAAATCATAGATTCTGATGCAGGTGATCGTGAGAAATTTTGCTGCAAAGCATGTGAAAACGGATATTAATCAAAACTAAAAAAACATGAGTAAAACCAAATTATATTATCTGTTTTTGGCAGCCATGTATGTGGTGTTGTCGTAACCTGTAACAATATGATTGAAATTATCAAAGAAGGGAAATACGATAAGAAAATAGCGACCTGCCAGTTCTGCGGGTGCGAGTTTACTTTCGATAAAAGGGACGTGCAATCCAGGAGTGATGGGGAGTTCCCATTTACAAGAATAGAAAAAACATTGCTATATGTTTTGTGCCCATGCTGTAATGCAGAGATAAGAGAATGGAGTGATTACCAAGAAACCGAAAAACAGAAATAAATCCCCAAAACAACATTGCTATGGAATTTAAACATCAGAAAGACCTCGGTCCAGACGCCATTCAGAAATGGTGTGAGGAACTGGATGGGAAATCAAAAATAGAAATAAATGATACACAAAGGAAACTACTTTCCATTTTCAAAATGAATCATGAGATTGTTGGTAATTTCCTGAATGCACATAAAGAACTTTCTTCGCAGTTTGATTACACTTCTTTCATGATAAATCTTGTCGCTGAAAATTTTCCTTACAAGATAGATTATCCTTCAGCACTTATAATAAGTACACTTATAGACCGTCCGGCCATCGCCGTAATGTATACCAATTACCTCCAGTATAAATGTTTCCAGTACGGAGTCAAGGAAATAAACATTGATGCACTGAAAGATATATTACTTTGGGAAGGAGTATTCAGTGAAGAAGTCTTGCATGAAATGTGGGACAAACAGAAATTTATATCCAGCGATAACCGTCTGCTTAACATGCTTGACTATCCTCAGTACAGGGAGTCTATCAGAAATATTAATACAGGCAATTATGACGAAAAAATAAATCAAAAAGGAATTTCCAAAATCTGTCAAAAAGCCTGGTCAAAACTCGTAGCAAAGATTAAAAAACTACTGAAATAACATATTTACCATGACCGCAAACGATTACTCAATAGAAAAATATGTGTCTGAATACCTGAAACCTCTGGAAGAGAAAGGAACCATATACAGAATACGAATTTACCCTAATCTGAATAGGATACGTTTCCAATTGAAGGAACTAATAAAAGGACTTCCAATAAAAGCAGAAATAAACAAAAAAGACAACTCAAACACAATCAAGTTTACTTTGTTCTTTTCTGCGATTAGTTACCAGATTTCATACGATGAACTAAAAAATATACTCTATTTCATTACAGATGCTAAAGAACGGTTAGAAGGTGAAATGAAATGGGTGAAGCAGTATGATGAAAAGAGCAATCGAGTTGTTCTTGAGGAAGGAAATGAATATATCACCAAATACTTAAAACCGCTAAAAGAAAAAGGTCTTATAAAGGACGTTCATGAAGACTGTGAGAGAGATATTTGGTTTACGCTGGTAGAAAACATAAATGGGAAAGAAATATCCGCGCATTTAAAACCAGGTAAAAATGAAGACTGCGTATTCTTTTATCCCACTACTGGATTTTGCAAATACAGGCCATTGTACAGGGCCGGACTTCTAAACCCGAAGAATGACCCGCATTACAAAGAGACAATTGAACAATATATCCTTCAAGGAATAAAGTATATAAAAGAACAATTTATCAAATAGAAATAAGCCTATGACCGCAAACGATTACTCAATAGAAAAATATGTGTCTGAATACCTGAAACCGCTGGAAGAGAAAGGAATTATCACAGACTTGCGGGTTATTCCATGCAGATGCCGCATCATGTTCAGACTGAATGAACCCTCACGCGAAAACTCAATGAAAGTCATTATCGAAACAGAGACGGATGAAGACCATATTACATTTTTCAAGTCCGATGTGTCAGCAGAGGAAACATTCAGATCACCAGAACGGAGGTTTATTTATCAAAGACTGATGGCTGCAAATAAATCCCTTAATGATGAGCTAAACAGAAAATCAGTAAACACCGATTTATACATTACGAAATACCTGAAGCCGCTGGAAGAGAAAGGACTGATAAAGGACCTCGCAACGTGTAAGAATCATAGCGTCTGGTTTACGATGGTGAAAGACATTAAAGGCGTGAGCATTACCGTCAATTTAATCCCGGGAACGACAGTAGATACTGTTGCGTTTTTCCCTCTTCCTATTGATATAAATGGTAACGGAGTAGTAACAACATTTATTACCAATCCGATAAATGATGACCACTACACGGAAAACCTTGAAAAACGTATTAAGGAATCAATGAATAAACTGAAAGAAATATTTGATAACCCACTACCGGAATAAGATTATGGAATCAAAATCAGAAGGTGCAAAAAGACTGGAAGAAGATGTCCTTTCCATAAAGCAAGAAATGGAAACCGAGCTCGCTCCATACAGAATGAAACTCCTGGAGATACATAACGAAATGAACAGGATCTCGCAACCATACGAGAAAAGAATCAAGCAGAAAGAACAGGAATATCTCGATAAATTCCTTGTAGACTGTAACGGGAACATCATTCACACGGGAGACATCCTGACAAACAACGTAACTGGTGAGTCATTTAAGGTGGTAAACCGGTTCCAGCAAAAGGTGATTCATTACCTCGGGAATCCGCGTGTGGTGGTCGTAAAACTGAACAAGAAAGGAGAGCCTGGTAAAAAAGAATTTTCTATATTTACAAGTGAATTACAGAGCTGTTATAAGATAAACAAATAAACCATGAAAAAAGAATTTACCGAGGACCAGCTTGTATATATACGAGACGTTTTCGTTCATGAATGTGACAGATATATTGATTCAGGCGAAAGGGATATGGCACAGGAAGCACTGGATATTGTAAACGTAGTGCAGTCAGAATACGACTGTGACGAATACGCCGACCTGGAATCTTTTGTACTGGACGAAAGCGGGACTTATGGCTACATAGAAAAACGTGAATTGGACGAAAGTGAAGAAGAAGCTATAAAACTGATGATTCAGTTTGCCAAATCTTCGGAACAGGACCCATCGGAAGAGCTGAAAGAAGCGGTAAATGAGCATTTGTATTTAAACGATGCAAATCGAGGAAAAACAAAACTGGATGTAGTAATGAATAGAAAAGTAAAGATAAACAGACTCATTATTCTTTGCATAAATTCATGCGAGGAAAGCGAATTGATAAGACTTGATGACATAGCAGACTTGCTGGCCGAAAACATTTAAAACGAATAAACCATGGAAGAAAGAAAAATAAACTTTGAAACAAACGATGATAAGACTCCGGTTCTTGATCCGGATGGGAAGCTTTACAATAAGCTTATATCTTCTCTAAAAGAAATGAACGAGAATTTCTCCCTAATGCTTTATCTATTAAATAACGGCAGTCTTACAGAAGGTACAAAACAGAATAGCATGTCATTGTTTGAACGGAAAGCAGTAGAAATTCTGAATCAACTTGGATATGATGGATATTTTAACAAAAAGGAAAATGAATACACCAAAGAAATACGCTCACTCAACCAGGAAAACAGGGAACTAAGAAAACAACTTGGAATGAAAGTGTCAAACGAAGATGTAAGGGAACGGTTTAAGCTTATACGTAGCGCAATCGAGCGATGGTGGAGAAATGAAGGAACGGACAATGTAGAGGATATTATATTGCAAAAAGGTGGAATAGATGTTTCTTTAAGAGGAAACTTATTTATGGGAGTTTGCGATAAAAACCAGTTGAATGTTCTGAAAGAAAAAGGATTTGATCTTACTTATTCTGAATGGATAGGTGAACATACACTTTCCGCTACCGAAAATAACTTTTCTCTGATAAAAGATAAAATAAAAAAATCTTTTCCACATTCAAACATCATATCCATAGACACACGTTACAGAAAGTTAGACAAGGATGGTAAAGAGAGGGCACTACTTATTGAGACCATCAAAATATATATATCCGACTTAAACGACATTAAAATCACAGAGCCATGACCGAACTGAATACTGAAAACGTGGACCGAATTTTCGCCGACTGCATGTTTTACAGCCACGAAGAATACGAAGAATGTAAGAAAGAAGGACTTCATTTTTTTGTGCGTTCTATTCAGAATACCAATGTAAATGTAGGATTCCATACGGAACGTATCGAAAAGCACCGGCAGGAAATCAGAGAAATGTTGTTGCAATTACCTGACGGATTCTTTAAAGATAAAGGTGGCGGAGCTTCTTTCCTGCAAGCTGCTTGCGCAAAAGATGGAGAATTATGGACAGGATTCCATACAGAAGTAGAAAAGCTTTGCCTGCTTGGACTCGCTTCGAAACAGATGCGGATGCTTACACCAGACGCGGAGATATGGCCAATGCTACCAGGCGGAATGCCCTATCTGCGTGTGGAAATAGAAAAACAAACTGATTAATTAATTTGATATGAAAAAGAACAATCTAAAACCCGGAGACAAACTGATTATGGCCGGCTATCTATGTACTTCTTTCTCTGTAATAATTATTTATTTCACTACTAACGACATTCGCCTGCTGATACTATCTGCATTTGTCTCTCTTTCTGTATTGGCCGGAATGATCATAAATATCCTGAGCCTGCTGATGAAAGTGCTTGTTGAAGTAGAGAAATCAAAATTTAATACATTGATAAACAACACTATGCAGTATATTTCAGATACATGCAATAACGAAAATAAAGATTCAAAAAGCAAAGATGAAGAAAAATCGTAGTTACGCGAGTTCAGTGGCGTAGTATCGCCACCAAAAAATCTATTAAGCGCGACTGAAGTGGCGATACTACGCCACTGAAAAATCTATTAATAAACACTTGAGCCAAAATCAACAAAAATCCCGACAAATCAGACGTTTTGCCGGGATTTTTTCTGTGAATAAAACCAAAAAAAGAAGAAGAAAAATGTATGTTATAGCGTGGATTCTGTCTCTTCTGTGCCGGTTGCACTACGGTCGAGCGTGGTAAATGTCTGCTGACGGATGACTATTTCTCCATGCTTGTCCCATTTATTGAATGTATAGATATTCTTCAGGAACCGCAGATAAATGCGCTGCCGGGTAGAAAGCTGGTTTTGCTTGAGCAACTGCAATTCGCGCATGTAGGTACCTCCGGTGCTTCCGCTATTCCCGGGTGTGCTTCCAATCAAAGAAGGGTGAACCCCTATGGCAAAGAACACCACGCTTGAGATTTCGGACAACTCCTCTTTTAAATCCCTGGAATTTGTCAGCTGTGGCACATCCACAATTTCCACCGCATGCTGCATCGTCTTTCCGTCAGGGCCTACAAACGAGTCCAGACAGATAGTTTTCCCGTTGTTCTCGCGGCGTTGAAGGAACTCATTCACCTTCTTATAGATACTGTCACGTACAGCTTGTTTCGCTTCGGTAGTATCCGCTCCCATTTCATCGAACATCGCACGAAGGTATTCGTTGTTGATGAAAATCATTTTACCCCACATGGTCGCATTCTGGCGGGCCATGGCCTTGTCGGTAATCAATGTCGTGGCGTAATCGTAGGTCATCGACGGGAAGATACTCCACCAGGCTGGCTGCGGGTAATAAGGTTTCAGCATTGAAGGGTAATAGCTTGGGCAGCAGAACCAGGTGGTACGTTTCTTCGGAGGACGGTTCTTACTCTTTTCTACCTGACGACGAAGCTCCGTAAGCATATTTTCCGGCATCAGTGTGGGATAGGCCACCACATCCTTTCTTTCCAGCTTTGGCGTGGCATCCTTTCGCCACTTCTCCGCATAATACACGTAGTTGATGCGCATCCGTTCGTCCATTTCCTCCATTCGGCAGCACACCGCCGGAATGTTTCCTAACTTGACGATTTTCGGGTCCCACTCTTCGTCCTTCCGTCCGATGCTGAGACCGATGGTCGGGAAATAAATGTCCATGTGCGCGTCGTCTGTCATGCACTTCAGGTAGTGAAGTTCCAGATTGTTATTTTCGCAGAACTTGTCCCATTCCTTGTCAGTTTCTTCCCAGATGCGATAGTCTTCACGAAGCTGCTTCAGCTCGTATTCCGGTGTTCCAACCTGTTCTGTATCTTTCTTCTCCTCTCCGGAGACGGCCTGCGACCAGGTGATTGTACCTCCCCCACCCTGCTCTTCGCCGCTTTCTGCTTTCTGCTGGTCAATCTGTGCCTGAATCTCCATGATTCGGTTACGAATCAGTAGTCCGGCATCCTTGAAGGGAATCAGCTCAGTCTTTACCGTACCGTTTACATAGCGTGACCATCGGTACATGAGCTGCGGCCCGAGCCCTACGGTCAGGTCGATAATATATTTGATGGCGGTTGCCGTGTACGGCAGACTGCCTACCAGCTTGTAGATGGTATTCGGCAGCATGTTGCCAGGTCCCCATGGAATGTAACCCAGACCGGGTGTCCCGGCATTGCTGACCGGCACCGGGTTTGACTGCCGGCTGTCGAAAATATCAAACGTGCCCTGAATGGGCAGCCCTCCGATGGCCCCTCCCCCTTTCATCATTTCCGAGGAAGATACAGACGGGATTTCCGACACGCGGGCCATGCCGATATACTGGTATCCACGGTCTACGAGTGAAGTCACTTTTCCTCTGAACTCCTTTATCCCCGGGTTGGACTTCTTACGGTTTGTGTTTTTTGTGTTTGTCGCCATATAACTACTTAACCAATATCTTTGTGTCGTTAATCTGCAGAATAAGTACGTCGTACACGTAACGGAAATCTCCGTTTGGCATTACCAGTTTACGGTATCCCTTTTCGCGGTTATACGAAACGGCACGCTGCACGTTGTAACATTCGCTTATCGTTCCGTCCTTGCACACAAAACGTATGTCGAACGGCTTGTTTTTTCCGTCCGGAGTGCGGGCGTTCATCAGCTTGTACGCCTCCGTCCAGAGCAGACGTTTGGTCGGTTTCTTCATCTTGCGTTTGTTTTTATACAAAGATAAACAAGGTTAATCTGGTAATGAAGGACAAAAAAACGCACCTCCCTTCACAGGGAAATGCGGTAAACATAACACTGATAATGATTATATCAAACAACATTACTTTTTGCGATTATCCTTCCATCTTCCTTCACAGGAAAATAGGACTTTGTGTAAGTTTAATTCTGTCAAAATAATGAATAAAGTGCACACCACCGTGTGCAATAACATGGTTACTATTTTTCTCATGATAATGCAAAAATATCCTATTTTTCTGAATATTAAAAAGAAAAAGGATGAAGAACCACTGTTCCCCATCCAGGTGTAATAAAACAAAGAACATTTTCATGCTCAATTCTTTGCAAATATAATGTTTTTACCGCACATAAGCAAACTTTGAAACTAATTGATTATCTGATTTATAATAAATACTTTTATTCAAACATGCTTTTATTCTTTTATATAAAAATACTTTTACTCTTTTATTATTTCATGCTTTTATATTTTCATTCATTTGTATTAAAACATTATTATTCTTTTACATGTCTGCATATTTGAATGTAGATACTTTTATTCTTTCATACTTTTATACTTTTTATATTTTTATATTTTTATGCTTTTACTCATTTATTCTTTTATATGTTCATACTTCTATGATTTTATACTAAAATATCTTTCTCTCATCAATTTTGTATTTTCACATAAAAGTATGTTTATATAAAAATACTTTTATGTTTTTATTTTTCTATTCTTTTATTCGTTTATACTATTATTATTTTATGTATCCACACAAAAATGCTTTTATATTTTTATTCAAAAATATTTTTATGCGTTTGCACATTTGAATATTTACATTTTTGCATAAAAATATTTCTGTATTTATGGCGGAAATGAAAAAAAACGACTATCTTTGCAGTGTAATAAAACAAAAACATTTGATATGGCAATTACAATTTCTTCATTCAACTGTAAGGGTGGAGTAGGGAAGACCACTACCACCGTCAATCTGGCAAAAGCCTTACATTCTCTTGGTAAACGTGTGCTGGTAATAGATGCCGACGCACAGGGTAACGCATCTAAAATGATGGGATTCCGTCTGGCCACGGAAAAGGATGGTAAAACCCTTTACGATGCGATGACAGGAAACGCAGACATCATGGAATGCGTGCTATGCGAAAACGAAAACGAAGAAAGCTTCGACTTCATCCCCTCACGCCCAAACCTTTATAAGTGCGAGCAGGAACTGGTGAGCCGAACAGGACGTGAATTTATTCTTCGCTTGATGCTGGATAAGCTGAAAGACCACTATGATTTTATCCTGATTGACTGTCCACCAAATTTCGGAGTAGTTTCTGTAAATGCGATGGTAGCTTCTGACTACCTGCTGATTCCTATCAACTGCGAAGTATTTGCCCTGGATGGGATGGGCCTGATTACCGCAAAATACGAAGAAATCAAAAATATGGTCAATCCCAAACTTGAAATCCTGGGTTATATCATGTCACGCTACGACAAACGTCTGTCGCTTCACCGTCAGGCATACGAACAGATGAATCAGAATTTCCCTGGGAAGGTGTTCAATACCACCATCCGCACGAACATTCAGCTGGCCGAATCGCCTGCGCAGCGCATGAACGTGTTCGATTTTGCGCCCAACTGCACGGGAGCTGCCGACTACATGGAGCTGGCAAAAGAGATTCTATCACGATTAGATAACCAGTAAAACCCACGATTATGGCTAAACAACGATTCAACCTGAATGAAACAATGCTTGATGCGCGGCAGGGCATTGAGGAAGCACGCGCCAACACGGAGAAGGCAGGGGAGGAGAGTGCTGCGACTCAGGAAAAGGCAGAAGAAAATACGGAAGAATCTCCTGCTACCTTCACTGCTGAAAACTCATGTGTTGAAGCAAATAACCAGGAAGAGGAAAACATCCGTCCGGAACAAGAAGCTGCGCCCGATAAAGAATCCGTGAAAAGCGAATCACCCGCAGTAGAACGGAAAATAAACGGCATACGAAAAAGAATTAGAAAAGATGAAAAAGAGGGACGCATCATGCGGAATGTCTATCTGGACGAAGACATGCTGGAGAAGCTGGAAGACATTAAGAAAAGCATGAACAAAGGCCGTAACAAGGAAAAGAAAGATACCTTGGTGTTTGTCATCGACCTGCTGAATGTATCCGCGCAGGAGTTCATTGACAAATACTACAAAGACATCGTGGGGAAATAATTCCGCACAATTCATACACCGAAAGGGCAGGGGAGCAAAAGCTTCTCTGCCCTTCGCTTTTTGAATGATGTCACATTTCTATCTCGATGGCCGGATTCCATTCGTCCGGATCAGAAAAAGTGATTCCTGTATTTCCACTGAACAGACGGCAGATTGCGTTTGTGCACCGGTTCCTCAGAAGCGGAACGCCGGAAGCCTGTGCACCGTAAAGCATTTTCCCGTCGGCTCCCAAAGCCTCTATTTTCAGCGCCACGTCAAATTCTTCCGACTCTGTAGGAGTGAAGGAAAACACGGAGAAATAAAGCCCGCTACGGCCCGCATACTCGTCGCCTATCTCCCAGGTAATCGTATAGTCGGATGCGGAATCCGCGTCACCGTTACCAGTAGTCACATCCAGCGTGCGAAAATGACCGCCTACCGTCATCCGTACCGATTTCACCGAGGCTGGAAACGCATCTTTCACGGTAATCATGGCACGGCTTACTACGCGCTTCATTTGCAGTTCCTGACTCGAAGCCATATTCTCGTCCACTTGAAGAGAAAAATCCTCCCAGAAAGTCTCAGTTACTTTCTCAGGATTATATTTCATGCCTTCCATACTTCCTCCGGTACTGCTGTGAGCCAGGAAGTACACATGATGCGCTCCATACTTCATGTTCATGGTAAGGGGAGAAGGAAGCGAAACGGTGTCCGCCTGCATCTGCTCTCCGTCCATGTAATCCCAATAGGAGAGGGTAGTGGCCAGCTCGGCCAGCGTGCCGGCACGTGAATTATTCCACTGGTTGATGTCTCCCTGTCCGATTTCCATAAACACCGGAAGGAAAGACACCCTGCACGTTTTCTCACTCGTCTGCTCCATATCCGTCGGACGGACGATGTTTTCCTTGCTGCAAGCCGCCATAATCAGGATGGCAGCCATGCAAATGCTTTTCGAAAAATTCATGTTGTTTAGTTTTAAGTTTATACCATAATTAACGCACGTACGGAGTTTCGTTCCCGGTTTTGATGGATTTTTATTGTAAAGTTCGGAAAGTTTGCACCTTTATATAGTTCGGAATCTTTGCACCTTTACACGAAATAATTTCCCTTACTGACGGAATCTTTTCACCTATTGACGGAATCATTGCACCTACATGCTTTTAAAAACCTAATAATCAATGATTTTCAGAATCTATATAATTATCTATATGTTATAATATAAAGAAACGATAGTTTCTTAAATAAGGGATAAAAGAAAAAATATATCGGTCTGCTTTCATTAATGATATTATGATATAAGATATATAGTAAAGCGTAATTTGCTATAAAACAAATAGTTATACTAATAAAGGTGCAAACTTTCCGTTTTTAGGGGTAAACTTTCCGTCAATATGTACTAAGTTTCCGTGTGTATGGGTAAAGATTCCGTCATATAGGGAAAAATTTCCGAACATATATAGATTAAAGGTGCAAACTTTCCGAACTATTTTTATTCAATATTTTCCGTTTTTGGAAAATATTGTCGTTTTATTTTCCGTTTTTGGAAAATATATCTATATTTGTGCCAAATAACGAACCAATGAAGATTTATTTAGAAGAAAGATTAAAAGAGTCAGGTATAAGCAAGGATGAACTGGCAAAGAGACTGGGTATTTCCAATTCAAGTCTGACAAAGAAATTAAACGGTCCGTCACGTACTAACCTGCAATTTCTGGAAAGTGTGGCCGATGCGTTGGGGATATCTGTTTTCTCTCTTATTGATGATGAAAAATACGTGAAGGTAGGTACATTCCAGTTCGATGGGAATACTTACGAAATACGAAAAATGAACTGATAGCCTATGCGACGGAAGAAAAGCACCACCGAATCAAGCAACTCACTGATTAAAGAACTTAGCTCAGTAGAGTTTATTAAACAACCCTATCTGTATGCCATGGTAGGGGCAGATTTTTCACTCTACCAACGGAGTATTATGATAGAAATCATGAAGTCCATGCAAGACCGCTTCAATGAATTTCTGAAAAACAGACGTGCAGACGGACAAATGTCACTTTTCCCTGATGATCTGGACGATAATCAGATTCTCACATTCCGAATCAGCGCTTCCTCTCTTGGAGTAAGTCCTCGTGACTATATGTATCTTAGTGAGGCATGCGATAATCTTATGAAGATGAACTGTTCTTTTTACAGATATGATGAAGTGGGAAGACCTATTCGTACATACGCGCATCTGTTTTCTACGATTGAAATGCCTATGATTCCGGTTTCAGGCTCGAAAGAAAAAGAAAGGAGGATGGACTACGTGGAAGCGCGTATGGATGCAAAGGTATTGAAAGAACTGTGCGATTTAGGTAACGGGAAAGGTTATCTTGACCACATTTACCGAATAGCCCGTATCTGCAAACGCAAACGTACACCAAGCATTTATATTTATCTTTCCAGATGGAAAGACTTCCCAAAGAAATCGGTAGAATATGTGGAGCTCAAGAAATTCCTGGGAGTGATAACATTGGAAAATGTGGAGGTGAACGGGGTAGTTACTAAGACTTACGAAAAAGACCGATACCCGAAATTCAGTAAATTTTGTAAGGAAGTGATGGACCCGATACGTGAAGACCTCGACCGTATGGCCAGCGAAAATCAGGTGGACTTTACTTTTGATTATGAGCCTGTATATAAGGGTGCAACGAAGAGAGGAAACCCTGACGAGATATTATTTAAAATCAAGCTGAGTGAACTTGGGGAGGAAATGTCGCGTAAACGAAGACAGCAAAAACTTCCCGCCGATATTTGGGACTTGCTTCGCTCTGAATATAAACTGACGGAAACAGATGTGCGTATGCTGACCGATATGCTTCCTGACGAACTGATGAACGATTTCCGGTCCGAAGTGCTGGCACTTCGTGACCGAATGAACCGGTATAAGGTAAACAATCCGAAAAGTTATGTGGCGACTTCACTCAAGAATTTTATTATCCAGCACACTCCGGAGGAAAAAGAAACAAAAGAAGATAATAGGGTAGAGGAGAAGAAAACCGTCAATCATAAAACAATAAGCGAGGAAGATAAAAGCCGATGGATGGCATTTATGGAACTTCTTCAAGGTTCTGTAAGTCCGGTTGAATTTAGCACCTGGCTGTCGTCGCTTGAATTTGTTTCGCTTAATGGTGAGGAAGTGACACTATCTGTACCGGCTGCATACGTAGCGACTTATATTGACGAAAAGCTGAGCGCACCATTTAAACAAGCGCTTAATGCAGTGTATGGTGAAGATGTAAAACTACTTTATGAAGTAAGAAAATAACGAATAAATCCCGGAACGAAAAGTACCGTTCCGGGATTTCTTTTCATTCCACATAGTCCTGCGGATCTATACAGAGATTTACCTGCTGTACATCCGTCAGTTCTACGAAGACCGCATACCAGTTGTTCAGGAAAGGGCCGTAGGTAGAATAGTGAAGCTCTTCCGTTTCAAGATTTATGTTCCGGAAAATCTTTCGTTTCTCCTGCTGATCGCGAAGCCAGGCCAGGAACTTTTGCATGTGCATCTTCGCTTCCTGAATAGCTTCGTATGACTGCTGCTTGTCCGTCGGCTTCATATTATCCGTTTTAACGAGGAAATAAACCACGTGCATAGGTTTGTCCATACCGCCTTTAATCGTCCCGTCCTGGGCAAATTCGTAGCCCACACAAGGCGATTTCACGTCGGGTAACTTACTCATGAACGAGGGAATAACTACAATGTTGTCAAAAAGGAAAAACCGTTTGTTCTTTCCGGTTTCTCCGGGCGTATGAAGCATGGGCTTGTACTTCGTGGCCCATTCTTCGATTATTTCTTTTAATTCTGTCATAATTAAAATTTTGTGGGTTTTCTTATTTCTTTATCCAGTAACATTATAAATCCGATAAAAGCAAAAGCCAGTAACGAAAGCCATATTCCCAATTTTCCTAATTCAGCATAAAGTAGCTTGACTATCATAGCTGCTGTGATAATTCCTCCCAGAAGATTAGTCAGTTCCGATTCTTTTTGGAACATGAGGAAGACACCCAGGAGAAGGATAGCCAGTTCTATTCTTATCTGCTGGAGAAAATACATTCCTACCAGCAAGAACGTGTTCGACAATATTCTGATTATCGTTTTCATTTCATCCGGAATTTATAATCACTTCGTTTAAACTCGTCCTGGAAAGAAACCAGTACGCCGTTTTCGATGAAGTCCTGATAATAGGAAGACACGAGCACTTCCAGTCTACGGAGTTGATGACGCACCTCCATGGCAATGATAGGTCGTGACTGGCGGTCGCCTTCTTCTTTCCATATCTGATAAAGCTGGTTGAAACGGGCATCCTTGCTTCGTTCTACATCTTCGATGGGCTGTCCGGCACCGACACCCATATCCACGAAATAAAGGTAATAGTTGAAGAAGAAGGAAATCTTCTTTGTGTCACCTCCGGCCCCATTGAACACCTTGGCATACATGCGACGGTAAGCCTGTCCGGTGCTTTTTTTAGCTGCCGGCGTATTGCGGTATCCGATGTACGGACCGGGGAATCCTCCCGGCCATACATGCTGTGTCTCGAAGTTGGTCTGAAGCTGCCGGATCATGTTGTTGGCCCAGCGCGTCAGATCCAGAAACTCCTCTTTGACCGCCTGACTAATGGTTTTCTGTTCTGACATGGCTTATACATAGTTTAATGGATTTTCAAAAATATCTTTTATCATTTCCTGTTTGCATCCTTTGAACCATTTGAAAGGTTCTTTGCAGTAACTGATACCGATGGTTCCGGTTGTAGCATAAAACGAAATTAGAAGCGGGAGCACAGGGTCACGGTAATTTGACGAAAGGTTCGCCGGGTTGTTTGACTCTTTATAGAATCCACATTCCAGTGCAATTTCATCCACCTTATCTTTCAATACTTTGGCGTAACCGTTTTTATTTGATTGCTTTTTCATACATTTATACTTTTATGTTTTTATACAAAAGTTGTTTTTCTTTTAAACCAATATGGCTTCCCAGACTGATTCCCTTTCTTATAACTTCCCGGGTATCCTTTTTCTTTACTTACCACATGAGCTATCATAAGATTATCAGTAGCGTGTGCTTTTGTATATTCCTTGTCTTTCTTCAATCCAAGTTCTTTTGACTTTACCCTTAGTTCCCATGCTGTGACTCCCAATATTTCCTGAATTTCTTTGTTAGTAGTAGTAGGGTAATATTTCTTTAGTTCCTCAATCATAGAAGGACTCCAGAATATCTTTATATTATATTTAGTACGTTCGACAATCCTTCCGGTATTTTTATCCAAGAAAATGCCAGTTTCTCTGTGATGCTTTTTTCTGTATCTTTCCCTTTCCAGAGCACTTGCACATTTCTTGCAGATGGATTGTGGTTCCCCATGCTTTACCTTGAATCTGTCAATTGGAAGTGTTTCTCCACATTTTTTACAGATTTTCTCAGTACATATTTTATTCCGTTTTCCCATGGCTTATATTGAATAGCCTAATTTTGACATGTTGTTATTCACTCTTTTATCAATTTCTTCATAAACTGACAGATACATGTATTTCTTCCCGTTATACTTCTTCATTCTTCTGATGGAAGAATATAGCCCATCAACATTTAAGTTCATTTTTCTTGCACATTCGACCGCAGATAAAAAGACTTCTTTCGTTTCCAGACAAATTACTTTTTTACCTAAAGGTTTAGAAGACTTTATATGAGGACCAAAGTTACTTTCAGGATTATTGATAAGACGTAAACACTTCTCCCTTGATAATTCCCTTTGTTTTTCCTGTCTCTCTTTAGGCCAGCTGTTAAAGCCTTTGTTTGCTTTATTCCCTTTCACAAAGCGTCCTGTAGCAATATCAATATTAGGATTTATTGAAAATTTCAAATCATCCAACCGTTGCTCTTCATATATTTTTCTGAAATCTTTTTCATAATAAAACCTCAGACCTCTACATATCGCTCCTCGTAAGCAACTGTCAGTTATAGAATTTCTGTCTATATTACTAATACTGGCTGCCAGTTTTATAGACCCGAAAAATCCAGCAACGGTTCCATTAGGATTTACCGCAACTACCGGACGATTGCTGCCGACTTTTTTGATTCCCATTTATCTGTTTTGTCTTTAATTTGTTTAAATAATATCAAACATATTTTTCATTCAACTCGTATTTTACTGAATAACTACAATAAATATACTAAAAGATATTCGATTTATTTATCTTTGTCATTCAATAATTTATGAATTATTTCTATCTTTAAATGTAATAATTGTAAGCTTTGCATATTCCGGCGGATACCCGTTCAGCATTTCCGGTGATATCCGTTCAGTCCCC